AGGACCAGTAGGACCAGTAGGACCAGTAGGACCAGTAGGACCAGTAGGACCAGTAGGACCAGTAGGACCAGTAGGACCAGTAGGACCAGTTGGACCAGTGGGACCAGTTGGACCAGTGGGACCAATTGGACCAGTGGGACCAGTTACAGTTGAATCAGCGCCAGTTGGACCAGTGGGACCAGTCGGGCCAGTAGGACCAGTAGCCCCTGTAGGACCAGTAGGACCAGTAGGACCAGTAGGACCAGTAGGGCCAGTAGCCCCTGTAGGACCAGTGGGGCCAGTGGGGCCAGTTGCGCCAGTCGGGCCAGTCGGGCCAGTAGGACCAGTTGGGCCAGTTACAGTTGAATCAGCGCCAGTTGGACCAGTGGGACCAGTCGGGCCAGTAGGACCAGTTGGGCCAGTCGGGCCAGTAGGACCAGTGGAACCAGTAGGACCAGTAGGACCAGTAGCCCCTGTAGGACCAGTAGGACCAGTTGCGCCAGTAGGACCAGTTACAGTTGAATCAGCGCCAGTTGGACCAGTGGGACCAGTGGGACCAGTGGGACCAGTGGGACCAGTTGGACCAGTAGCCCCTGTAGGACCAGTGGGGCCAGTGGGGCCAGTGGGGCCAGTAGCCCCTGTAGGACCAGTGGGGCCAGTTGCGCCAGTGGGACCAGTAGGACCAGTAGCCCCTGTAGGACCAGTTACAGTTGAATCAGCGCCAGTTGGACCAGTGGGACCAGTTGGACCAGTGGGACCAGTTGGACCAGTGGGGCCAGTAGGACCAGTTGGACCAGTAGGACCAGTAGGACCAGTAGGACCAGTAGGACCAGTAGGGCCAGTAGCCCCTGTAGGACCAGTGGGGCCAGTTGCGCCAGTAGGACCAGTAGCCCCTGTAGGACCAGTGGGGCCAGTGGGGCCAGTGGGGCCAGTGGGGCCAGTTGCGCCAGTAGGACCAGTAGGACCAGTAGGACCAGTAGGACCAGTAGGACCAGTAGGACCAGTAGGACCAGTAGGACCAGTAGCCCCTGTAGGACCAGTGGGGCCAGTTGCGCCAGTTGGACCAGTAGGACCGGTTGGACCAGTGGGGCCAGTAGCCCCTGTAGGACCAGTAGGACCAGTTGGACCAGTTGGACCAGTAGGGCCAGCGCCGGTAGGACCAGTAGAACCAGTAGGACCAGTGGGGCCAGTAGGACCAGTAGCCCCATCAGAACCAGCCCCTGTGGGACCAGTAGCACCCGTTGGACCAGTGGGACCGGTTGGACCAGTAGCTCCGTCAGAACCAGCGCCAGTGGGACCAGTTGCGCCAGTGGGGCCAGTGGGACCGGTAGCTCCGTCAGAACCAGCGCCAGTGGGACCAGTTGGACCTGTGGGACCAGTTATAGTTGAATCAGCACCAGTAGGACCGGTAACCCCCGTAGGACCAGTAGGACCAGTAGGACCAGTAGGACCGGTTGCGCCAGTTGGACCAGTAGGACCGATTGGACCAGTGGGGCCAGTGGGGCCAGTTGCGCCAGTAGGACCAGTTGCGCCAGTTGCGCCAGTTGCACCAGTTGGACCAGTGAGGCCAGTAGTTCCTGTAGGACCCGTAGGGCCGGTAGCCCCAGTGGTACCAGTTGCGCCAGTGGGACCAGTAGGGCCAGTTGCGCCAGTGGGACCAGTTGTTCCAGTAGAACCAGTTGCGCCAGTGGGACCAGTAGGGCCAGTTGCGCCAGTGGGACCGGTAGGACCAGTTGCTCCAGTGGGACCAGTTGCTCCATCAGAACCAGCACCAGTGGGACCAGTAGGGCCAGTTGCGCCAGTGGGGCCAGTTGGACCAGTGGAACCAGTTACAGTTGAATCAGCGCCAGTGGGACCAGTGGGACCAGTTGGGCCAGTGGGGCCAGTAGGACCAGTAGCCCCGGTGGGGCCGGTAGCTCCGTCAGAACCAGCGCCGGTAGGACCGGTAGAACCAGTAGGACCAGTTACAGTTGAACTAGCACCAGTTGGACCAGTCGGGCCAGTAGGACCAGTAGCTCCTGTAGGACCGGTGGGGCCAGTAGGACCAGTAGCCCCATCGGAACCAGCACCAGTGGGACCGGTGGGACCCGTAGAGCCAGTTGGACCAGTGGGGCCAGTAGCTCCGTCAGAACCAGCGCCGGTAGGACCGGTAGGACCCGTAGAGCCAGTGGGGCCAGCGGGGCCAGTAGCTCCGTCAGAACCAGCGCCGGTAGGACCGGTAGGACCCGTAGAGCCAGTTGGACCAGTGGGGCCAGTAGCTCCGTCAGAACCAGCGCCGGTAGGACCGGTAGGACCAATTGGACCGGTAGGACCAGTTAAGCCAGTAGGACCAGTAGGACCGGCACTTGGACCCGTGGGACCGGTTGGACCAGTAGCTCCATCAGAACCAGCTACTCCTGATGGGCCTGGTGCACCAGCAGGGCCAGCAGGCCCAGTCGATCCAACAACTGGTGGTGTCGAAGGTGGTTTATATGGTCCATGAAACGCATCTAATTCTAGACGTATTTTTTTTAATTGTTCAATTAGATTATCTAAACCGGCTTGGTCCATCTCATAGTCATTAAAGAATGATGGTCCATTTCTTAATCGCAATACAAAAATTGATATAGCACCTTCAATTGGTTCTCCAAGGTCATCAATTTGTTCCTTCTCAAATAAATCAAATTCATCATTCTGGATAAAATGGCGCTCTTGAGCTAATGGCGAAAGTTTTCCTTCAGGTGTTAAATTTAATGCTAAATCTAATAGCTGTGAAATGTAGCTCTCTGGCAGAACTTTTCTATCGACATTGTTACTACCTATCTCTCTGAGTTGAATTATCAACTCACCAGTGCCGTCAATTGTAACATATTCTAGTACAATTTCAGTCATATTGCTTCCATTGGCACCTTGCCTGCCTCAATTAGTCTATAAGTATCATTTGGCTCGTCAAACATCGAAAATTCGACTATTTGAGCAATTTCTCTCTTAGTCCAGAAGCGATGTGCAATAAGAGGGTCAAAGCTAATACTCATACCGGATACTAACGTAGCTCTTGTTGTACGCCCCCAACGGCTTATATCATTACTACCATACTTATCCATACAAGTCCATATTTCAATTTCGACATAGCCTTTTAATATATGAAATGTTTCCTTTTTCTTACGGTGATAGTGTACTGACGATGCTTTACCATTTGATAATAATGTCAATATCTTTCCACAATATTCGGTACAATTTATAATAATCTTTTCATAACCCCATTGTTTGGGCACGATGCCCTCATCCATATAGACATTCATATAATTAATTACTTAATTACTTAGAATTGGGAAGTTTTGAACGAATGAATTGATATATTTCATCTTTACAATTATATTGAAACCTGTTAAAATGAATCCCGGCTAAAACTAATCGATCTAATATAAACTTATCCATGTCTTTCGCTTCATCATAGGTCTGATAACGTCCTTCTTTAACATAAGGTTTACTATGACGTTCTATATAGATGTTTAGTGACGGATATTTGCGTTCAATCGTCCTCTCAATTTGAATAAGTGGTTCAAATAACTCTGGGTTGTATTTGGCACAGTAACACGTCGATAAGAATAATGGCGAATCACTTATAGTATGATGCACGCCACATTTCAATACACGATCTTCTGAATGCATTTGCTTACCAAACAGATAAATCTGGTCGAATGATGATGGCTCTCTACCATCATATGCCCATGATTTAACATATTCTTGTATTAATTCAACACTGAACATATCTGACTTCATTTGTGCATAGAGCCATGCTGCAGTAGTTGATTTACCAGCACCAGGACCAGCGAATAGATTAATACGTCTAATCATGGACCCTTCTCAAGCGCTATCTTCAATTTAAGTAGGTTATCAGCTGTGACATGTTCTTTAAAGAAAGACGGGATCGCCAGTTTAGAATCTCTATATCGAAGCATAATTCTACACATTTCAACGACGCTAATTGGATTCGACTTCTCTGGATTAAACGCATCACGTTTCTCAATTAACATATCATTAGCAAGTGTCTGTTCATTGCCCCGTTCTAATATTCTTGAATTCCAAATATCAAGCCATCGCTTGTTTTCAATCTTAACATCCTTGTTATTTTTAACATGCCATTTGTTGATGTATTCTTCAGCTACAGGGAAAATGTCATTAAAAGTAATATTCGCTTTCTCTGGCGAATCGACATAGATACCAATTTGTATCTCCTTAATTTTTTCGACCACTTTCTCAACTACTTGAACTTCCCCCTTACCGTCTTGTAACATAAAAGTAACATTTGGGGTGTCATTCTTTGGTGTAGTGATATTAATATCCGGTGCCGGTGATTGATTTAGATGTAAATCTGGTGCTTTGTATGTGACATTCTGTGGTGGCAAAGTCAAATCCGCCTTCAAATTGGTTGGTGGAATACGCAATTCGATTGGTGGAATTGTCGGTGTTGGTCTGAATACCCAGCTTACAACCATGCTACCAAGAATGATAATTGTCAACATAATTGGTATTCCAAATACAAGCGTTCCGCTCTTAATGTGCATGTTGATACTGACGTATGGTGATGGAACGTTTGTCTGCAATTGATCATTGACAACGGATTTGGTGTCGTGCTTATCCATGCCGTTGTTCTCCTCTTTGGCTTTTTCTAACAAAGCGGCTCGATCATTCATCGTAATTTTCCTCGCACGGTCCAATGATCAACCATCTTATCAAGGTATTCAATAAACTTTAATTATCGATCAGTAAATATCAAAACATCAAATCTGGAATGATATACGTTCCTAACTCCGCTAAACATACGAACTCTGTATTTTTGATCTTTTGAATTACATTCACGTGATGATGACCAAATATCCATGCGTCTGGTCTATGTACATCCAACATTGCTTGTAACGTATGTCCCGTCCTTGACCCTATCGGGTATGTAACGATGTTACGTAACATCGTCTGTATTAAGCTAACCGGACAATCATGCGATATGACAATCTCAGGTTTTACTAAAGCATACTCAGTAAGCGCTTTACCTAACTCCTCCTGTGATAACTCTTCATCAGCCCACCAATTAATACCAGCTATTCGCATGTCTCTATCAATCGAATAGGCTCCACTCACATAGAATAATTTTGGAAGAGGTAAGTAACCCCATTCACCAAGATAATTTGGATGTTGTCTACACAAATCAGGGTTATCGTGGTTACCTCTCAAGAACCGATGTTGTGGCTGCATTATTGGTACGTCAACAAAACCAACTCCCATATCGCCTACCTGAATTGAATAATCAACATTTTGAATAAGTTGTCGATACTGATCAATTTTACCATGAACGTCGCCAATCATAATCATACGATACTCCTAATTTAATTAGATTTGGCGGAAGGCGGAGGTCATGCTCCTCACACCCTAAGGGTGCGATCTGTTTTCGAGGCAGTCCCGGCTCGCTTGTCCAGTTCACCTTCCGTTATATCGTGCAAAATAGCGGAGAGAAGAGGGCATGATCCTCACACCTGTATCGCAAGTGCGATCCACCTTCCAAGTGGTCCCAGCACGCCTGTCTGGTTTTCTCTCCAGATACATTTAGGACAAAAATAAATCTGAAAAGGAGAACTAATCATGGCAAATAGCATTATCAACACATTGGAAGTAACCAATATCAGTAACCAACTTCTAAACATATTCGTTAAAGAACGAATAGGTAGCTCAATCTTCACCAAATCAGGGCAAATCGCTGTAAAGCCGAAAGCGAAACTCGAAGCTGAAGACGATCGTTTTGATTTAAGCCAGATCCGCCAAATGCAGAAATTAAACCTAATCACTACCCAGAAAAACCGCCGATTAGTAGCCATCACAGAAGCTGGTTCAGAATAGCTAACCGTTCAAGACGCAAGTGTTCGGCACAATCGACCACTTGTAAATTACTCCTACGATTATCAAGTTTATTATGATTCCTATGATGCACAGTAAGTGATTTATCCTTCTCAAGTTTACCATTCAATATAAACCGATGCATTAAACCAACCCCACTACCAGCCTTAGCATAACCGTGTCGATTTATCCGCCATTTAATTCTAGCACATATATTGAAGTCTTTCTCATCAATTAACACCACCTTATCACTATTTTCTAGATGCACAATCCGATGGCTCAAATAGATACCCTCCTACATTATTTTAACTGATATAACAATTAAATTATGAATATATAAATATTGCAAATAGAATCGGCAGCTAACATGACTCATGATTAGAGGATTAGACAAACTCAAACGATGCAAAACTAACAATTACTTCTTATATGGCCATTCCTGCTTTTCGGCCTTAGATAGACGCTTAACCGATACCTTTGGTTCTAAGGAACGTTTAGCAAGGGTCTTGACAAAATCAGTCACACGCTCTGCCTCTCGTCCAGCCCCATAACAAATCTTACATTTTTTAAACTTATTCGTCACTATATCAAGCTCTGTACTCTTACCAGACCCACCACATGCGACACACTCAGGAGTATCTTTCGTGAATTTAAAGAATTGTGTCTGACGCAGTGCGCCACGAGTGCCGGGTTGTTCCCAACTTACTTCCCAGCCTGAAATTGGCGGAGGATGAATTTCACGTGGTTTCTCTATTCCTGGCTTTCCCCATATCTCTACTGTCTTATCTGGTTTTAGTTTACCAACCAGCACCTTTCCTTGGCCATATATTCCTCGACTACCATCTGCGTCCATTCCGGCTATCGTATAATGTTCACCACCATAAGTTATACGATCAGATTCATTGAGACATTTATCAATCAAATCAAATAAAGGACAATGAATACTCTCATTAAGTCGTGTCGCTTTTAGCATATTAACTCCTCTCAATATTTTTGACAAATTGATAAGTGAAGGACATCATTTAGATTCGAACCTCGCACAGCAACCAAGAGCATCAACTTTAGCATGCTTACCATCAACTTGAGCCACTCTACAAATACCACCATCGCTATGAGTCTTACGATAATATTCACAAATATCACAACTAGTACCACCAGATACTAATTCTAACCCACTAAACTGCGGATCAACATATTGAATGTCCTCAAATAACCTACCATCGTGTGGTTTACCCCAAACATGATAACCACATATATGATCTTTAGTTACCATAATATTAGAAGCATGATAATCACACTGCTTTAAGTCTTTAATCCAAGTAGCACAATTAGCACAGCTTTTCCTTGAACCATCTGGATTTGGGTGAGCATATAATACACCCCATGGTTTAGGCAATGAACCCTTTAGGCTTTTAGATTCTGAGAGTGGGTCAAGTAGCTGGTTTATTTTCTCTATGAAGTCCATATTTATATGTTTGGTTGCCCCGCGAGGATTCGAACCTCAATACCCAGATCCAGAGTCTGGTGTCCTACCGTTAGACGACGGGGCAGTATCTGAACACATATGGCAAGTAATGACCTAGTCACAGTATCGAACCTAATCCTCTTAGCCGAAACAGAGAAAGCAATCGGTGTCACGGTTGTAGAGACAGATAAGACGCCAACTAAAGTTGAATTCTGGTTCCCCAAGAGCCAAATCGACCGCCAGACAATGAAGAAAAAAGGCGACACAGGCGAAATTGACATTCCACGCTGGCTCGCTGAGAAACATAATTTAGATTATGAGGATGACTAATGAATAAATCTCGGTACGAGATGGCGGAAGGCAGAGGACTCGAACCTCACACCCGTAGGTGCCTACTGGTTAGCAACCAGTGTCAATCGCCTGATTGATTTGCCTTCCATGCTATAATATTGGTGGGTCCAGGGGGACTCGAACCCCCAACAACTGATTAAAAGTCAGTTACGATGCCTGTTTCGCCATGGACCCAAATTAGTAATAGGTAAAGCTTTATATAATTAACTTTTTCTGATTGGGAACTTTAGGCATCTGATTCGCAACCATAATTTGACTATTAGCGGCAGTTGCAAGCTTTTCTACATGTTTCTTGGCCGAATCCCTAAATTTAGCAAATGCCTCTTCAAGACTATCAGCAACAATCGGAAATTCAACAGGCTCTACATGTCTCCCCATCGGTGTCTCAACGCCGACTCCTACTGTTCCAATAAACTTATCAAACTTATGATTCGGATCAGGTTCCCCAACTGCAGACCTATGCTCTATCAACATTCCTAATTCATTCGTGTATCGTTCAAGTTTTAGAATCACGGTGTATCTCCTTGTTCCTTCATGAATTGTAAGATACGTCTTGACGGTAAAACCACCACTGTGTCTATTATTTGTAATCCATGCGCTGCTGAGTTAGCTACTATCATACCAACACATTTATCGTCTTTAATGGCAACTCCACCTGAACTACCATATGATCCACCTTTGGCTGTATAATTGTATAGAATACCACTTTTATTGATTAATGTTGCTTCTGATTTTACGAATTTCTGGCTAGGATACATCTTAACTGTTATCTTGTCCATACTTTTATCAATTTGGATTTCGATTGATTTCAATTTTTCTGTTACTTGTAATAGTGCTATGTCTAGTTCTTTGTCTATTTTCTTTACCTCACATTTATGCCATTGATCCCCAATTTTTATTTCTTGTTGTTGCCCATCAATTAAATGAGCACAGGTTATTAACTGTTGTTCTGATATTGCTATTGCACCACCATGCCCATAATAGGTATCTTGCCCTTGTTGTCTGATATAACGAAATTCATAGACATCTTGACAATAACAACATATATTAATTAGAGTTAAGTAGGTCAGATATGAAATAAGACGTATCATTATAAATGAAATACTAAATTGGTGAGCGCAGAGGGAATTGAACCCCCATAACCACCTTGTAAGAGTGGTGTACTGCCGTTGTACGATGCGCTCATGGCGTCCCTGGAGAGAATTGAACTCTCGTCTCTAGACTGAGAATCTAGTGTGCTGCCACTGCACCACAAGGACAATTTCGTTTAATGGTTGGGGTGGCGAGATTCGAACTCGCAAAACATCCGTATGAAAGATGCGGTTTACCATTTAGCCTACACCCCAATAATGGCGGAGAGCGGAGGACATGATCCCCACACCCTTTCGGGTGCAATCTGCTTTCAAAACAGTTCCGGCATGCCTATCCGGTTCACTCTCCATAAGATATGTATCAGGCGTCCAGCGGGAATCGAACCCGCATTTCCAGCTTAGAAGGCTGGTGTCCTGCCATTAGACGATGGGCCATCCTCCCTAAGCCCCAATCGGCGCTTTCGGGTGGTTCTAAATATCAGATCCTCTACCCAGATCACTGGGGAGGACCATCCTCCCTAGACCCGCTTCGGGGCTTCGGGTGGTTCTGAATTTTCTCACAGAGCCATCGCTAAACGATATAGAAAGTTGGTGGGTCGCCTGGGTTACGCTCCCAGCTCGCCAGGGTAAGAACCTGGTGCAATCACTAGATCTGCCTGCGACCCAATTGGTTGCCTCACCAGGGATCGAACCTGGAGTTTCCTGAGCCAAAGTCAGGCGTGTTACCGTTACACTATGAGGCAATATATGGCAACCCTATAGGTTGCCCAACCGGTCATCAACAGACCGGGACGTAAATTAATCTTTAGATTTACCCTTAGAAGCTTTGCGGACAGTCTTAGCTAGAGGCTTCTTTTTCTCGTCGATTCTTTGGAAAGGATTCTGATTGATTACAATCGGCTTTTGCGACTTTAGAAAGCCCTGGCCAAATAACACTTGTGTGCGCATGGTGTCCTCCTATCCTATTTTTGACAGTACAGATTTAATTATGTTTATGAAGTTTCTTTGATGGTTGCTTTTTGGCGTGTGGTGCGGTACCTTTTATTGCACCCATTGTGGGTTTGTTGGTTGATTGTGCACTACCCTTAGTACATTGATCATCGGACATTAGTCCGAAGATTCGATCAAGCTTAACTCCAAGATCAGATTTATCCACCATTAAATCTCCAATTTAACAATGTGAAAGACATTAGCTATGAACAGTCCATCTGGACAGGCAAACACGAACTGATCAGGAGCTTTAAAAATCATCGGGATGCCCAGTTCTTCGTAAGCATCTTTGCGTAAAAGACACGCATTCGTGTATACATTATCGCCTGATAATGTTATCCTGGTAATTTTTCTGCTACATTCATTCATGAATTTTACACGATGATAATTGACTTGAACAAGAACGAGATGGAATGTGGTCGTGATAAACATTCCATCTCTACATTTAAATGTTATCTGCGTATCAGTAAGTAGGCCATCAAGTCCACGCTCTTTTTGTTCATCTGACGAGAAGATTTGTACTTTTTCATAAACAATTTTGCCGCGCAAAGTTATCCGTTCTGCTTCTAGCATAGTGTAGTCACCCTAATATGTTTGGTCTTTATTTATCGTGATATAATAATACCCACCACTGTGGTGGGTAATTTACTGATTAATAATATTACTAGTTTAATTAACGACCACGACCATTATTATTCCCACCGCCTTGATTGCCAGGATTGCCAGGGCCTGTTCCTGGTCCATCATTAATTGGCGGATTGCCTGGTGGTTGACCATCTTGTCCATTGCCCACTCCGTTATTGCCATTACCGTTCCCACCGTTACCTGGATTACATGGTGGGCGTGGTGGTTGACATTGCGGAGGACGTGGCGGTTGACATTGTGGCGGATTCTGATTAGTCTGGTTATTTGAATTATTGTTCGTGTTAGAATTATTGTTCGTGTTAGAGTTATTGTTTGTGTTATTGTTAGAATTATTGTTTGTGTTATTATTTGTATTAGAATTATTGTTAGTCGCTGTAGAAGTAGATGACGACGTTGAATTAGAATTAGCATTAGAATTAACATCATTTGTAATATTAATTGTAGTACCAGCATCTCCATTTGAAACTGGCGTCAGAACTGCCATGCTAGAACAACCATTAGGCTCCGGATCATAATGGAACATAGGCGGCTCACCAATCCTCTGCAACCGAACATCAGGAGCACGCCTACTATCAACCTCATATCTAATACTGGAATGATTAGTCGCAATATAATACCAATATCTCCTAACATAAATATTGGTCACAATAATCGGATCAACAAACGGATTATGATATTCATTTTGTTGGCCCCAATTTTCGATAATAACGCGACTAGCCCAGAACTCAGTACCACGACGAATTGATTCAAACTTCACTCCCATACCAGTTCTAATCTTCCCATTCCACATACTAGTTAATTGCTTATCTAACTTATAAACCTTACCCTTAGTAGTAACAACTGTGATAACATCGCCATCATCTTTCTTCGATTTGATTATTTCAAACCGCTCTGACATTCCCGGAACAACCCGTTGACCATCTTGCACAAGGCTAACTGATGTCAAATATGACTGATTTTCACCCTTAATAATCACAGTGTTTAAACTATCGCCAGGTCTGACCCACATTAATTCAGGTAAATTCCATACACTAACTTGTACAGAAAATACACCCTCTTTTGTTTCAATCATCAACGAGACCCAATTGATGTTATTAAATGTCGATAAGGCTGGGAATGTTAGTGCGGTTGCTGTACTTGGAACAGCAACCTTAGGAGCACCTTCATTCTTCGGCGCAATCACAAGCGCTTTATTCTGCTCGTTACCCAATGCCACCTGTAAACAGACCAGGAGGGAGAGGATGATACCGAGCATTAAGGCGAGAATGAATTTTTTCATGTCGAACTCCTTTCGTTAATCATACCTTTACTGAGGAATAATTTGTCTAATAAGAGGAATTATTCCTCGATATTAAGACCATATCAGAGGAATTATTTATGGAGTACAGAGGAATTAATTTCTATGGCAATATTCACCGTGCAAAAACTATCGACACCCAGCCCAATTCTCAATGTGCACACTTAAATGTCTACGTTCCAGCGCAAGTATCAGAACCAACCTCAGCCGCACGAACCCAAATACAACGGACACTACCACCCTCATCACGTTTATATCGTTCATGCTTTAAGAAACGCCAATGTGCTCGTCGCAAATGCCATCCAGGGCTAGCACGTTCGAACGTAGAACCCAGAAGCGTTTCGGATGGTCTAGTTTCGCTCATCCTACCACGTGACTTATTACGCCAATCGAGAATGTCTGGTTCGGCAGTATTATAATAACAGATAATACCAAGTGCAATCCGAGCAATCCGTTTCTCAATCTCTCGTTCAGTCACAGACAAAGCAGTGACACCAGCTTTTTCTTGGAATAACCCAATCTCATCAATCACCTTATCAATTGGCTCACCCATCGACTTTTTAGTATTAATGTTCAGATGACATATGCCATCATTATCAGTTGGTGACCTAAATCTAATACTAAAAACATTTCTAACTTCGTCTTCTATTTTAAAATTTGGTTTAACATTCCCATAGTGCTGAGATAACGTATATTGTCCACTCGCTTCATCGAGTATTTCGCGCATACAATTGATTATTGTGTCATCCGGTTTAGCTAGGACTAGCGAAGACGGAGCTTTCACCCCGTCCAAAATTTCAAAATCATCATCAAAACACATCTCGAATAGATTAAATGGAATATGAAGATCATCAAGATTGACGGTCAACTCTGATTCCATAAGCCGCTGAGCGAATGGAGTCGAAACATATACAACTTTATGACTAACCGTATAATGAATTGACTCAAGGATTACTAGAACCCCATCGACAGAAATATACTTACCATGCTGCATACTAAAAAGCTTACATAACATGTCAGTACAAGACTGCCGTATGATATCATCATCTATCTTTCGGCCCCCGACCTTAAGCGTACGCTTAACTTCAAGTACATAACCACAATATGGGTTGAACATATATTATTTTATCAATGGTCGGAGGTACCGGTAATGCTCCGGTTATCTCCTGCACCCCAAGCAGGCGGATTACTTTCTTCCTCACCTCCGACTAATGCTTGCCAAAAGCTAAAGGAAAGATATAACTATAGTATGGATGAGCCAATATTAGACTACGAAATAGACCATGACTTCGACCCGGACCTAGCCGAACAGAACATTTATAATATCGTCAAAGACAGAAACAACCAACGCAAGCCACCATCAGAAATGACCGACGAAGAAATCCTAAATTACATTAGATCAAAACGATCTGACCAAATAATCTATGACTCATGGGACGATGAAAGAGAGGATGCAGAAGAAAATCGCTGGTCTATTGGCCCTTATAGACTTATGTTAGTATCCATAAATAGATCAAAATCATGGGTAGCGGAATCACAAACCATGATTGAGTTATTCAAAGCAGGATATAGCAGATATGCCGCAGAAAAGTACACAGTATTGTCTCAGGTATTCGGCGAATTCCCAATTGCGTCTGGAGAACTAGAACAACTAGAGAAATATCAATTAGAAATAAAGCAACTCAAAACGAAAATATCTGTAATTTAACCAACCAAATAATTACTAAGACGTTCATATGCCTCTGATTTAACATTGTAATTCTGCATAAATTCATCAACACTATTAGCGGCTAGAAACAATTCAGCGGTATCAGTTGGATTAATCCTAGCTCTATCAATGTAAATGCCTTGCTTAGTATTTTCAAGATACTTCCTAAACAGCAATCTGATCCTCTTAGCAATTGGAGCATATTTTTCGCCAACGTCAATGAACTTACCCGGATCAGCTACGAACACTTCAACAGCTTTCTTCCAATCAAGATCCTGACCATCAATATTAATCACCGTTGGAATAATGTATAACCCCTCAGCGTATCGTCCAGAAGCTAACAATAACGCTTTAGCATCATCATTACGAAGTCCATAATAAAACTCAAACACTTCTGGAGTATCTCGAACAATCGCATTCGGATGAGATCTAACAGCTCTAGCCCAATCCTCAGGGTTGAAAAGTGACCCACGTTTTCCACGTGATAATTTAATCGTATCACCTAATGGTATATCAACATCCTTATCCTTAAAGACAAGTGCTAAATTTATTAGTTTAGCGGCATGATCACCAATATCGTGTCTAGCTTTACGATCGCTAATTGGTAGGGTTTTCGTGTCGTATCCAGCACCTTGTTCACCAGTATAAATTAATTTGCCGCCAGAGTTCTTAGCATAATTCGTCAAGATCTGATATAAATTGGAGAGATTAATTCGACCTTTTATTACATAGGTTGGCAATGCAACTGTCTTAGCAGCGTCTAGGTATGGAAAATTAGTTGGATCAAGTTCAGCTTGATTTATTTCACCAGATATTGCTTCAAATAGTAAGAAACCATTGTTAATCGAGATGTCTTCTGAGATTATGTGTGATATATATAATGGATTCATATACTATTTTTGTATCGGGGTGCTGGGATTTGAACCCAGAATCTCCTGCGTCCGGAGCAGGCGCGATGCCAAGTTACGCTACACCCCGTAAGTTATACCTCGACTATAGACGCTTGCCTACATTGCCTTTGATGCGTAAACCAGTTGCCTACATTGCCTTTGATGCGTAAACCAGAACTTATATAAGACATATTTCTTACAATGCTTACATTCAAAGCATTTATCACACTTAGTATTCTTCTTTTGTAGAACATTCTGGCAACAGCAAATTTCTTCAGTCTTCACGGTACTTTTCCTTTCACATGTGCATTAAACACAATAATCACACAACAAATTTGCTACACAAACAGGAATTATAAAAACCTACCATCAAAACACTTACACAAAGTACGCATAAGCTTGGATTGACAATCATCACAGTAATAACCGTCGAAGATTAAATGTCTCGATTTTTCATAAATGATCTGCCCACGTGATGTCTCAATTCCATCAAATTCATATTTGTATTCTAACACTCTTTCACCACATTTAACACAATGCTTAATATATTTAGTATCATTTCGATATCTAACTGGGAATATTCTTCGAAATTTCCTCAGGTCTCGATCATTACTACACCGTTCTTGACACTCAACTGCATATGTTTTGTGTTGATATCGTACTTTGCAAAGCGAGCATTGCCACTCGGCTTTTGTAATTAAACGCGGCATAATCAATCCCCTAATGGTCGGGGCGACAGGATTTGAACCTGCGACCTCGTGGTCCCAAACCACGCGCTCTAGCCAAGCTGAGCTACGCCCCGTTTAATCCATCTTTAGATACTTGGCACCCTCGGCAGGAGTCTAACCCGCAACTTTTCCTTAGGACGGAAATATGATATCATTTCACCACGAGGGCACTAACACGTACTCCAAATCCCCTTAGTAAGAAAACCATGCCAACTGCCTTTAGACCATCGCGTTAGTATCGATCCACGAATCGTCAATGAGCCATCAAGCTCTTCCGTAAAGGTATGTGGCGGCGATTGAGCACCAGCAAAAACCTTCTCACCAATAGGCAAGAAATAGAATACAGCGGGCCGATCAGCACTAAAACCCATCACTGGACCATAATAATCACCAGGTTGTTCTAGAACCAAGTATGGATCGGCCTTATTGTCTACTACTGGTATTCGTCGTCCTTGCACAATTCACCTCTATGAATATTTGGCACCGGAATCATATTTCAGTATAAAGAGTTGTACTACTATACTGATTCGAAGAAAACATATAATATGCTTAAATTATGCAAAGGGTGTAATAAAGAGAAAGACATCAATGACTTTAAATTTAAGAACAAATTAAAATTATGGCGACATTGCTATTGTAAAGCTTGCCACAAAATCTATAGTCACAATCATTATCTAAAGCATCAAGCTGAATATAAAAATAGAACTAATACGACTTGTTTTATGAATAAGGTACGCATATATAAATATCTCACATTACATCCATGTATTGAATGCGGTGAATCAAACCCAATTCTATTAGAATTTGACCATCGCAACGGCACAAATAAAGTTGATCAAGTTTACGCATTAGCTAGAGGCAGTTGGGAAAGAATCAGGAAAGAAATTCTTAAGTGTGATGTGAGGTGCGTTCGATGCCACCGACTCAAAACATCAAAAGATGAAAATTGGTACGCTAGAATTAAAGAATATCTAAGCAATGATCTAGTGGTACCCCTACCAGGACTTTAACCTGGAACCTCAAGGTTCGAAGCCTTGCGCTCTGTCATTGAGCTATAGGGGCATATCTAAAATTCAATCAGAGCAATATGCTCATCCTTAGTAACATGTAAATGTCGATCAGCAATAAAACAAAACTGTTTCTGATCAATGAAAATAACAGGTATACCATGCTTCTCACATAAACTATCAGGTATTATCCAGGCTGGAGAATATACGATCTGGTTCCATGTAATCGTGATCCGACTAACCTTAACAAATTCACGCAATGGTGACTGCTCGCGTAAAGTAATATCACCAACCATATCATCGTCACATGCATAACGCTTATTAAACTTATCTCTAAAATATATCTGACCACCCTCAAACAAATTAGGAATATTAGCTGCTTTCTGTTCCTCTAACGAATATAACTTAATATTATCAAACACAATATTGTCTGAGATATTAATCCTAATTGCATCAATCATAAACACCTCCAAGGTATTTTAGACGGAAAGGGGGATCTCTATGCCATATATACCAGAAGATGATAGAAAAGAATTGAATCTTATTATATGCGAACTAGCACAAGCAATAGCAAAAACGTCAGCAAAACACCAATATGAAGCTGCATTTGCTGGCCAATTAAACTACACACTAACTAGATTGATACAAGAATTACCAAGAGCATTAGCCAGTCGTGGTTGTATAAATGAAGAAATGAGATACTGGACACAACCATTACTCTATGGCGTCTTACTAGACGTAGTCCTAGAACACAAACGACGCGTCAATGTGGCTTATGAAGCAGCACAGATAATAAAATCAGGCGATTGCTATGATACTCCATATTATACTAGACTCATTGAAGTCGTCGATAAAGAAGGTAATATAGTTGGCTATCAGGAGGTTATGGTTAAGAAATCTAATGATACTCTTAACAAGAACCATATTGGTAGAATTCAATTAGATTAAATGGCAGGGGTGCTCGGACTCGAACCGAGATTGCGAACTTAGAAGATTCGCAGACTTTCCTTTGTCGTACACCCCCACTAATTCAGCAATTATTTCTAAATGATACAATAATTAGCCACCAGGAGAAATACCATGACTGAATACATCACCGATAAACAGAAACGACATAAGGACATCGTTTTCTGTAAACACGGACTCAACACCAAATATCCATGTGGGGTGTGTGCACGAGAGAAAGAAGAAAAGAAACCAAAGAAACCTAAAAAGAAAGCAATCTAAATAAGGCCATTACCGTGTCTGATATCCTCAGATATCAGATTAGCAATACCATCGGGATTAGAGGTACCTCTCAACATCTTGTATATTTCACCAGTCCCGAACTTCGCATACTTATCTTCACTAAGCCGTCCTTGCACAGGCTCTTCACTAACCGTACCATAATCATCAAACGTACTAGAATCCAACTTACACTTCATACCCTTCAACGTCTTAAGAGCAATATCATAACTATCGCCAAGGATTTTATTAGCCACATATAGTTCCTTGATGTGCGCAATACTAAGACCATTTGTGTCCTCAACCCACCGCTTAATAACGTTATCATCCTCGCCAATCAATTTAGACCGGATATAGGTCTCACGAGCGATAGCGCTTGGCATACCAACGAACACTCTCCTATCAAACCGAGATGGCCTATTCATAATCCTAGAACCAAGACGTTCAGGATAATTCGTAGTAGCTAAAAAGATCACCTTATGAATGCCCAACATGCCATCCAACATATTCAATAACTTAGACTCATCACACCGATTAATAATTGCATCAAGATCTTCCATCAGAACGACTAGAGGCATGTCAGCATGAATCTGCCGAAGAACCTTATAACCATCCTCAAATAGACGTGTGTTCTGAAAATCGATTACTATGCCACTATGTTTTTCAACAAGATTATCAATAACCATCCGAATAGAACAAGTCTTACCCGATCCTGGCGGACCATACATCAAAATACCACGCTTAAATGGTATCTTGCTCTCAAGAAACTTCGGTTCAAGTTTCCAAAACCTATCAATCTCTTCAAGAATCGGACCATGACTAGAATCTGGAAATACTAGAAGATTTTCGTTCTTAATCTTTCTCTTCGTAAAACACACCGAACTCATCGTTTGTTCCATCTCATAATAACCAGGCGGTAAATTCTTTATAACTTCATCAACGGGATAAAATGTTTCACCATCAGGTGAAGCCCACTGCTTATACATTATAATCTCCTATTAACCTCTTGTCTAACTATTTTTGATATGATATTATAATGTATGAGTAAAATTTATTTAGGTATAAAATGAGGGGTATAAAATGAGGGGTATAAAATGAGTAACTTTGATAAGAAGTTGGATGAAGCACTTATTTTAGAAGGAAAGTGTCCTTTTTGTGGCTCACAAGCATATATTGGATTGAATACTGTCGAATGCACTAATCCAAAATGCTCTAAATACAAAAACTCAGGCCCCAAGTTGGGGCCTGAATTTGATAAGATTGTTAGGAATCTAAAATTAGACTCCTTCTTAGATGAATCTGGTTACGCAATTTATGGTGCTGAAGATAATAAAGATTATAGTGCCTATCCAAAATTGCTCGTATATCGGCCAAATGCCGATGGCAAAGAAGATCAAATAGCTGGTGTCTTGAAAGACGGCGATGAATATCTTATTGTTGGTTCTTGGGGAGGCAGGAGTGATAAACCTGGACCACATAGATTTAAGACGCCATATGAAGTAACAGAATATCTTAACGCTTGGTGGGACCAAATTAAACAAGATGAAGCCATTCCATAAAATCGTATCGACAAATCGAAAGATCCTAGCCAATTAGACAAAGACACGATACTATATTATATGAAACTCAATGATCCGATATGGTTGTGGACTGATGCCAGCCTGATCTCACATTAAAATAATAGCCCTGACCGGATTCGAACCGGCATCTTTGCTGTGAAAGAGCAAGATCCTTACCATTAGAAGACAGGGCCGCACAAGATGGTACACCGGGTGGGAGTTGCACCCACACTGTCCAAGTTCTGAGCTTGGCGACTCCTGCTATTGGTCTACCGGTGCATTTGGTGGACCGGGTGGGAGTTGAACCCACACAACCATTTTCTAATTGTATTATCAGTCACGCCATATTTTCTTGCTGTAGCACAATAACATCAGCTACTGATCTGCTGTCTCGCACAAGTAATTCTAGTTGCTGTTTACTATATTTTGACACATTGTCACCTCCGCCAATTTATTTACATTCGCATTGGCAGGAGTGGTTCTTGAAAATCGAGATGGAGAGATTCGAACTCTCATGGGATTACCCCAACAGTCTCTCGAACTGTCGCGTCTGCCATTTCGCCACATCTCGAAGATAATCTATATGCCTCTGCCAAATTGGGCTACCGATCCAGAATTAATGGCACTCTCGGAAGGAATCGAACCTTCACCTCGACTTCCGCAGAGTCGCGTGCAGAATCCACTACACCACGAGAGTGTCTAACATCTAACATCACGGCACTCACCACGCGTTGGTGACGATCGGTCGGAGCTGTACTCCTGTGGGTTTCTGGAACCCATGCCATTCAATGTTGCCGCGCCTGTCAGCACCCCAAATAGTTGCCGGGGCCGTCTCTCGTGCGCCTACATCATACGGTACGCTATAATCGCCTTGATGTTCAGGATCTTCCTCACCATCTCTTCGGCCCTCTTGTGGCCCACTCGATGATGAATCTTCTGAACTATCCATGCTGGACTCTTACCCTCCTTAAGGAACCGGCTGACAAGCTCGTACGGAAAGAATGCTTGCTTGTCATGTACTAAATCATCCCAAGCATCCGGTGGGACCGCCCCATTCCGTACTCCTTCAGCCAATGCTTGCTTCTTCCCTCGTGGTCGCCTATGGACCCTGAAAGGGCAAAACTTGTAGCTTCTGCTCATGACGTAAGCCTCCAAATAGGGGTCTTACGTCATGGCGTCGTCTTTTCCTCTCATGGCTTGCTCCCTCATGCTCCTTGCTCCAAAAACGCGAAAGGGGCGGATGGCTTTCTCTGCCACCGCCCCTTTCGGAGTCCTTCCTGACTTGTCGGTGGCTTTACGAGTCAGGTTCCAGTCGTTCACTGGACACGGGCTGTCGCTTGAGCGACGGTTGCTCGCGCCTTGGTGAACGTTTCATGGATCTGACTCGTACTGTAATCATCATTGCACCTTGACTTCACTTTATCACATTAGAACCACTCTGTCAAGTACCACCTGATTTTTGACTTCGATCCAAACTCCTAAGAGCATAAATTTAGGCATCATCTTATCACTTCTCTAAATATATGCCTCACATGTGCAGAACCAGCTATATTAATAGAAATAATTTATCCAAGTAAAGTTATAATAGAGGTGGCTTATGAACAAATTATTTCTATTATACCTATTATCAGGCAATATTCTCGCACAAGAGAAGCTAGAAAAATTAATCCTACAATTAGGCGACCCAGACTTTGACATAAGAGAACAAGCCAGCGATGAACTAAAACAATTACCAGCTAACTACGCAGCCATATTAGCAGAAGACACCAAAAAACATAAAGAAACCCCCGAAATCGAGCATAGACTCTGGTATATTATTAAACATATATGGGAGAACCAGATACTACCAAAAGACGAACGTTATCTAGAAATAATTGGTGAAATCGGCTTCTCATGGAAAGAAATATTAAAATATGAAGAACAAGAACAACTTCCAGACGGAGCCGAAACATACTGTTGCGGACCCAAAACAATCGGCTTGGTAGTTACTGCTGTATATCCACTTGATTGTGCCGAAGGCATATTAAATGATTATGACATCATTATTAGCATCGACGGAAAACCACCCGAATTACACAACGAGAAGATTATAGCAAATAAGAAATATGAATTGGTAATCCATCGATATACTGATACCAAGTATGTTGAAGAAAATAACAAACCAAAAGACAACGACACATTCAAAGAACTGAAATTATCAGTAACGGCAAGCCAATACGAATGGTTTAATGATTCGAGACATGCTAGATTGAATCGTCTAAAAGACAGTGGTTGGTATGAGTTTTATAATAAACTAATAGAAGCATTAGCAACAAAGAGAGATACAAAATGAAGATTGTAATGAATAAATCTTATTTGGTTGGATTAATAACAGGAATAGGAATAACTACTATAATAATTTTTACAGGTAAAACCGAATCTAAAACCGAATCTAAAACAGAAACAATAGTAAGTGGCAACAAGGAACGAGAAGAATATAAAGAGTATGTTGATGAACTTGTAAAACGTAATGAAATAACTTATAATTCTATTATCATTACCAGACCAGGGGCATATTTAACCAGAGATGGTGTGTGGGTTTGGATAGATCGTGAATTTAGACTATATAATAAAAAACTTTGGGCAGGTTATGTGGTAGGTCATAGCGATGATATTTGGTATTGGGAAAGCACTGGGCAATTAGCTACTTCTCATGGTAATCCAAGAGATGTAGTTTCTGGACCTTATGGTGAATTAAGAGACAAATCTAAACCTTAACAAGGGCAATTTTCGTATTCTCTTAGTAAAAGGAGGTGCAAAGTGAAATTTGTCCAGTGCATGGTATTGGTGCTTTCGGCGACCACAACAGTTACCGCTTGCGACAAATGTTGTACGTGCAAACCTGATCCCAAACCGCCCGAACCGATTGTTATCCAAACCACGGTTAAAGTTGTGGCGAAGGTGTTTTACCATCACAAGGTTCTAGCGACAGATGTAATTGTTTATTATATTGTCTTCGAAAAAGGGAACGAACGGCGTTTTATCCAGGTGACGCGAAGCGACTGGTTGCGAATTGATTACAACAACGAAGTTTTGTTGTCTGTAGATGAGTGGAATAACGGTCTCCGAACGTAAACCTTATGCGTCCATAACCATGATCTTATTCTCTTACCACGGGCGTATTACATTCATATCGCTTACATTCATATCGCTCCAACATCGTCTTTAAAGATTCCAACATAATTTTATGATTATGAATTAATTTCCCAAATTCCACCAATTGATCATCATTAAATGCGGCCTCATCGATTATTTCATTCTTCGCCAAGCTAACATAATCGTGCTTATCCATAGTAATTTATTTTTGGTAGCGGGGGTGGGATTTGCACCCACAACTCCCTGATCTTAAATCAGGTGCCACTGCTAGTTGGGCTACCCCGCCACATCCGTAAGTGATAGCGCGGGCGAGACTTGCACTCGCAACATCTAAGGTTTGAGCTTAGCGCCTCTGCTAATTGGGCTACCGCGCCACAAAGATCATTTATCGCCCCGGAATATCTCAGGCCAACTACGCAACCGAATCTTAAGACCATCCTTATACGTAACCCGAAGCGATAAGAAGCCGAGACAGAGGCACCACGCCATAGACCACAGAATAACTCTGATCATTTCCGCTTCCTCCTGACGACAGGGGCGGGAGCACCCCCATCTGCTCCCGCCCCTAGATACCGCAAGCCTGGATCAGTCGGTCGCCCGCGCTCTCACCACCAGATCAGATCCACACCCGGTGGCCAACAGCGCCGAACCTTAAAGGCTTGCAAACCTCATATACATCGCTTTACCTACTCTTTCAATTCCTGATCCCAGTATGCATTCGAAACAAATCTCTCCCAACTAACCGGAATATTCCTAACCCTGGCAAGAACAATCCTAGGACTCCACTCAGGTTTAATTGGCTGGTGTCTCAACCTTAAACCAGACTCAGCCAACGTCCTATCGGCCTTCTTTCTATTACAAGTAATACAGGCAAGCACGCAGTTCAGCCATGTGCTTTTGCCTCCCCTGCTGCGGGGAATGATATGGTCAATCGTCAACTCACTCGTACCTGGCCTCACACCACAATATTGACAGGTATTCCTATCCCTCTTGTAGATGTTAGACCGAGAAAACGCCAAATGCTTATCTGGCGTTTCACCGTAATTAGTCAGAACAACCACCTCTGGTACCCTAAGATACAGAGTAGCGGTCCGAATCCCTGGCTGATTCTTCAGAGCAGCTAACTGCGACCAGGACTCGAAGTTATGGAGATTAAAGTTATCAACTTCAATGGCCCGTGCTCGACCAGTAAAGATCTTCTCCATAGCCTGGGCTACGGTGATTACTTCGATTGGGACCCAGTTCTTATTGAGTTGGAGAACTGGCGCTGTCAGGACCATTGCTCACCTCCCTCTCATGACTTATATTTATCGAGTAACATCCGGTTCTTAAGGTGGAGCCGAGGCTGGGAATTGAACCCAGATCGCGAAGGTACAAGCTTCGCATCTTACCGTTAGACGACCCCGGCGTCGAATGTCCATGTTATCTTATGACCGCTAATTTTCAAAATTTGTTGGACATAATGTAGAGTATTACATGGTTTGCAGAGAATATTATATTTTGATTTAGCTTCAGCGTCTTTACAAATTCTGCGATAGTTGCACCGGCTTTCTTCACCGTGACAGGGTGACGGCTCGACTACTTCGCCTTCGTGAGCTTATTCAATTGATTGAGCAATTAGCTCAGGCGTAATATCAATGGGTTCAAGATCTGTGGAACCAACCTGAGCAATCTTATTAATCGATTGACCTTTATTACTGATCGCCATTTTATCCCATTTTACTCGTACACCATATCGACCGGCCATTGGGCCTATAACATATAGGACAATACCAGTATCACCTTCATTAATATCGAGGTCTTCATTGTCCACAATGCTCCGGACTCTTTGTCCAATTTGAGGTATCCATTCCATATTTATATTTTTGGGTCTGGAGCCGGTGGAAGGAGTTGCACCTTCGTCTTCTGTTTACGAGGCAGACACTCTTCTGCTTGAGCTACACCGGCAATTTTCTGTTGACAGGAAGGACAAATAGTAACATCGCCATTCTTATTATGTCTACAAAACCTGCAAATCAATAAAGAATAAGCTACCGACCATGGTACTTCAGAACAATCGTAAGTTAACATTAACCTTCCTTTCTGGTTAAATAATCCTCACCGTGCCTCTTTAGGATAACCCTACTAATCTGTGGATCATACCGAAATTTAACTGGCTTGACCACAAACCCCTCCCGTATATGATCCACAAAAGGCATCAAAGACTTACCATTAGACCACTCTTGAACCTTAGATTTATCCCATCCTCCCTGATGAATTATAGGCACCACCGGCAAATCAAGTCTCTTCATTAGATCAACAAAGTCCATCCAATCAAGATAAGTCCTTGTCTTTATATCCAAAGCATCAAAACATATCATTGAGACTTGGCCTTTCTGTGCTCCATATCTTAAATCCTGAACATAACCATACACCTCGCCATAAACGGCTATCCCTGGATACTCGGCTAATTTATCGGCTAATTTATACTGCCTAGCCGCTCTCCACCATACTGACTCCTCGCTCTCCTTCTTAATTCCATTATGACTACCAACCCACAGACGACCTTCGTGATGTAGATATCTGGCATTGGCTCCATGAATCTTCTCTAGAACAACCACTTCTTCACCATCTTTTAGAACATCAGGCCAGCGTCGTAATCCTTCTATGTCTGTATAAGTTGGCATATGACCTGGATCTAGCTCGTTATCGCCTCCTGTTGATAATGGCTGTGGCGATTCATATTTCTTTATACCAAGCACTTGCGTTACATCATCGCCTTCCTTCCAATCTGGCTCTGCTTTAATGATTAATCCCATGGAGAAATATCCACGAAGTTTTCGTGCTTTAATCCGTGGATGATCTTTAAGAAACGCGAAACGTAAATCTTGAGTTGGTACTACTGCATCCACTGGGATATATGCCACTAAATCGCCTGATTGAAATTCTCCCAATTTGACTATGCAAGGATAATCATAGATCTTAGTTATTCCTAGTGTGTCTGCGTTCGGATGTTTTTCTATTTGTCCTAATCTAACCACTGGGCATTTAAACTCACTCATGATACCTCCTATTTCCTTCAGGAAAGCTGTTTTGGCTTGCCTACATATCTCGGAAATCTAACACTCTTACCACAATTGCCACATGCAACCCTACAGAGTGGCTCAATGCTAAGTGGAAAATTACAACACCGACTTTCAAACTCATCTATGTTCGTTTCTTCCATACCAATAAACAACTTTGGCGTCTTATATGATCGCTTCGCAGACTGTATCTCCAATCTCTTGTTACCCTTCATGATCAAGTAGCACCCCTATGTTATAGTATCTAATCAGATAATGGTGGTAAGGGAATCAATGGCGCTCTCGACCGGACTCGCACCGGCTTATCTCCTCCGTGACAGGGAGGCGTCTCGGCTTCTTCGACTTCGAGAGCGGATTATCTAATCATGGTCCGATTTCATCTTATCTAAATAATCAAATAACGCTCGATTCGCCTTAACTCTAGGCAAACAATCAGGAATCTTTGGCGCAACCTCACCACCAACAAACCTCCACCAACCAGGACTACGCATAACACCAGGCCCAAGATTATTAGGATTAACAGCCTCAGAATCCATTTCCATCATACGACCAGACACATCATCAATCGTGCCAAGATCGTCTCTTGCTTCAATATCAGGTGGTAATACACCAATTTCTTTGAGAACTTTAACAGTACCACCTTTATCCCAATGATACTCAGTAAACAAATATCGATCATCGAACTTTTGTCGTATACCAATAAAACCATCCTTACCATCATAAACAGTTATGTGTAGATTCCTAGAATGAACTTCGTATATGTGCCCTTTAATGCATTGATCAAGTGCCAGCATGGTTCACCTCAATGGTGGTAGGAGGAGGAATTGAACCTCCACTTCCTGGTTTTCAGGCAGGTATGCAGACCACTACATCACCCTACCGACTTCCCTGGTATTTTCCTTTTAATAGCCGGATGTAATGGGCATCCACCATTCCTAACGAATACATTCTTCATACCAAGATATCCAGCCCCATGACAATTATCAAGGACTGGGCATGTACAACCTAATGCAATCGCTTTATCTGAACCTGGGTTGGGACGACGTTTCTTACCCATTATGTTAATATCTCCCTAATCGCATCCTCTATCTTTTTATCGCCACGTGTTACTTTACTTAATTGACCTCTACGTGATAGTGTTTTTAGATGTTCTGGTGTTTGGTTAACATTGAATTTTGCTTTAAGCATCTCGCTTACTACTTTGGCTTCTCTGATGTTCATTTGGCGCACTCTACGTCCTCCTGTTGGTGGAGATGGCGGGAGTCGAACCCGCGACCCTCTGCTTGCAAAGCAGATGCTCTCCCACTGAGCTACATCCCCAATTAATGACTTTCTGTTCCTAAAATTCTTCGCTTATATTCATGTAATTCTGCTAGTCTTTTTCTCCTTCCATTGCCTAGATTAGTCCGCATATGTAACGGCTTTTCAGCGCGCACCGTTGCTGCAGTCAGTCGGATTTAAGCCCTGGCCCAATCGAAACTCCTAATGGAATATATGGAAACCACACGCCACCAGTACGTTTAACAATCTCACCAATTTGAACATGTGTATAAACAATCGAAAACTTCTCACCATTCTCATCATTGAAATCAATCAAGACAGGAGTAGACTTATCACTTTCATTAGGCACGCCTTCAGGCCAATATTTACCATTATATGATGGTAAATCTACTGGACGCTTCCAATACATTATCGCTCTCCTAATGGTGGGCGTGAGGTGAATCGAACACCTATCTCAACCTTGTCATGGTTGTATTCTACCATTGAAATACACGCCCAAAAGGATTTTAATGGGGTGAGTATCGGGGATTGAACCCGAACCACTTGCGCCACAGGCAAGTGTGCAGACCACTACACCATACTCACCATCAAGAATCTTCACCAAGATGTTGACGTGCCTTGATCATTCATACCAAACCAAAACCGTTTTGGATCAGTATCGAACTATCAGCGGGTGGCGGGAATCGGACCCGCTTATCTAGCTTGGCAAGCTAGCGCATTCCCACTATGCTACACCCGCATCAATCATTAATCAACCTATTAATCTTCTTAGACAACCTCGGTCTAATCACACTACCATGATCAAACGGACCAGCCCACCATGCAACTTCCTTCGGGTTAAGCTTAACCCAAATTGGCACAAATAATCGCCTAGATTTACGCTTCATTTCATACATATGACAATAATAATCAACCTTATTGTTGAAATCACGGTTAATCAATGCTAAACCAACTCTATCGAAAATATTACCAACCTTACAACCATCTGCTTTAGCATCAGCCTGAATTAGAATATAAACTCTAGCAATATACCAATAATATCCTGGCTTGATTGGTGTCTTTTTGAACCACTTAAGTTTTGTGGACATAAACCTGTAAACCCTTTACTCGTGCTAATCCAATTGTGTGAACCGTACCTCTACTCTGTCCGTCCCAAATTGCTATGAGAGCATCAGCGCATTCAACCATCTCTGCATTACGTTTGTATCCTGCTGATTTACCAAATTTATCCCAATCTGGTTTGAATCGTCTAATTGGTATGTTGTTCTCTTCGGCCCATCGTTCACCCAATGAATCAACACCGCGTGCTGTTCCAGAGATTACTTCAGTATATTAAATTGTGATGCGATTATTGCGGCTTTCACAAGCTCATAATCCGTGATTGTTCTAGAACCTGCGATGATTGTTTTCATAGTGTGGTGGAGATGACGGGGGTCGAACCCGTGACCTACAGACTGCCAGCCTGTCGCTCTCCCAACTGAGCTACATCCCCATTAATCAAGATCAAGTTGGCGCAATCCAAGCTTACTTGGTAACATCAAGGGTAATGAATCTACCACGGACTCACCAGCTTGCGGCTTAACCGGCACACACGTGGGTCGTGGAGGTAAAAATGGCTCATTGTGTCTATTAAAATAATTACCACATTGCTTGTGTATACACTTTTTGGTCTTGAACAAGAAAAAATGCGACTTCAATGATGACCCACATTGTGGACAAAAAGGACCAGAATCACCTTCACGTTTTAGGCTATAAATTAGTCCTTTTGGCCTGTGAATGTAGTGTTTTTGATTTACCAATCCCATATCAGATCCTGGTGGGGGAGGTGGAGGCACATATCCCATAATAATTAAATACCAGCATAATGGTGGTCCCTACTGGATTCGAACCAGTGACCCTGATGTTATGAGCATCGCGCTCTCACCGCTGAGCTAAGGGACCATGGAGGCACTGGCCGGAATCGAACCGGCAAAAATCTCGCTTTGCAGGCGAGCGCTTTAACCATTCAGCCACAGTGCCAATTACCCTTCTCTCTCAACCACTCAATCGTACTCTTCACAACTAAACACAATGCCATTCCAGGTGAATCCTGATAACCAGAGCTATGTGTAACTCCAGGTACGGTTATCGTCGCCATAAACTTGTTATTAGATGAAAACGATGTCATATTGATTATCCAACCACGAGATAAAAGTCTATGCCAGAGATTAATCATATCATTATTGATCCAATCCCAATCATGGCTATCTGAATCACAGACATTTTTTGTGATCCACAAATTTAATTCATTCTCTTCAGGTTTCATTTTCATTCCTTTCCTTAAGTATTCCATAGGTCTTAAATGGGTCAAGAGATGTAACAATTACGGGCGGCATTGAAGATCCAAGAATCATTAAATAGCATTTATTTCCATTCTTTTTCATCTCATCAATCTCTTGATCGCTGAATTGCCATTTGGAGATACAATATGTTCCATCTCTGTATACTTCAAGTGTGCTTACTTGTTCCTCCATTCCTGGTGGCGCTTTAAGAATTACGTTGGCTTCTTTAAATCCAATTTGAATTGCCATTATTCACCTTATGGCGCGGGAGGTGGGATTCGAACCCACTCATCAACTTTGGAAGAGTTGCATGCTGCCATTGACATCACACCCGCTACTATAGACTTCACGGTTCAATCTTTTTTAGGCCAAGTTTAATCGCGGCCTCGGCATCGAATGTAAAGTAATTGCTAGTTATTTCTTCACCACACAATATGCTTCTGTTTGATACATCGTGATCGCCATCACAATCAGTATTTGGCATATTATGGTGATTAATGTACTTGCCGTTGTCTGCAAGTAGGATATATCTATTACGATTAGAGTCTAAATAAGCATGTGATCTTATAAACTCGCGCACTGGTTTAGGAAATTTAAGTATGTCTTCTGGGGTCAGTGCCTGATCAAATAATGGATTGTAATAGCAGACGATCATGCCTTTATTAATGTTATCACCTGCAAATACGCCTACACCATGTATTGTCGATGCTGCTAAATATGTCTTGATTGTTAACATATCATTAAAATACAGCCCCTAACAGGAATTGAACCTGTATTCCCTACTTATGCTTGTCTATCTTCTTGTATTAGACTAACTCTTTAAAACACTTCAACCATGTCATTAGACGCCAATAAAATTCGCAATGACAGTAACGCATTTCACATCTACCGAATGGGCATCGTGCTCGTACTCGTGCTGTAGCTGGTTTAGACCGCTGATCCAAAGCATCACGAATAGACACTGTCTCAACATTCAACAACGCCTTCCAAAATCTCTCGCAATCCTCTTTATTATGGTCAGGATAACAAAATATGGTAATCGAAATCATTTTATGTGGACTGAATTTTCGAAATATCTTATAACATAATCTAATGATGCTTGGATCATTGTTTGTTATCCCAATATGTTTATTAGCTTTCGATCCTTCTCCCCAATATAAACCAATAAACAAAGACATTTCTGGATCGATCCTAATCTTCTCAAATTCGATTAATGCTTCTTGCATTATTTTGGAATACCTATTTTGCCACAACTCCTTCATATAACGCCCGCTACCGGATGTTGGATTATTTTTCCGTAGCCCTTGAATATAACCAGAAACAGTTGATTTACTCATATTGAACATTTTACAAATCTGCTTCAAAGAATAACCATTTAACCGAGCCTTCTTAATGTCAGCAATTCTTTCTACAGATGTTTTATACCCAAGCATAATCGAACCTCTGTTAATATTTACTTTCGACTATGACGAGCTAGTAGCGAGAATCGGACTCGCATTTCCGTTTTACCAAAACGGTGTTCTGCCATTGAACTATACTAGCGATTGAAACCAGTAGGAGTAATACCATTATACTATAGGGGCATCATTTATTTCGAGTGTTTCTTTGAGTATTCACTTGGGTCAATCTTATTGGTCGGACTATATAGATTCGTACTAGTAGATCTAACTGCTCTGGCGTTCACACGCTTTAACACTCGTGTTGGGGAACGCCAGATTTCCATAACTGGCTTATGTAAACGTTCCAATCTCATATACTATATTTGTTTAATCCTCGACATCAATTACCGCAGCAACATGGCTGATCGGCAGTAATATATGCGTTGCTTTATTAGTTGCACGATTAATAATCTTGTCACCAACATTCGAACCACGCGGCAAAAACACCCTATTGCCGACTTTAATTGGATGGGTTGTTAAATTAACCCCGTCACCAATTGCTCTGATTATGCCATGTTGAACTTGTTGCTCTGGTAGATCAATACCACCGGCTGATTTCATAGTCGTGACAAGTTCGACAAGAACCCTGTCACCAAGCGGTCTGATTCTTGGGTCATTATCTATGGGCATGTATTTCTCCTTTCCAACTTAAATACATCTGGTCGGAGTGAGAGGAATTGAACCTCTATCTCGATCTTATCAGGATCGCGTGCTGCCGTTCTACTACACTCCGAATCGAACCACAATCACTCGCAAAATGGCAAGCCCGGTAGGTGCTGCCCCTACGTCCGAAGCTTTGGAGACTTCGTTGAACGCTGGTTCACGGGCTTAATTTGGTGCTCCGGGTGGGAGTTGCACCCACACTGCCCACGTTCTAAGCGTGGTGACTCCTGCTATTGGTCTACCGGAGCAAATTGGTGGAGGCGGTGGGATTCGAACCCACAGTATCTTTCGACGTTCGGTTTACAGCCGAGTGCACTCCCGGATGTGCGTCACCTCCAAGTGCAACCAGTTGCAAGGAGAAAATTCTAACATTATCTTTCTGCAACGGGTTGCGGAAAATGGCTCCTGGGGCAGGGATCGAACCTGCAACCTCCTGGTTAACAGCCAGGCGCTGCTACCTATTGAGCTACCCAGGAACAATTAAGAACCGGATGCTAGCACCGCACGTGTTATGTTCGTTGACGCTGCACGTCTAGGAGTTACAGGTATCTCCCTAACCTTCCGAGTTGCTAAACACCAGATAATCCATCTCCTTCCTGCTGAGTTGCTCAGCAGGTCGGCCTGGTGAGCAACTCAGTTGGTTTTAAGCGGTACCGGCGAAATTATACGTAATCGAATCGCGTCCCGCCACGCACCATGTATGCAATATACATGGTGTCAGCGTTAGTGCTAATGCACTGGGGGAACTTCGGAGGGGGAATCGATCGTACATCATGTTCTCACTTTATCACATCTAATGCCGTCTGTCAAGTATAGAATGCTTTAAGCTCTGAGCATCCCTGTACAACTACATTTGCCTTGAATAGGTCCTCATGCTTGACCCAGCCAAACTTTCGTTCACCACTACGATCCTCATTAATCTTCAATGTGCCTTGTAACCACGCTCGGATCAGCCATGGCCATACTATCAACACATATGGACTCAATATTCTGTCTTTCAATTCATATCCGGTCAACATCAAGTCATAAGATTTAACTTGCTTACTTAAGGCACGTTTCATATTAATATCATAAATGTTACCAATAACAAATGATTGGCGATCCATACCATATTCTTTGAAGTTCTTACGGGTACCAACCTTCACTTGTACAGTTTTAATACTACTTTCTTTATCATCTAAATTAAGTATGGCATCAAATCCAAGCTTGTCCATTAAGGCGTCAATACCATTGTTATTCGTTCGCACGCCTTTGCAGGCATAAAAATCGACTCTTTTAATGTCAATAGGATATTGCTTCAGAATTTCTTCAACACATGGTTTCATTCGTGCTTCCATTTTTAAAGCCTCCTCAAAGTCCATTACTCATCGTTCCTTCCTTTCGCTAACCTAAGTTGGAGAAGAACTCACTCAACATTCAATTACATAACACCTTAATTAAATTCTCCCCAAAACTTTTCTTTCGTGATGTAATTTGACAACGATTCCAATTATAAAAACCTCTTGCTAATCGAACAGGAGTTCCAAGTATCATTAACACACAACATAGCGTAGTCAACGGCACCACAAGTAATAGGAATAAGCCAATCTGCATTAATCTCCATTTCCAAGTATTTGACAATCTTTCAGTTTCTTTACGATGCAAAAACATTTTTCTTCCTCTGTTAGGTGGCGCAGGGACCAATCCACTCCCGTAAAAAGGCTGGCGGTGGATGATTCATGCGCTCTCGCCCTCAGCGACCAAACGCAAATAGCTAATGGGACTCCATATTGAGCCACGATCCATTGTTACTTCTGCCCAGATTTCCGTCAGTGCCTTATCGGGGAATGGAAGGTCTTGAGCAGCCAGCCATTCGTATCCCGTCATGGTTAGGCACGAAGCCGCAACGGCGGAAAAGTCGTCGTAGAGCTTGGTGATCCTACCGACCTCACCATACCTATCTGCTACACGGGTGCCGATCTTCATTGAGATTCTCCTTCGCGATCCGGTGCCGCCTGTAGCATTTCAAGATCTCATGCCATATGACCTCGTTGTCTTCCTTGGTTCAGATACCTCACGCTTACCACGCGGCTTGGAACGCGAAGAACTAGCCGAAGGACTGCTAGCCTTACCACTTCGATGCTCACGAACTAGGCGTGTGATTTCAATAGCATCACGTTCTGAAATATTCTCACCCTTCTGCGCGAACCGGATCTTGAAGAATTCCGGCCTCGGTACTTCCGACATCTTCGCTGTCATCTTCTTTGCTCGCATCGCCAGTACCTTCAAACGATCGCTGATTCCATCGCTCATGATCAACACCCTCCATTAGGATTTGGTTTCTACGTAACTCTCGCAACAATGGCAATGACCATTTTCCAAGACCACCAGTCGTATTAAAGAACGACACGTCCAAACTAATCGCGCAACGCCGCACATACGCATCTAACTCAGTGTTACTATCGAACTTACAATATGGGAACAATTTCTCTCCATCTTCTGGGGTCAGATACTGGATCGTAATTGGCCTCTCCTCACGGATCTGTGGCGCTTGTGCATATTGGAGGAACGCCGTCAAATAAGGAGCCTGTGGAACAATATAATGTGACCCAGGATGGCAGGATCGCTCCATCATCACAAGTTGATCTAACACTGCCTCATCAACATATACCAAACCATCAGAGTTGCTATATAAATCAGCAGCCGATATAGTAGCGCAACATGTAGAATGATTAGCAATTAATAGACCATTATGACTATTATCATCAGAGAAACCAATTAACTGCTCTAACTGCATGTACATGAGAACAGCAGGACCATACTTAGTATGCTCCATTGTAATGACTTTATACTCATCACGGTCAAATTGTTGATCATAGGTCTTACTCGCCCAACAAGAAGGCATATAAATGACACCCTTAACCGGCGTCGGTGGTGCTGGAATATTGATTACTTTGACAGTCTTATGACGAACAGATTCCCAACTCTGTTTCATCCATTCTAACGGATTCATCAATATCTCCTACGACGATTTCTGTCATTTTCATTCTCGTAAATCTCATCGTGATCGTCTTCTTCATCGTCTTCATCTTCATCTTCACTAGCTTCTTTCACAATCTCAACAGCAGCTGCCTTAATCTCCTGTTGCGAAGGATCGGGCAGGGCTGGTAACTGCATATTGGGATTAATGCGACGAAGCAATTCGTTAATTCCATCCTTCTTTTGGAGAAGGTCGAGTGCTTCACTAACTGTTGGAATTTGGGTAATTAGACTCTGCGCCTCCGTACGCGACTCAGTAGTCCACAGCGTCTCCAAAGCCCGATTCTTGGCATCATTAATAATATGGCGCAATCGACCACGGCATTGCGTCACCATCGCAATCTTTTGGGTAACTTCCATATTCAGCTTCATCTCTTCTTGTTTAGTATAGGCCAGTTGCTTCTGGAACTTGATCTTCTCACTGAGAAGATGAGCGCATTCAGTCTTCGTAATTTCTTCGGCAAGAGTTTTCTGTTGCTGCTTTAACTGGCCGATCTTTTGTTTCTTTTCCTCCATGAGTGCTTGCCACTCTTTCCGGTGACGTTCCTTAATTTCTGCTTCACGCTCTGAGTAAGACTCATTAAGGTCAGCAATCTCAACCTCAATTCGATTTTTCTCTTGGCTGATTCTTGATTCTACCTCAGCCTGAATCTGTTCGTCGACGCCAGAGATTAATTGTTCTACCTGAGATGCGCTAAGTAATAGGTTCTTACTAAACCTAAGCGCATTCGTAATACTCTCTGGCTTCCCATTCAATTCATCATCAAGTGCCTTCATGATTGTGTTGGCGCGTTCACAAATTAAATTCTTAAAAGCATTTCGATCAGTGGTAGTCAATGGAACTGTCAGTTTGACCTTACCATTGCCATTGCCATTGCCATTATCATTACCATTACCATTCGAGTTTTCCACACAATTCTTTTGGTGGTTGGTTAAGGCGAATCTCTTGTTGAACTTGCGTCCACATGCACAGGCTAATTCACTCTTCATAATTGGCATAATGGTCTCCTTAATTGACTTGTATCGACTCTAACGTTCCAATAAAGATTGTCCCGGCTCTTTCGAACCGGGACAACCTAGAGTAACGGATATGGAGGAGGGGGTTCCAGGACACCGTCACTCTATTACTATTATATCATCTCATAATTAGCAAAAATAATTATGGAGGATAGCCATGGAAACCATTTGGGCATTCGATGCACGTGTCAATTTCCAAGATGGGTCAGAGAAGTCATTGGCCATAATCAAAGACACCGCAGCTAGTCGGGAGGAAGCACGACGAACCGTTGGTGATGAAACCGGCTTGTCCGAGATTAAAGAAGCACAGGTGGTAAAAGATTTTGTTGATGCACTTGGACATACACCAGCTACTGGCTCCCAATCAGCTACCGTAAAAGATACTATCTTCAGATTTATGGCTATTACTACCAATGGCGCAATACACATCGCTGGAAGCAGTGATGAGCTTAGCCCAACCATCGAAACAGATGATCTAACTGCGGTTTTGGCAGATTTGAATGCAGATCCTCAATTCACTGCATTTATGGCTTCACTTGGGTAGATTATGCTTTGCGAATTCTTCCTTAAGGAAGATTTGTGCCAATGGTCTAAATTCTACACCAATATCATCTCTATATAAACAGACAGTTTCAGCATCAAAGTTTATTATCCGGCCAGCCTCAACTGCGCGGACATTCGGCACATCTTCAGTTATAAACCAAACTTTCTGACCTATAGTCAATATAAATCTCATTTTCTCACCTCCTAATTATTTACCAATGACAACTCATGTATATAATTGATGGCCCTGAACAGAAAGGAGGTTAAAAATGGCCGAGCACAAGCAGCCGATGCCAGGAGATCATGTCATTTATCATGATCCTCTTGGTAGACCGCTCCAAGCTCTATGTACGGCAGATTGGGGTGGTTGCATTAATGTTCTTTTTATTTCCGGAGATGGAAATAAAAAGGATCAGTACGGCAGGCAGATCGAACGCGAAACATCCGTTGCCCATAAAAAGGACACGAATGTTCACGGACGATACTGGCGATGGCCGCATGAAGATGCGCGCCCGGTAGTCCAGCCTGTCGCGTCGTAAGCAGTACCGCGCCGTGGAACCGAGCAGGAACCAATACGGCGCGACTATCATTCACTTATCAACCCTGGAAAATGGATTATAACCATACTTCGTCCACAAATCTTGATTATACTCAACATCTACAATTTTCTCAGGCAATTCAAGGCCAAATATCTTATTTGCACAGCTAAACGTAATTTCTTTAATTTTCTCCTCTGACATGCCTTCGCGTCTTAAGATTTCAATTCCCTTTGGCCAGAATGGTATAGCTGGAACACCCGATGGTGGGGTATCAGAATCCTTCCTTATAATTGGATGTGGTGCATGATCCGTACCGATAATATCAATATTACCACGCATAACATGTTCGAAAATCTTCTCTTGCCGTTCTTGACTACGAATCGGTGGATTCATTTTAACCCTATTCTTATGGATATCATAATCATTATAATTTAAAAGCATATGATGCCATGTGCATTCTATAATTATTGTAAATGGTAGGTTTTTTTTCTTCTCCTCTATTAAGAACTCAATCGTTATTGGATTGGAGACATGCGCAATATAAAACACTCCACGAAAATTAAATTCACGTGCCCAAGCATATTGTCTCTCTACTTGAATAGCCTCAGAATGTGCATTTTGATGTATTGAATGACTTATCGGATCTTTTGGGTCAAATGCACCAGTAAATAATTTCTCATCTTCAAAATGGCCAATACTTACACCATTATACCGTAATTCATTCTTAATTTGCCAGATTTTCTTTTGTATATCCTCATCAAGTATACCCATGTTGCCGGTAGAATGTGTGTAAAAGATCTTATCTCCGGCAACATTGAGCAATTCTGGTATTGAAATCTGTTTAAGTAGGTGGAGCATTGTTTCTGTTTGATTCAAATCATTCGTAATACCAGCATGAACACCATGATATACGTCAACACTCTTCAATTTGGACAATCGTTTATCTATTGCCGAGAGTGAAGTCAATGCTGGTTTTGGATTTGGCATTTCTAACAATGCACACAATCCAGATGCTTTGGCGTCTGCAAAACCCCAATCAAAGTATGGTTCAGAATATTCTTCACCACGTAAATGAACATGTGGATCTATGCAAGAGATCATGCGCATTCCAAATGCCTCCTTTTACGAAGTCGCCAAGCCGCGTGATTTTCCCGTTTACATTGGACTTACTAGCCATAAATCACTCCATCATGCAAAATGTTGTGGGCAAAACGCGGACCAGCAGTATGGCCACAAACAAAACCACAATAAACTTGGCATGCAGTCGCACCAGCCTGCATATATGCTAATATGTCTACATAAGATGTAATACCACCAACAGCTATAATAGGCTTCCTAATATTCCTATGAATTGAATTAATAATTTCAAGCGTATAGGGTCTAATATCTGGTCCACTCAAACCACCTTTACCAAGTTTAGTATCTTCATGTGGTATTGTATTAGACGCCACATAACCGTCTATACCGGCCAATTCACAAATACCAATAATCTTATCGAATCGTTCATGATTCTTGATTGATACTGGAGATAACTTAACCAGCAGCGGTTTCTGCCCCTTAATTGCTGCAATCGCAGATAATAACTCTTTCAATGCATCTGGGTCTTCAAAAGTACGACCTTCACGTGTATTAGGGCAGCTAATATTAATTACAGTATACAACCCATAATGTTTCAATAGGTTATAGCTATCACATATATCACGGACTGCTTTATCACCCATAATGTCCGGTGAATGTGTCTTTGCGATATTAACACCATAAACTTTAGATCGAACATTATTTAATCGTATAGCAACATCACTTGCTGGAATACCATTCAATCCCATCCGATTTAACAGCCGATCGTTTTCATATCGAAATAATCGTGGTTTTGGATTACCAGGGCCACCTAAATAAGTTATGCTGCCAATTTCAATAAAACCAAATCCATAACTCTGAACAACATCAATTAATTCAGCATTTTTATCAAATCCAGCTGCGATACCAAGTGGATTATTTAGTTCTTCACCGAACAACCTGTGTCGCATAGTTGTCTCTGTATTCTGCATATATACTGGGCCAGGGGCTAATATTTTATACTTCATTGCCCATTTGGCGACAGTGTGTGCTTGTTCTGGAGACAATAAACGCAGGGTGCGATAAGCTATTTTATTGATCACACCAGCTCACCCATGAAAGGTAAAGCCAAACCAACATCGAGTAACTGCTTATTTATTGATTTAATATTATCACCAAAGTCAGCCTCAACAAGCCATACAAGAACCAAAGGACGCCCATACTTATCCAATCCCTTCGATAATACATATGCCAACTTATTCTCAATTTGATCCTTTAACCAGATCTTGCCTTCTTGTGCTTTCTGTCGTTTAATTGGGTCTACATCATTTAACTCATATGCATTGACGCCCCATAATCGACAATTAGCATTAAGATATTCATAGACTCCACGATCAAATAAGAACCACGCTGAGTCACCATCATGCACAGCACCATCGATAAATTGTCCGGTCTTCCAGTTAAGTCTTTTAACCCAAGCTCTATAGACGAATGGTGTAAAGGACATATTAGTCTCCTTCTATAGAATACATTAATGTTTAGCTAGAAATGATCGCGCTCTGGCTATAAAATCATTAGTGCCGTTACATAAGATATAGCGCTTATTAGCATGCCATCGTTGCACCGAGTTCTTATATTGGATTAAGAAACATGGTGTTCCAACACTATGACAAACATGTGACATGCCACTACAAACTCCAAAGAACAAATCTGATTTGGATATTATCTTAGCTGATTTGGTAATGCTAAGTGGCCTACCGAGACGTACGAATTCATATTCACCGATGAAATTGGTTAATCGATTAAGATCCTTATTTGGAGGATTTTTCCTATCAGCTACGCTAATACCATCTAGTTGATAAGAAATCCGCCTGTAGGGTCCATATTTCCACTGATATCGTGATCCCAGATATGAACCAGCCCATATTGTTAATGGCAAGTTCTTATCGGCTTTAGAATCACTAATAATAACACGATCACCGACATTTAACAATTCAATTATTTCCTGGATCATCTTATGTCTATCGAGTCCAATTACATCATAACGGGAAACAAACATGCGAGATTTTCGTAAAATTCCAAGACGAGCCAGATAATTGATTGATGCCCAACAATCGCCTAATCCACCACCACCATATACACGAAAAATACTCATAATCATCTCGTGAAATCAAGCTCCCGTAATATTTTATATTGCAATGTTTTTGAATGTTCCACGTCTTCGATCTGTTCGACCCGTTTCACAATATCCCAATGTGTATGATTATAATTATGATTATGTTTCCAATCCATCGTATGCCACGGGTCACGCCTACAATGCCCATCAATACCATATATTAGCATCTTATCGTTATATGTTGCCTCGAAATAATCACCATAATGATTGCTCCTACTTATAATAGTAACTACTACATCATTCCTGGTCTTATATTGGCAACCAACCTCTATGCGCATGAAACTACCTGTAGCATAACGTTCGACTTCATCTTCCAGCACACCAAACTGATTATAAGGATCTTGTTCATGCTGTTTAATGAAAATCTTTTCGCGACTATTAAGCATCTTATAACCGGCGCATAATATAATCTTATTATACATTGGATCATGCATCGTGGTTTGACAATGTGCATAAAAATGAGAATAAGCCTTCAAATTAGTTGAAGGCCAATATGACCAAAACCAGAAGATAAACGACTCAATCATCTTATAAATTTGTATCATCCCAATAAAAATACTTATATGGAAGGCGAACACGAATACGAGTATGAATTCAGCGAATACTTTGACCCAAGAGAACGTTGTCCAAAATGCGACATCTTAGAACCATGGATTAACTTTGGACTTCCAAATTCAACTGAACAATTCTGTAAGAAGTGCGGGTACCAGAAAGGGAGACCAATAGAAAAAGACAAAACTAAATAATTAATCTTTCCGTACTTCATTGTGATGCGCAAACAACCAGAAACCAACTTGACACATAGCCATAGCTACAAGTAATATTACGAATGACCACCATGGTGGCTCAATTGTAATATAATCGAATTTAGACCAATCCTTAATCTTATAATTAGCTATAACCTCTTGCTTAATCTTTGGAATTAATTCATTATTAGGTAGGCTCTCCAAAAACAAACTCTCTAAATTACGCTTAACAATCGCTTTTTCAGTCCAACCAAAACAATAAGCCCAATTAGGTCTTTGCCCATTCTGGCTACCATAACATATTACCAAATCGTTCTTCTTACCTCCAACCCACTTCGCTTCTTGGTATTGGGCAATGGATGAATCTTCTGCTCCAAAACCAATTACGATCAGATTTACACGCATCGTAGGACCAAGCTCAGCATTAAGACAATCCCATTTATAAAGATTAAAATCAGATTTGGCAGTACCAAGGAGACGATTCGAACGCTGCCAAGAATCAGAAACAGGATAATCATAGACAGGAATTTTATCAGGTACGCGCACATATGAGAAGACGCTAGGCGCAGCTTGAACACGATTTTCGAACGGAACACTCATGTTGGATGGAATAATCGCATTAGTCTTATTATCGGCTATATAAATATTCTTATCACCACTATGGAAATCGGATTTGTGAACTTCAACTGCTTTTGGTTTGTCAATCCCAAATTGCTTACAGATTGACTTAAAATAACCTAGATCAATTATATGCTCTAATCGCTTTTGTCCATATGATATTTCACAGGTCCAATATTCCGGATGGTTACTACTCTTATGAACAATCTTTGTGCTTGTATTGCCTTTACTATCGGTCGTAGTCTGAACTTCGGTCCATTCCGCACGCCACCAAGGATAGTGAGTGGCTTGGACAACCTTTCCACTCCACGTTTCTATATCCGACACCATTGAGCTTATGGTAATTAAGTGGAATATGCCAGTTATGATGAAACCGATGCAGGAGCCAGTCACCCATTCGAACCATACTATTTGTTTACTGCGGACCCAAAATATGGCTCCAAGCAGAAGTGGAACACAGGCGATTGCATAGGCTAGCCACACGTTTATTTCTTCTTAAACAGGTCAACGCCATCGTCTTTACCAGACTCAAAGACCTTTTCTGTGTGGCTGGATGTAATAATCGTTACCTCAATACGGTCCCTACTACCAACAAATAGACTGCTTGGGAACGTGTCCAATAAATTATCGTGTTCTCGTTTAAAATCAAGAATCTCCTTCTGACGCATTGTCCATGAATCTCTTGAACCAACGATAATATTCTGAATGTTCTTATAGATAGAACTGTCAACATTTGGAATTGATTCATGTACCCAACTTACAATAGCGTTTTCATTTCCACCGCCACGCGCTGCTGCATGTTTAGTAAAAATATCCATAAGACTCTGACGGTCAGCCTCTCCTACTTGGACTACCTGTGCAATTTTCTTCCACATATTATCGAACTCAGATTTATTATCCTGTTGTTTAGCACTAATTGTATTGCGTAGACGCTTCTCTGAATTACTGGTGCTAATCCCGTATATAACAACAATTAGAGCTAATGCAACAATGGTGCTCACTGCCGCAATTATGATTGCCTTAATTGTCATTATATTCTCCTTGTTGTGACTATTTATATCTATCTTCATAGCAATCGCAATGATTTTAATTCAACACCATCTGAAACCGTAGCTAAAGCCGTATGAGCACTAATATCAGGTTCATAAAATAATTCACTTTTACCATTTAAATTGGATTTCCAGTTTAGTAAATCATTTTCGCAATCAACTCCAAGTAATACCATGATTTTACAGTTAGCGGCCCAATTTTTAACCTATGGATCGTCCCTATGATGCAGAAGCAACTCGGCCACTGCATGACATGCTTGTACGGCTCGTTGACTAGGCGATAGGTCTCGTCTAACCAGAACGTACATTTTCATTATCATCTCCTTATGGAATAATTCCAACCACGATATCATTACGTGCATGACAGCTATCTTCATATCTAATCTCATAGGCTGGATTGATTCTTTTAACACCATCAATCACCATTTTCTCCGATATTGTTTGCCAACCATGGCATTGAGTCCCCATAACTCGTCTATCGTCTATCATGATCGTATGTGTCTTAATAGGATGTTGAGCAATGATTTCTAATTCTTCCATAATTGGAATATTCTTTTTCCCAACTGATACACCCGAGCGTGGATAGATATGACCATCTAACCAGAAGGTAATAGGCACGGAAATATCTTTTATCATATTCCAAAGAGTGTCTATTGAATCTCCCAGAAATAAATGAACATTAGTCTGATCTTTAAATCGAGTCACGCACTTATCGTAGAAAGCTTTGTGGACTTCTACACTATAGATTTCCTTAAATCCTACTTTTAATGCAAATTCGACAGCATCCCCTCTTAAGGTTCCGGTTTCAACGAAGACAGGGTTTAGGTATTTTTGTAAGACCTCTTGGGATTGACTAGTTGGCATAAGATTATTTTCTCCAATTAAATGTCTCTGTCTTAATTATGTTTGCAATTGAGACAGAACAATCTGGGGCATGAACGGCATCATGAATACCTTCTAATGTAGTGGACTCGGATGGATTCGAACCACCGACCTTCCAGACCTTTCGATCCGGATGCTCTATCCGCTGAGCTACGAGTCCATTGGCGACCGTCATGGGAGTTTAACCCATTCCTGGTAAACCAGGATGTGTCCTGGCATTCACCGAAGTGTTAGCCCGCACAGTTACCGTAATCCAGTACAAAGTATTGACTAGTATGCTTTGCACCTTCATACTGGCTCCACGGTCACTTATCTCATGCTGAAACCAACAATGCACGTTGTTTCGCCCTCCGATCATACTCGGCAATCAATGGAGCACACAATGATGCAGCTTGGACTGGGTGACGGCCAGCCCAAGCACGTAATGAATCGTAACGTTTCCTAGCTAATCTAACGTATTGCTCACGTAATTCTAATGGTGCATGTAGGGGAGCTTGTTCGTGCTTGCCTTTAGCAATACAAGTTACAATATTCCAGATCGACGCCTCACGACGTGCGACTATTTGTCGATCTTTCTTGCTTAATCGTGTCTCAACAAAGCATTCTAGACTAGAAGAGAATTCGGAAGCACGCCTTGAGTGAATAATGGCTAAGATTCTGACCGTATCCATGGCTATCTCCTTGATGGTTGTTAGTTGGCGGAGAAGCCATGGTATTAAGGTGGGTGTTCAACCTAGAGCATCTTTATCTCCTCAATTTATATTTTATCATAATCATTCATTGCTGTCAACTATAGGCCACACATTGCTCACAGATCGAACCAGTGACATCTTTCTTCAAATGTGCTTCACGCAGCTTCTGAAATTCTTGGGAGTTCCAAGCATCCATAAACGAGATCTTATTCAAATCACCCATAATCCACTTATCACCAGCATCAAAACAACATGCTGATAACTTACCATCATAAGTAATATGTCCCTCTGTAAAAGCAGACCAACACGGTAATGGGTCGCGCAGCGCTCCAATCCGACCCTGATTACCGGCAATCGGACGATAACCAAGTTCTGCCTCACGTTTCTCGGCCAACGACCCAAATGAATACAATGGTAACCAATAATGTTGATCTACAAAAGGTTTAATCTGATCCACTAGAATATCCATACGTTTCTGTTGATCGCCATCAAACATGATGCTAGAGGCATATAGACCACATTTATATCCATTCTCCTTACGTAATTCATAAGCATCTTTGATGTTTTTGATTATTTTATCGAGATTTTTAACGCTTACTCCAGTAATATTTTCAAATTGTTCATAGTCATTATTAAAACTGAATTTCAACGAATCAAGTCCAGCTTTCATACATGCATTAACAGTTTCCTTATCAGATAATGAGCCATTAGTTGTGAGGAAAACGTATGGAAAGCCAACTACACGTTTCGCATAACTTATCGCTTCTGGCAACCAATCTAGCGTGAATGACTCTCCAATGTAAAAAACACCTAATTCTTCAACCCCTGCTTGGCGCATTTCTTTAATAACACGACGATAAAACTTCCAATCCATTTCGCCGCGTTTCTTAAGTCGCAACTTACTAGCACAAAAACCGCATTGGAAGTTACAAACTGAAGTTAATTCTATCTTTACTGATTTTGGCGCTGGCAAGACTGGTTTCATATATTCCTGTGGGATTTTAGTGATAGAATCAATGCGTGAAGTAATCATATATTCCCCTTTAGAACTATATTTGCTAATGATATAAAATATCTATGGTAATTTATTATGGGCCGCTCCCATCCAAGACCATTCGTCATACGCTCCGGTGGTGGCAACTAGTCAACATAGCGACCTCTAAAGTCGAAGATCTCGGTGCGAATCCGAGCCGGAGCATTATTACGGAGGAGATTACGGAGGAGAACCATTCATAAACTCAGCAATCACATCGCCATGGCACGGACGCGGCGAACAAAAACACACGAGTATCTTATCGTGCAACTCACCAACACGCCCTTTAAATTCTGTATCGTTTTTAACCCGTTCTAGAAAGTATTTCCTAAATTTATCAATAGTTGTACCTCTTGGTTCACCACGTCCCACTTTAAATGGATTACCAAAATAACCAGATTGCCCCTTACCTACACGACCAATATACACATATCTAGGATTATTCTCCCAACCAACCGGAGCATTTTTAATATTAATAACCTTAGTCAATTACTATCTCCCATGTGTTTGCTGCATTCATGGTTAGAACACACATAACCAATATGCTCATTTTTATTATTCCAGACCATACGACCCGTATTCGGCACTGGTTTATTACAAGTAAGACAAACATGGGGCAAATCAGGTTTCAAATCTGGCTTTTGTTGTTTACTTGCCTGATATTCGCTTTCTACAGCATGACGCCGTAAAATATCACTTGGCACAGCACTAATCGCATCCATCAACTTAACAGACGCCTCATTATTAATATTATCAGCCATTGCTCTTTCTGAAGCTATTATCCTATTATTAATCGACTCTAAATTCATTGCTCTTTCTGAAGCTATCCTATTATTAATCGACTCTAAATTCATTGCCCTCATAACCCCACACATAGCTTTCAACACTGCAACAGTAGCAAGATTATCATTCCGAGCATCATGTGCACCTGGATGCACAATATTATAAAAGGCACACAATGACTCTAGTGATCCAGATGTATTATCTGGGATTAAACCAATAAGCTTATAAAATTGGGCTATCATTGAAGTGTCAAGTTTACGATATGAAGTATATTTCTCAAATTCATTCCGATTTAATAGATGTTCATGAATCCAAATAACATCGAATGACACACCATGACCAATAGGGACTAACTTAATAGCACCATCTTGACTGTGCTTCCTCAGATACTTACGCAATATATTACCAGCCTCGGACTTATGGATGGCCGTTTTATCGTGTTCTAATAGGTCAATCTTATTAACAATCATAGCTTCTGGATTAATACGATATGGGTCATCACGAATACGCAAGTGTAGACTCTCTATTTCGTTGAGATCTTTATCCATCACATCAAAGCATGCTGTTAACAACGAATATTTGTCGCGCTCAATGCCGCCAGTTTCAGTATCAATGGCAACATATGTAGCTAGGCTCATGACTTCTTACTCCTTCCTTACTTTCTTTTCCTAGTCGGCTTTCTCTTCCTAGTCGGCTCTTTCCGAAAACTTAAATGATCGAACCCCTTAATTTCGGCCATCGTCTTATCGTCAATGGTAGGAATTGGCTTCATCGGCACAGCTAAATTATTTATAAACATTAGAATCTCTTGATATGCTTGTGCCGGATCGAATACTCTATAAAACTCAAGATCTCTTAAACGAGCATTAAATGTAATCTCAGTTTTCTCAGGTAAAGTAGCAACGAAAATAGGGCTTCTACTTTCATCGAATATTGATTTGAAATTATTGCGCTGTTTCTCAAATTCATCAAAATATCGTTCAAAACATGATCGATGACCACTATGTAGATAATAATTGTACCGTCTTGCCGTCTTATTCTTCTTCTTAAAGTAAAGATCGCGATCATACCCACCTATTGATTCGAAGAATGAATCAACCATTTCTATCGAGCGGCATAACACATTGTCTCGTGGCATACTGTCTTGCGAATCTTGTGAGTTAGTTTTAAAAAGTCTAAATGTTGGGTAAACTTTACCGCAAAATCCAATGCAGCATGGCTTTATTGACCAACTTCCTTTCCATGGACTTAATGGAGTCTTTGGGAATGGCCATTCATTAATTATAATAACTTTAGGTTTACGAATATAGAGCGTCTGTCTATCAAGATCGTGCGCTTGAATGCAATCATAATAGTCGCGAAAATCAGATATGATCCTCATGCGTTCCTCGAAGCTAGTTTCAATGCTGATTTTAACTTAATAGATGCGTTCCTCGAAGCTAGTTTTAATGCTGATTTTAACTTAATAGATTGATTAGACAAAGCTATATAATGTTCCAAAACTAATTTTCGTTGCTTGTTATCATTTATTTCTAACATCAAATTTGGTCTAATCGAACCAGACAAATTAGCACTGCCAACCCATACCTTTGTAACGTCGTCTCTATTAGTATAAATAACCATCTTAGTATGAGCGTCCTCTACAAATCTCCAATTAATTTTGGGCCATATCTTCATATTGTAGCGCAGATCCTCATTATTATTTTCCAAACGACCAAGGATTAATGTGCCTCCATTCTTATTCAACGTACACAAAATCCTTTGTACTGGAGATAATTTATGAGTAGGTGGAATTTCACCATAGTCGCTATAATTAATAATTGCTGAATAAATATTATATGTTGTAACATGAAGATGTTTAACGCCATTCGCATCGGTTAGATGAGACAAATGATTCCAAAACGCAATTGCATTTGTAGCACAGTCCATTATCCGTTATATCTAAATTATGTCAGTATTTAATTAGTGTGCGCAATACAAAGAAACATTATGTATACCTATCAGGCTCCATCTCATCTAATATAGACACATTTAATTGGAGACTAGAATTCGAACAAGAAATTGAAAAGCGCAAACTAGACATCGTCGTCATAAATCCATGCCGCAGCAAATTCGACCAAATAATGTTCAGTAAGCTAAAAACCGGGAAAGTCGATTTCAATAAAGAAAGCAAGAAAATACCAGCTGGTGTCCTTAAACGCAAAGACAGGCAACAAGTACGCATCAGCTCGTTGGTGGTCGTTAACTTAGCTATACATGACCCGAATAGACCAATCGTTGGCACAATATATGAATTAGCTTGGGCAGACGAACTACGATTACCAGTAATAGCAATCATTGACGAACAGAATCATAATTTATATGCTACACACCCATTCATAGTCGATAGTATATCCCAACAAGCAAAATCAATTCAAGATGCCATTGATATCATCGAGAACTTCTTCGTCGACCAGTACGAATAGTATGCAATTAATCTGGACAAAATTATATTAGAGGAATTATTTATGAAGATCATATTATCCATCTTGTTGACATTTGTTACGATTAATGTTGAACACCGCTCAGGGCACCCAATAGATCAAAATGCTTATAATGTAAATGGATTTACTGCGAAAATAACAGCATTAGATGCACATCATGAATTCACATTCCACGGGAAAGCAACACGTATACACAACGCTTGGAGACAAATTCAGACTGTAGTTAACGAGATGGCAACCAATGACAGTGTTCCAAATAATACTAGATTCAGTGTCGTAATTAACTGGCGGAAAGCTAACTTTACCAGAATCGTTGTAGCACATCGATACTCATAAAACAAATAATTCTTATCAAGACAAATAATTCCTCTATCAAACTATACTATAGAGGAATTATTCCTATGCGCGAACTACCCAAGACATTAGCAGGCCCCAAATACCAAGGACAATGGGCCAAAGACCTCAATCAATTATCGGACGGTGTAAGATATATCGTACGTAACGTCCTGCTCGCATTTAGTAAAGATTTACATCAAAGAATGGTGAGTGAAGACGGAAAGCGTCCTGGAATAGAAGCCACACTAGAAACGGTATTAGCAATGATCGTCCAAGGAGAATTGCGCTGTGTCAGCGCTGAAGAAGATGATACACATTGGCACTTCGGTATGTACCATTACGATACAGTGAAAGAACAATACAACAGGCGATGGGCGATAATAGTTCATCGCGTATACGATACAAAAACATAATCAAATATATTTATGTGCATAAACTCTTAATTGTAGTCCTATTGAGCTTGCTCAGTCTCAGCTCTTGCCGCCACAAAAAGAGACCACTTACGCCATGGGGCAAAGCACCTAAAACTATACTAGAAAGATCAAAATAGAGATTTAGTAGATCCTTAACAAAGATACAATAGCATAGGAGATAAACATGAGCATAATGAGCCTCATCAGAAGCATACTGCCACTCAGACCGCGCTGCTTCAAAACCCAAGCAGAAGTATTAGATCATATCGCAAAACATCCAAAACAAACCGGCCCAATTAAATTATATAACATAATTCTAAGAAGAACAGACAGCAAAAAACTGCTAGAAGCATTAATCACAGCAGGATTCACTTACGAGCACTCAATGAAAATTGTTAAAGCAATTAAACACGAGAACATCATCATACGTAATACCCATTATGAACGAGCGGAACACATTGCGCAAATCATGCACCAACATGATAATTCTCTGAAGGTTAGCATTACTGAAGCATGAACGGATAACAAATGTTAATTGATGGCATCCTAGAAATCGATCGTCAAAGAGGCGTAATATACTTCCACGACCAACAAGGCACGACCAGATTACGAATCTGCAGACTACCTAAACCGATACCAGATCTAGAGAGTATCGATGGTAGGCAAATCGACCTGACAATAATTGAAGCCAAGACCAATTATATTCGATCCTCAAATATAGAGCATGAGTATACCGCCACTCCTTAACCACGCACCTGTTATATTAGTAGAAGATAACTTCGTATGTCCCAAAAGACCCATATACATAAACGTCTTCGGTAAAATTAAACCAAACTTCGTACCAGTCGAATACAAAGCCATCGGACTCAACATCCAAAAAGGCGATCAAGTAGCACTCAAAAAAGATCGTCGCCGCTTAGTTGGCGATAAATTCATCAACAAATCAGAAGGAAGAACCAGATTCGTAATTGGAGTCAGAGATTATAATATTGCCCCAAGCTTCGATGAGAGCGCCAACCGAGTAGTACGAGGCAGCAAAGCACCATGCACACCATTTCCAGCGATACGCACAACACAGATCATAACGATAGCTGATGGTGTCTTCCCATTAAGCGATATTACATTCAAGAAAATCGGTCGTTAATTATTCCTAACATCAAGCAAATATCACAGTATATAGAAGTCAAACCGGAGCGATTATGAAACGTGCACTAATCACAGGAATATCAGGCCAAGATGGGAGCTATCTGGCCGAGTTGCTTCTAGAAAAGCGTTATGAAGTTCACGGGATAATCAGACGAGCGTCAACTTTCAACACGAATAGAATCGATCACATATTCGATAAATTACATCTGCATCATGGTGATGTAACCGATTCAAACAATCTGGTTAAGATTTTAACTATTGTTCAACCAGATGAAGTCTACAATTTAGCTGCCCAATCTCATGTGAGAGTCTCATTTGACGAACCGGTTTATACGGCAGACGCCACAGCGATAGGAACACTTAGATTGTTAGAAGGGATACGACAAAGCAACTTACAAAACACTAAATTCTACCAAGCATCCTCATCAGAACAATTTGGAAGTTCACCACCACCACAAGACGAGCAAACACCATTTCATCCAAGGAGTCCTTACGCTTGTAGTAAGGTATTTGCTCACCATACTGCGGTTCATTATAGGGAAGCTTATGATATGTTCATATGTTGTGGCATTCTGATGAATCATGAATCAGAACGTCGTGGAGAAACATTCGTAACGCGCAAAATAACCAGAGCGGCTACAAGAATTAAACTCGGCTTACAACATGAACTAAGATTAGGTAATTTAGACGCACAACGTGACTGGGGATATGCTAAAGATTATGTAGAAGCCATGTGGCTCATGTTGCAACAACCAGAACCAGATGATTATCTAATTGCCACTGGAGAAACACATTCGGTAAGTGAATTTATTGAATTAGTCTTCAGTTACCTAAAACTCGACTGGAGATTATATGTCAAAATTGATGACCGACTCAAAAGACCAACTGAAGTCAATGTCTTACAAGGTGATAACAGCAGAGCCAGAACCAAATTAAAATGGCAACCCAAGACTAGCTTTAAAGATCTTGTGTATCTGATGGTGGAGCATGACCTCAAATTAGCAAGCAGAGAGAAATTTGTAGCAGATCTCAAAAAATAGAAAGGAGACCATTGGCGTATGAAGGCAGATCTTCATCGCCACCTAGGTGGCTCTATTCGAAGTTCAACGGTCTATCAAATCCTTAAAAGGCAACACGGAGATTCCCTGAATCTAACACCAGAACAAGTACATGCAGCTATGTCTTATAATTGTAAAGACGATCGACACTTCAGTACCTTCCTCAACAAATTCAAACTCTTAGAAGAGATTAGATGGAATGAAGAAGTCCTACGGCTAGTCCTGGAGCATGTATGTTGGGACATAGTCGGAGAGAAGATTGACTATGTCGAACTAAAGTTTTCAATAGACAAATATCTTAGACATAATCCAGATTGGACCCCAGAATATATAATTGATCTAATACACGAAATCATGCTAGAACAAGCTGGAAAATGGGACTTTATGTTCGGTCTAGTTTTATCTCTTAAATATGAATCTAATCGAGATAACCAGCGACGATACGCAAGAACAATTGATAAATGTGCTGATTTATTAGTCGGACTAGACTTAGTAGGAGACGAAGCTCATTTCATATCATCCTTCTATGAAGGTATGTGCAGAGAGTGGCAATCGGCCAAGAAAGGACTAGAGGCACACGTTGGAGAAACGCAAAGTGGAGAGAATGTACGACAAGCTATTGAACAACTGAATGTTGATCGTATCGCTCATGGTATTCAAGCAGCCCATAATGACGACATAATGAAAATGGCAATCGAACGGGACGTATGTTTTGATGTTGCCCTGAGTTCAAACGTCTATACTGGCGTCATCAGAGATTATCAAGATCACCCTATTAAAAGCATGATCGAAAAAGGGTGTCGAATAACCATTGGAACAGATGATCCAGCGATACTAAACACGACTCTCGACAAAGAATACGAACTGCTAAGACAGCATCACAGTATAAATGATGAACAATTAATTAATATAATGTCGAATTCTATTAAATATGCTTTTACTGATCTAGAATCTTAACAAATATAATAGAGGAGCAAGCCATGAGTCTTCTCGATCAGATCGGTCAATATCGTGGACATCCTAGTGTCGGAGGTAATCCGGCTAGATTTGTTGAATTAGTGGGTGGTAGAGAAGTTTTATATACTTTCCTGGAACCTGATGCGGAGACTACTAGAGAGACTCATTGGTATGATACGAGACAGAACGTCTTATATAAGCGAGTTGAAGCGATTAATCCAAGGACTAATAAGACATCAAAGTTCTGGAAGGCTGTGTCTAGTTGCACATGACTATGCATCTAACATAACATGTATCTTATCTGGGTGTTTGGTGCATGGTTGACGTTCAGGATCTCCATAAAGAAGTGAATCGCCCTGCTTTCTAAGCACCCAGCCGCCCGTTGTACCAGATGGATTGATTGAGTTAGCAAAGTCCAGGATCTCAGCATCAGACCAATTTTTCGGGACACAAACCTGGATATCTAGGACGCCATGGTGTGTTATTTCAGCTTCCATTTGTGCCTCCTTGTCATGTGCCTCCTTGTCATCTTATATCAAGTTAATATCAAGCTAATAGTATATAAGCAATATGATTGATCACGAGAAGATTTTAGAGGCCATCAATAGTAATGACCCAATTATTAAACAGACTGCTATTGATCAGGCTAAGACATGTGGTGTTGCTGATAAGCGGTTATTATTGGATCTCGCTAAGAAGAAGGGTGGTCTTCAGGAGCTATTTCAAGCTATTACTGGAATAAAGGAGATCAATCCAGATACCAGTAATATCCAATTGCCACAGATGATTAGGAAAAAGGTTACCACTATAGAAATAAATGAGCAGCCCAAGCCAAAGATGTTCACTACTGATTTTATAATGAAGGATAATGATTGTAAGAAGCATCCTGGGACTCCTTCTATAACTAAGGTTGGTTTAACAGGCAACGTGTGTTTGGGTTGCGCCTATGAGCTTTTCATGATTTGGAAGAATAAACCAGATCGAAAATAATTCCACCATTAGAATATTTTATTAAACAATCTTGACCATTCTTTTTTCGCTGATTCCATACTCCAATTTGTATTCAACCAATCATAGGCATTTTGCGTTGCTTGTCGTCTTTCTTCAGGTTCAAAGGCAGCTCTGGAAGAATAATAAACAAATTCACGTTGATTATTACATAAGAATCCGGTTTGTTTGTGCAATACTAATTCTTTCCAACCACCACGATTATCAACAATCAACATACTACCACTCGACATCGCCTCAAAAGCAATACGTGGTAGATTCTCATAAGTATCACTCATCTGAATGACGCATTCAGAATGTTTATAAAGTTCTTGGGCGGAAATTGCACCAGCTTTATATCCCTTAATCCAATTTGGTTCTTGACCGATTTTCTTTCGCACTGTGTCATTAATTCCTAAAATTATTCCTTCCTTTAGCGTTGGCGCAACCATAGCTTCATAAACCCATAATTGAGCTTGATGAAACTTAGCCGCATCATCTCTAGAAATTCGACCAAATCTGAATTTATCGGTTGGTCTATTTCTAATATATGAAAAATCATCTTTATGAAAATAAGGTCTGATTTTTTCGTAGTGAAACGCTTTATTAATTAATATTAATTCTGGCCTTACTTTTTCCATAACATGGTCGGTTTGATATATGAAAAAATCGATTAATCCATCTTTATGAGCATCCTTTTCAAGATCAAACAAATAGGACATACAATTTACCCACATTATCTTCGTGGCATATTCTCTAATTTGTCGTATACTCTTCAGAAATTGACCATTACAATATGATATTACTGGCATGCCCTTACAAGATTTCCAATTACGTGGTTCATGAATAATACAGCCACGTTTTTCCATATGCATTTGTTGTAAATTGCTATCAATTAAACCGGTATGCAACAAATGTACTTCAACATCCATTGCCTGCCAGCATCTAATTTGATGGTCTAATTCGGTATCAGCCCCGCCAACTTTTGATGGGTAACCAATAACACAAATGCGCATATTATTTACATACAGTAAATAAAATATGCGAATCGCAATATTAATGGCACCTTATTATGAAAACTGGAAACCCCATTTAAATTCTCGTAATGATTTATTGGTATTAGCCCCTGACAAGATAATTTCATATCTAATCGAATCTGGACATGAAGTAGAGTGTATTAATATATTGGAAGAGAGAATATGCTATCCGCTTTTTTGTTCAAAACAATTACTTAAGATATCTAGAGATATTAGCAATTGGAAATTTGATATTGTGTGGCACTGTGTAAAAGATCCAACCCCAAAAGAATTAATTCAGAGAATAAACACATTAACCATCAAAATACAACCAAAGAAAATATTAAATAACTACACAACATTAATGAATTGGACAAAACCACATTATTATAAAATAATAAACACCAAAATTAAAAACATCACACCAAAGATCAAAAACACAAAAACATCATATTTAGATCTAGTAATACCAGACAGAAACAATGACAGACATCTTTCTAAGAATATTATAGTTGAGTATATTGATAACATAAGAAATGGAAAGCGTGAATTCTTTAGAGTTCCATATTGTTGTGGTAAATTAATGAGTGGATATTTATATAGATGTAGGCCAGAAGATCGAGTGCCCAAAACTGGAGCGGCTGTTGAGCGCATCGAACACACATTAAAAGGAAATATTACTAGCAACGTTGGAAAAATATTATATAGAAATGGTCTTGATATCGCACACATAGAAGGATTTTCTGACATAAATAACGATATTAAATTAATTTTTGATATAAACCCGTTCCCTTGTTCTGACGGGAAAACATTTAACCCAATGTCAAAATTAATTGTACAACGATTAGAGCAATTGTATGCTTAGACAATATGATTTTTCTCATTGGAAGCATTTACCGAGCGTATCATGTCAGTGCATAACATATGGAAGGACCAAATTATTAGATGAAGCTGTTGAATGTTTCTTACGACAAGACTGGCCAGGTAAAAAAGAATTAATTATTCTTAATGACTGTAAGAAAATGAAAATTAAATCATCATATAATTCTTCTGAAATCAAAATAATTAATTCTCCAATGCGTTATGATTCAGTTGGTGCTAAAAGGAATAAATGTGTACATCTATGTTCTGGAGAAATTATATTTCCATGGGATGATGATGATATATGTATGCCATGGAGAATAAGTCATACAATATCAAACATGAAAAATAAACACTATTATAAACCAGATAAGATATGGTATTGGAAAAATGGCTCGATAGATATTAAACCCAAAAAATCAATTGCACATGCTATGGGGGCGTATTCAAAAGAATTCTTTAATAATGTAGGTGGATATCCGGAAATCGGAAGCGGTCAAGATCAAGAACTAGAAGAAAAATTCAAAGGTCAATACAGAGTTATCGATAACATAAAACCATGTGATATATACTATATATATAGGTTTCCAGGGACTGGAAGCTATCATTTGTCATCATTTGGTTGGAATCGTGGACAAAATGAGGTAGGAAAGTATGTCAATAAAATAAATTTGCCATTGTTATATAATATTCAACCAAATTGGAAACAAGATTACACGAAAATGATTAACGCGTGTATAAATTCTCTAAAGGAATAGCAATCCAATCAGAATCATCAATTGACCATTCTAGAGGCCCCCATGGAAACTCATTAACAGCAATAGATCGATCAATGCACAACTTAACTCTTCTTTGATATTTTGGTGGAACCACAACAAATCTATGCAACTTAACAGCGTCAAAGATTAATGTTTGTCCTTCGATTGAAAATTTCAATCCTTCACTGCCAACCGCGCTACCACTTCTAAGACGCAACGATTTAAAATTTTCCGGCAACACTAACCACCCGGTAAAAGAGGTCTTAGTTTTTGCACTAGGCAAAAGAAGTTGAGAATCATTCAAATATGTTTTACGTTCATTTCCCGTAATCAGCAACAATCCCTTATTTGATTCGGTTTGAATTTGTGTCTCATTTTTGACTATGGTTTTGCTACTTCGCCCCTGCTTAGGCTTGTCGGTCACTTCCCATTGCTTAACCTTCTCAGTGTCAACCTTACCCACAATGTCTTGAAAATTGTCTTTAACTAGCTTAATCTCGTGCTGACCAGGTATGATTTCAATAGTAGCAGGAGCAGTAACCGGCTTACCATCCTTAACATAAGAAACCTTATCAACAACAATCTCCCATCCTTCCTCAAGGAATACTACATCAAACTTCACCTTAATTGCTTCTAGTTTAACCACATCTAACTTATGAATTGAAGCATCTTTAATCTCAATATTTAAAACTTTGTCCACGTAGCCCTTCAATCTAACCACCAACATATGAGAACCACCCGCTCCAAGATCAATCAAACATGGTGTTTTCCCAAGGCTAACATCTGCCTTAAAGATTTCAGCTCCAGCCGGATCAGTCTTAATATGTGCCTTACCGATAATCGTCGATTCTTCACCAACTAACTGCAAAGACAACAATAACAGAGAAATAATCATAAAGCGCATGGCTTAGTCTCCTTGACCCATATTTTTGTATCATTAGGAATTATATCGATCAATCATACTCGCTTCTAATTCGAGAAATCATGATTATTAACACAAATAATTCCACTAACCTCAATAACGCGATAAAATATACTAACAGTGGAGCGTCAACCTAAATGAACTTCAGCAACCGCATCGACCAAGCATTGCAAAGACTAGATGAATCAGCTAAACTCTTCTCACAGATCATAGCTGACCTACAGAAAACAGGCATCAAATTCTATGTGGTCGGAGGAGTAGCAGTTACATACCATGGATGGGAACGCTTAACTAGAGACATTGACGTGGTTATCGACCAAGACGACTTCGACAAATTAGATAGTCAAGACTTCAGAAAGAAAATCACGCCAGGTAGTAACTTCGGTAACCTACTACACAAAAAGACAGGTATGCAAGTAGATGTATTGCTCGGTGGTGGTATTTTCCCGAAGACATCAGAAATTAAATCAAGCTTGGCCAACCCACACATAGCTAGCCTAACTGATCTAATCATCATCAAATTACGACGCGGTGACCCAAGCGATATTGGCGACATCTATCGCGTCCTCAAGGTTACTAAGGAACCAGTTGATTGGAAGAAAGTCAAGGATAAAGTACAGCGAGACGTATGGAACGACCTAACTAAAATCATTAAGAGAGTTGAAACGGAACGCGGAACGATAGAATCTTAATAATGTCGAATCTTAATATTCTCTGAGCCGCTCAAACCACAACGTGGACAACAGATATATTGCAATCGGCTCTCCATGTGGCCTACATCTACATATTTCTCGAAACAACCGCCTACCACATCGCCACAACTTTTACACACATACTCACTTGGTCTACCATCTGGAATTTTAACTTCCAAATCAACTTTTCCAGTTTCGGGGTTGAATGCCTTAATTTTCTTCATTTCTGTTCGGCCAATGTTTTCAATATATTCTTCGCGGCCTTCATATACGCTTTTGGCTTGTGGTATTGTGAACCAAAAGATTCATTAAATATCTTAGCAATTACTGTTGCAGTTTGCCGCACATTTGTACACTTATTACGCTGTTTAATCAGTGTTCGAACTTCTGAATTATATTCATCAGAATAAGCACCCATCCTAATCAATCCTTCCGGATCAATGTCAATAAAAATCTTGTTTAATTCTTTTTCAAGATTATTCACCGGATTACGTTTCATTTTAGACCTCTTCGCAGAAACCTAGTCATCTCAGCCTGATACTCATGACTATACTCTTCAACCCCTTCCACCTTACCAATCGTCTTAATTGCATTCCTCGACGCGAATGCTGGTAGAATAATCAGATTCTTATACAACACCGGATCATTAATTATTTTTTTGACAGACTTGTTGCCAATATAAACCTTCAATGTCGGAATCTTAGTATTTGGCACCCATTCAAACATGCTCGACGTTTCACTCTTATCGATCTCAATTTTAGCTGGTGTAACTTGTTGCGCAGGATAAACATTAACCGCACACTCAACCTGTGCTTTCTTAGTTGATTCACCCTTCCTCTTCATTAGACCATATTGTAACTCAGCCGTTAGGTTTACCTTACCTACAGCCTTAGCCGTAACAGACACCCAATATTCATAACACTTCTTGACATCATTATAGACTGGTTTCCCACCATGCTCAATAGTTACTAGACCCTTCGGTTCCATTGAGAGCTTAACTTGCTTAATCTGTTTCAAATCAAGTTCGTCAGCATTAATATCCAGCGATATTCGTTTGCCATGGCCAACTTTCACACTAAATTGAGGACGAAAGAACTGCATTAATCCAATTACTTTATAATTGTCTATTTCAACTGTTGTCTCATTCTTATAAGCATCTTCAAAACTCGCAGTTAATTTTGTCGTCCCAATAAGTGATCTACTAATAATATCAACCTGAGCACCAAACCGTTTGCCCATTTGGCGCACCGGAAGATTAATCTTTTGTGTCATCTCCCTCGGACCACGCGTGGGATCATTTGGTCGCCGCTTGGCGATAATCAAATTCTTATCCTGCTCCATCTCCAATTTGATTACTTTCTGATCTTTCTTATCTGTGATTAGATCATTATTCACATAAATAGACAACCGGCGCACACTATCCTTAAACATCTTAATATTTTGTGGCATAATATAGACACCATCTTGTCCAAGGGCTTTGGTTAGAAAATCGTCGTCATATTCACCATCTTCCTCGTCGCCCTCATCCTGACATTCTTCCATCGCAAGACGCATAAACTCGTCAATAAACTCCTTAGGCAATTCACCATCACCCTGTTCACCAACCACTTCATCCATGAGAATCAATCGAACTTGTTCAAATAAATCTTTTACAAATGGGTGGTTCTTATCAAGCCCTTCTTTTCTGGTCGGCCTTAATAGACACCGATCATTGTGTATTGGACGCTTACTCTTTTCTCGCTCAATAACATCATACTCGACCAACAAACCCCTAACTAAATCATATGGAATACGTAATTCGCCATAGACATATTGCGTAGCTTGACAATTCTTAAACGCGTGATCAAAATATGTATGTTCTATTGCCATGCGACCTGCCGTGACAATAAAACCATTCCGTGGATAATAGTCGCCGTCAATCAATGGCTTATGGGATTGAAACACAACTAACTTAATCTTAGCGTCCTTCATGATATTACTAGTAATAACCCTACTAAATAACAATTCACCTTTAGGTTCCTCATAATTCAATTCTTGTGACTCATCACGACAACTAACAACTATCTTTTTAATACCATGACTAGACCGATTCATCATAATTAAACGCAATTGCGGAAGTTCTGATAACAAAGCGCATAGATTCTTATAACGTGGCAAATTTAGGCGGATTCCATCTAGGATGAAAATTAAACCATTCATCCCCGGCTTAAAATCGAAACTCTCATAATCCTTTTTAGATGCTGGTCTGCCTTCCGTATTATGAATCTTATTGTTGTCGTCATCAACTGGAAATAACGAATAAGAACCATTAGACTCAATAAAATATTTCGACCTGTAATATTGGCCATCTTTAAAAGACACAATAACGAAATCATTAACATGTGGGATGATGTCTTTAGCCCCTACGGAAAAGAAACCACGCACCCCTTCAGCCGATGTGTGCGCACCATAACGGTTCAACTTTTGTAACTGTTCCTCATAAGTAAGACCACTTCCATTGTCCTTATAAATGATTATCGAATTCTCTTTCTTATAGATGATTTCGATCCATACATCGCGTTGAACACCAAGTACAGCATAAATATCGTCGCTATTCGTGATCAATTCCAATAACAACCAACTAATGTCGGTTATGCGCTCACTGGCTTGTTGACCAATCGCACGAGCGGTCAACTGCATAATTTGCCTGGGCAAAGCTTGTATCGCCGTAGTGCTCATTTTACTACCTCCAGAAGGTTAGAAAGCGAAAGCGAAATTTTGTGTTCATTTTACAGTCTCTATGAATAAATGTTTAGCCTCTTTAATAAAACCGCCAAATTTATCGTCTTGTGTGTCGTTTGCAATTATCTCTAATGAGTTAACCTTACTTCTAATCAGGTTCTGTTCAGCCAGAGGTGGCAAGCTGAGCATGTCCGTGAACAAACATCTGTCTGTCTTCTTCATCCTGCCTAATTTAAGATAGCGTTGGAACAATACGGACTTCTGCGCTCGGTGGAAAAATGTATAATCAGCCTTAATATTATTGGACGAAGCAATGTGCTTATCAGAGCTATTTTCTTGTAGCCAACTAATCCCCTTCGGAGTCAAGTACCATTGGATAGCATGATACCCAATTAAGCCGCTCCTGCTTGCAGTGCGCAAAGCTCTACGGATCATCTCAGTATTGGGCCATTTATTATATTCTGGTAATCTCCAAGCAAACCGCTGAGGAGCAAGTTCGAAACATTTCGCATAAATGTGTTCTTGGTGTATTGACTCACCAAGCGAGCCAATTTCATTAAAAGCAAGCATAACGATTTCTAAATTGCTCAACTCTTTCATTATATTGATTATATCGTGATAATCTAAACTATTAAATTCTATCCATAATGTCGAAGAATTCTCTCCGACTAATATCATGGATACTCTTACCCTTCCTTTTTAGACACTCATTGAACTTGGTCACTTTTTCTTGGAGCTGCTCATGGGTCTTTTTACTACCACCAATAATGCTAAAGTCATCGCCCTTGGTTATCCGAACATGGCCATCACTATCATAACCTATACCGACTAGATGCCCAATCCGTTGCTTATTCTTGGTCTTCATAATAAGTCCTATGTATTTTTGATATATAACTTCAATTCATTGACTTGCGTTCTGATGGTCTTCGATTGATGTATCAGGTTTCGACGGAGGCCACTTAACCAAGAATGTTTCGGACACATCTTTGATTTTCACATATGCTGTCCCATCATTATTAATAATAGTATAAATAATATAATCGGAAGGAACTAGAAGCCTCTGTCCATGTATCATGTTGAACTCGGTTATCCCTTGCATCATCACCCCCTGATTATTTCGACGTTATAAAATCTAAATATTTACCAATTATGTTTATTGACAAGAATTGCTTCGCATGAATATGTGCATTAAAACCTAAGACATGTATAATTTGTGGGTTGTCTAACAACCCAACAAGATGCTTATAGAAATCATCCAGAGTATCACAGAGATAACCCGTATTTCCTTGAATAATCTGATCGCGATGCCCTCCTCTATTCGTTGCCAATACAGGACACCCACATCGCATTGCCTCTGCCACTCCACGTGACCATGGCTCATTATATGTATAATTAATAAATTGTAGATATATATCAATATCTCTAAAGTAGTCAGGTACATTAGTCGAAAATGGCTTCCTTATTATTACATTCTTAAACTGCGACAATTCCTTCTCTCTATTAGATGGAACTCCCATAAAATCCCAAATAACTTGGTACCCATAAGTCTCATTAACCATTTTAATTAACTTGACATGATCCTCATTGAATTTGTACGATTGACAATTAGTATGTCGCCCAATTCTGATCTTATTATATGGATTCTTCTGATAATTACCAGTGTGTGGGTCAATTGGACTTTCCAAGATTAACCGTGGCAAAAATCTGATCTCTGAATATTTCTTATCGGTGCTAAGTATATTGCTCATTTCTTTGTTGGCACAAATAATTCTGGTATTTGGGCAAACTGCAGCTATTTCGTGTAACTTAGAAGCTGGGTCCAATATTGAATTATATAGGAATATTACCTGTGGTATCTTATTAATTTCGATGCTAAATCTATGACGATCGGTTCTGCCTTGCCAATAGGTTAATTGTGAGAATTCATGTATATCAGAATTAATAACAAGTAAGCTATCTAATTGATAGAGTTGGTTGGCACTAATTCCTCTTTCACCGAATGTTTCAATTGCGATTTTGACATTTGGATCGGCTTTGCTAAGCATATATTGGGTAATGCCACGTTCGCAGAATAAGGTACATTCGTGGTTTGTATATCGTACTATGGCATTGGCCATTTCTATGGCGCGGTGTTCTGTTCCGGCTAGGCCGTCCATTTTGGTAAAGATGCCGATGAGCATATAACTATGTATGCATTGGTTCTCTGGTTCGGGTCCTAGGAAAGTGGAGAGAGGATTAGATCCTAAGCAAAGATCGTACCCAATTACCCAGGCTCTGCTCAAACCTAAACCTAAACTTATCGGACACATACTTCCCCTTCGACACATGCATTACCTCAATATATTGATTCTCAGTATCAATATCTCTAACAGTATAACCAACTGCCAGTGAATCAAGCACCTGAGCTAATACCAAGCCTAAGGGCGCTCTAGCATCAATCAACTCTTTGAACGTAACTTTACTGGGTGATAGTACATATATTGAATCCATAACCCTTTCATTCACTGAAAAGTAATACGTACGCTTAACACCAAACTGAGAAAAGACAACACGAACAGAATCGCCCATCAGCTCGAAACTCAATAATTTAGTTTCTGCACCAATATTCGCATAAATGAATAGATCATTAATAGTCTGCTCTGGTGAACCACCACGTCTAATAATGTCATGGAAAGTCGTGTCGTAATTAAGCCAGGCATCTTCAGATGACAGGATGTCATTAATAGCCTCTGTTAGCCTAGCATCAAACGAATCCATATCAATTAGTCAGCTGTAACTGACCCTTACTAAATTCTGTAAAAGCTTCAAGCTGGTCCCTAACCTCAACAAACCGCATCGTAGCCCCAGGGAACAGCCTAAACGCAACCTTCCCAATAGCAACCTGTGGGTTCAACGGGAAATATGGAGTATTAACAGCAACCGGAGAAGTCAAACTCGCCGACTCCACCGTATCCGGAGTAATCAATAGCCCATTCCACCAAACCCACACCTGACCATCTCTAAACATAATTTCAACATCATTCCACTTCTCAACCTGACCATTCACCGGAACATCTAACTCTCCACCGGAATACACCCTAAAACCTTCAGGATCAGACGTAACATCTAAACCCACACCATCAGTAATAATACCAGATTGAGTAAACACACGACTAACAGCAGCACCCGCACGGAATCCACGCACCAAATCATCAACAGGATCAATCGAATCATTCAACTCATATGGCACACTCATGTCTAATAGTCCAACCTTCACCTGCAACTGCACTGACTCACTGCCAGAATCAGTATTGACACTAAATTGGAACCTCACACAAGGAGCGGTAAAATCCTGCCGTAACAATTCAACCACAGTCGAATTTGCAGGAACCTCAACCGCTTCAATCTCAGAAATAGCAGCGGTCACCTCAGTAGCAGCTGTGCTCTCAATTGGAGGACAACCATCCGTAGGACAACCCGTCACATCCGCACCCGTAGCTTCAACATCACAACCAGTAGCCAAATCACCAATCGGGAAATCCTCATCGAATGGGAAAACATCCCCAGAACCAATCAACGTAATCCCATCGTCATCCCAGTTAGCAAACGCCGCTTTAAACTGATATGGCCACACCCCATTTCTAAACGCACCGGTCAAAATCCGTAGTACGCCCCGATCTGGCATATCCTCCCAACGCATCCCCTTGGCAACTACAAACGGCAAACCAGCAAACGGGCCAGTAGTAAACACACCACGCTTAACAATCTTAAGATAAGTGTCATCGAAACTATCAACAGGTGCAGACAATAACAAATCATATGGTGGGAATGTCTTCTGTTGCACAGAATCTGGCATACCAATCTTAAACTTCAACAAGATATTCTTATGATTCTGCCGATGCCATAGGAACACCGGTCTATCGCTAACCTTCTCAATATTCAAATCAAACTGTTGACCAAGAATGGAGAGATCACGCACATCAACCTTACCATCGGCATTAAAATCAGCCCCAGGATTATACTTAGCATCAAAAATCGTCGTATTATACGCACACATGAATAATCTTAAATCCTCATCATCTACTATCCCATCTCCATTAATATCAGCAATTAAACTCTTAGCTTGATGCACCACTCTCAAACCAGGCAAAGTAGGATCAATATCAGCCACGATGTCATTATTAACCGGCTCACCAGACGGCTCACGACGAATAATGCCATCCGAAGATTCAACCTCACCACCATCATCGGACAATAGTAATCTATCCTCAAAATTGGTCAAACCCCACAACGTCTTCTCCAATAAACGCTTATCTGACACATCGATCTCAGAAGCAGACACTGCAGTATCACTCTGAGGATCATTAATCTCCTCACGAGCAGCAAATAGATCACCGAATTGTAAAGCATCAGCCAAAGCCCACAACGACGACGGATTTAGCTGAGGTTCTTTACTAAAGAAATGCCTCGTAACCCGCTGCTGCGAATTACGAGTAATCTCGAACTCCCAAATCTCAATCAACGAACCAATCGGAATGATCGATTTAGTGCTATCAAGCGTCAAAGTACGTGGATTACTAATCGCAGTTGGAGAATTTTCAGGATTATTATACATCCAAACATTTGTAGCGGTAAAACTCTGACCAAGCGGCTTGGCACCCTGAATGTCCCACTTACGTAACACATACTGATTATTACTAAGAACATTCTGATCAACATCAACAACCACTGCCATCTGCTTAGTAATCAAATGCCCCATAAACAACAACGAACCCAACAACCCAGGCTCAACCTCAGGAGCCAACTCAAACTTCATCTGCGAACCATCATTAGCATTGCCCATAAACCAAACACACTGCGCAATACCCTGAGCACCAGGCGTAAAAGCCCAACCAACATTAGAAGTAAGATTAGCATTACGCTTCAGAACCATCTCAAACTCATTCTGACCAGGCGTAACCGCATCATCAAAACGCTTAAACACCAACGCCGGAAATTCACCCTTCCGATTTAAAGTAGCCAGCGGATCAGTAACATCAAGAAGAGTAGATTCAGGGAAGGTATAAATCTTCAACTCGCCATAAGTATTAACATCAGGCATCACACCATTGCACGATGGAGGACGAATCGCACGAGCCTCAGACTCATCCTGAATCCAAAAAATCCTAGCACATTCCTCACACGCACAATTCAAAGGCAACGGAGAATCAACCGTAAACCTGATCGTATTACCAATGCGTTCTATGCTAATAAACTCGCTACCAGCGGCCAAGACAACATCGCCAACCAAGAAGCCACCATCATCTGGGAAACCACTTCCTTGAAAACCCAAAATCCCCAAACGCATCTGCAACATCGCATCCAACTTACACTTATCGTCGGCAGACATCAAACCATGTAGATCACATGACGCATCTGGTACGGGGTCCTCCGCGACATGGGTCATGCCATGGCGACTCGGTACGATCACCTGTGATTCTTTTTGAATTAACGAACGAGTCTGCGAATCGTAGCTAAACCCTGCTAATAAACCATCGCTTAAAGGGACCTGGAAAAATTGAGAATCAACAAGATTATCAACATCTGGTAACTTAGCCATTAAATTAATTACCTCCTATTACTTATAGAAAATTTGCATCGAGTATATAATATTATTAGGGTAAAAACTTGATAAACATCGTCACCGAATACATTTCTGGGACTGGTATAAGAAAACTAGCGCGAAAGTACCATGTAAACGATAAAACCATATATAAAATACTCAGAGAAAACAAAATAAAACCACGTCCACCAACGCCAATGAAGGTCAATACAACTTTGGCTACCTCCTTATACAATTCAGGCATGAGCACATATGACATAGCAAAAAGATTCAGATGTAGTGCAATAGTAGTCGCGATGCAGTTAAAGAAGCATAATGTCGAACTACGAGACCGAAGTACAGCTGCCCGCCATTATGATCTCGATCTAACCGACATTATGGATCTATCAAGTGAGACTGGCAGTTACTGGTTTGGTTTCTTCCTAAGTGACGGGTATATGCCAAAAACTACACATCGTATTAGAATAAATCTAGCTTACAAAGATATTGGCCACTTATATAAATTATCTAGATCATTAAAAAGCACAATCCAACCAAAGAAAGGTCAAGTCAGATGCGCTGGTAAAACATTCGACAGAGCCTACATCTCTATTAATAATAAAGAATTATATGAATTCTATCAACAAGCTGGTTGGCCAGAATATAAGCAAGGCATTATCAAATTAGAAAAACTTAATCTAAACATGAAACATTTCTTACGCGGATTGTGGGATGGTGATGGAACTGTTACCCACAATAAAAATCGTTATCTAAGATTGGGATTCTGCAGCCGACATTATCCGATAATAGAGTGGGTTCAAACACAAATCATTAAATTAGTATTGACACAATATCAGGAAACCATTAAAATAAACAAAATATCAAAACAACTAATCTACAATACCTGGTGGTGCGGTCACGACGCCTTACTCATAGGAAGAGCATTATACACAAACTGTACATTATATCTCGATAGAAAAGCCCAAAGAGTCATGTCTTTTGTGAATCGTCCTTCTCACTAATGAATGTCGGTAGTCCAGCCTTCTCAAATTTCTCCTTATTCTCCTCTAAATCATTAATGTTGTTGATTGCTGGATATTCTCCGGCCATTCTGAGGACTACTCCTTCTGGGGTGCCAGACATGCCTGGTAATAGGTAGGTGGTGGCTACTATGATGTCTTTGTTATATGAGATTGGGCAGTATCCGAATGGTTCTGTATCGCCATAGAGTGGTTCATTATATAGTTGTAGTAGTGGTTCGCCTCTAGCTGCTGCCATTGGGCCTAATTTCATACGCGAGAATAGGAGTATAGACAGTGTGTTTTTCGTGTATTTGTTTTTGACGAGGTCCAGTCTAGCTATGATGCGCTCTATGGCGTGGGTTGAGAATAGGACGTGTTTGGAATCAATTTCTAGAATGTTTTCGAGGTCGTACCAGAGGGTTCCTGGTCCTGTGCCTTTTTTCTTGAGTAGGTAGAGGCTTAGTGCTGGTGCGTAATATCTGCCATCAGCTATCATGGTCATATGGGGTATGAAGTAAGGTGGTTTGCAACATAATTCTTGTGCAGCGATACTAAAAATTTCGTTTAATTTCTTTCGTTTTTGGTTGTCGTGGATGTTTAGATGACCGTCCAAATACTCTTTAAGAGTGACGTCTGTATCGAATAATTCGATAGCTTTAGTCATAATTTTGGCACGGTCTCGAATGGCATTAATGTCGTGCCAGCCGTCCATGTCGTCTTTGGATGGGAGACAGTGCTTTGGTAGGACATATTGGCCGCGCATTAGGTAATCGCGGAGTAAGCTTTTCCGTTCAAGACCACGCTTACATAGGTGTTCTTGCCTAAGCTTGTTGCGTTTTTTGCGTTTTCGTTCTAGTTTTTGCTGTCGTTTGTCCATGTTTTTATCATATCATCGAGTTAGTGGTCTTGAATTTACAATGTGCAAGATCTAATAAAAATTATTTATGGGGTGCCATGAAAACTCATCGCGATCAGAACTTCCATTGTTGCAAATGCCATATTAGTGTAAAACATATTTTTATGGGGCAAACTGCGGCTGGTCCTCTGTATAAGTGCACTCGTTGCGCTAATGAAGCCATATATCATCATAGAGAATCTAATCGCATTCAGCGAATTAACGAAGATACTAACGAGCCTAACGAGCTTAACGAGAGGTGACATTTGGATACATCATCTAAGATTGATAATAAGACATATTGGAATTGGTTGAAGGAAAAGGTAGCCGAAGCTTTAGTTAGTGCTATGGCTTGGATGGCATTAATTGTGCTTGGTTATTCATGCTTTAAAGCATGGCGTGCGGATGGTGACGCAGAATTACAACGTGAAAGAAATCAAATTGAAATTACCAAGATCAGACTTGAATGCTCAGAGAAGATTGTAGCGCTTAATCAGCGGATAATTGATCTTAATAATGAAACTGTCCTTAGAGAAGCTGAGTTACTCAATAAGATTACTGCTTTAGAGACTAAATTAAATAAACCCACCACCATACCCACTATTCCTGAAATTGGGCCACCAGAGTTACCAAAGCTAGAACCGCCACCATCACCTAATCAAGCTCCATTTGATTATTATAAGCAGTACAAGAAATGATTATTTCTTGAATGCTGGTATCTTTAATTTAAATGCTTTTCTGTCCTTTATTGCCAATACTTCATCTGGAGTTAGTTCGATATTACAAGCTATTTCTGCTCCGACGATTATTTGGTCTGCTCCATAAGCCCATGCGACTCGCTGCTTGTTTTTCATCCACCATGTTAGCAGACGTGTTAGCTCCGGATCTAGGTCGGTGGGTTCAAGCATGTAGTAAATTGGCTGCTGTTATTAATCTTTTCTTCAGAGCTGGGTCTGCATCTCCAATAGAATCTGCTAACCATAATGACTCACCGACATATAGTTTCTTGAAGTCGTATTCTGCTCCATGCATTTCATTAAGGTTATCAATTCGGTCTAGCATTTTAATGATCTTAGCTTTCTTACTGACTGTTTTGAGGCGTTCACGATCCATGGATTTTCGTTCTGCTCTTGGCAATCCGGTGGCTTTGCTTTGGTTTGTTAGTTCGTCAACTAAGGTTCCTACTTCTTGTCCAAATAGGTTAGTGATTTGTTCTATTGTGAATTCGGTATCTTCTGGCACATCATGTAGGAAGGCTGCTGCTATCATATCTTCTGCCACTATAGGATGTAGCATTACTGCGTGTGCTACTCTGATTGGGTGTGTTACGTATGGTTCGTTAGTATATTTTCTGAATTGACCTTTATGGGCTGCTTTGGCGAACATTAGTGCGCGGTAGATCATAGTTTATGCCTTATTAAAATCCCGGTTGACACGCTGGTATAACGTGTCAACCGGGACACTCACAACACACTAAACTACTATTTTCCACATTCACACCCGTGCACAAGGTGTTATAGAATGTGGCTCTGGTCGAGACGCATCACACTCTTACCAGGAGTTAACGTCTCGCAACTGCTCATCCGGACATAATCTAATGGCATCTCCTAATCCGAATGATTCATGCAACACCAGATGGCTGCATGATCACAAATCCAACACTCGCCTAGGCCGAGAAATTAATCCTCCAATATTTATATCCTCCTTCTTTGGACGCTTGTAAAACCTCAAAAAACAAACATTAATTTCTATCGGCAAAAAACAAATCGGCAATTTGGCCCTAATCTCCCTGGTAACATCAAGTGTAGCAACTTGACTAAATATAGCTCTACGATCAGTTAATCTGAACCATTTAACCTCTGTCCTATTAAGAGCGACAATCCGCATAATCTTATTCTTACCCCTACGCGATCTTCCATCATTGATCTCACGACCAATGCCGCTGAGATACTCATTCGAGAAGCGTACTAAATCGCCAACTTGTAGCATGATCGATTCTATCATCCAACTGGTAAATTTTTAAGGTATCCCTCTCTATCACCCTCTAAATCCAAAATTCCACCTTTATTAACAATATCTTGGAATTGTCGCTCGAAGACAAAGTATAATCTAATTATTGCTGCTGGTTCATCTTTCCAGTCTTCAATTTTTAATGGATCACGCTGTAAACTTTGATTGATTTCGGCACCAGCCCCTACTGAGACATCTCGGATTGAGGCAATCGGATTGTCTAAACGATTTTGTATTGATCTTGATCTTGGCGCAGAAGTATTCATTGATGCGAGTATTGGCGCGGCAGTCTTCTCTTCTGATTGATATGAAAGACTGTCTGCATGGTAATAAGCCATTGGTACTCCTATGTGCTGATTACCACCTGCTGACATTCCTCCTGACATTCCTCCTGGAGCGCAACCTAAATTTGGATGATCATCTGCTGTCCACCCATAGAAACCTTGTGTCTTAATAAGATCATCACCACGCAGCATATTGACCTTCGGATATTCACGTCTTTGCTTTGGTTGAAAGAACATAAAACCAAACGCCGGAACTACATTTTGTTTACCGATCATAATTGATGCAATATCACGTTCATCCTTATCGGTAAAAAAGAATTGTCTAACTGTCCCATTAGCCTGCCTAAATCCATCCCACCACAGGACATTTGGATTAGCAACATATGATTGTGTTGGCCATTTATACTTGCACTTTGGACAATAAAGTTCATCCTTAAATGCAATATTATGCTTCGGACATTTCTCAAGATATTGCTCTAATCGTGGTTCTGTAATTTTAAGACCAGTAATAGGATTCATACCCTTAACACTAGGGACAACTGCTGTATTCAGACCATCATTCATTGTCCAATCAAACCACAAGCCATAATTCGTACTTACAGGACATACATAGCTACCAGCTTCATTGATCCAACTAGATGGAACACCTGGGAGTGATTCGATTGGCCAAATCGGTATTGCAACCCCAGGTGGCAAACCATGTGCACGTCCTATATCCTTAAGACGCTGCGCACGCATTAATTGGGCCTTGAAACCCTTATGTTGCATCTCCAATTTAAAGCCTGTTTTGGCTATCTGTGTGGCATCCATGTTGATCTCCTAATTTAAATGTTGGGGATCACCGACTTGGTGATCCCCATTTGGGTTAATAAGACCGGTTACGCACGAAACATGGGTCAGCTTTGCCATCCCGACTTGCTGATGTGCGTCTGCGTAAGACCGGCAATTGATTTTGCTCCTTCAATTCATCATACTTGAATTTAACATCTGGAATATCCAACAAGAACTTGGCATTGCCTGCTTTCTTGATATTAGCGATTAAATTGTGGACCTCAAGTTTATGATCGGCATAATGTAATCCAACCATTACACCAATTCGAACAAGAACCCTATCTTCCATTGAGATACCATCCCAGGTGTTGCCACATTTTTCACAGTAACCATTAACTAAGATAATTTCTGGATGGATTGGGCTTTCTTCTAACCATAGCATCGGGAATTCACCAACACAATATACACGAACTGGTTTGTTACCTTCTGGTGTGGAGATTACATGTGTTGATTTGGTTTCATTTCTACGAGCGATGCGGAGATGATTGGTGGTCTTCTCCACATCAACAATTGTGTTGTCTTCATTGAAGATTATGAATGGTCTACCATGGGATCTACGATTTAGTTCGTCGTAGATTTCGGTTGAAGCGTCTGGTCCGTATTTTTCGATGAGTTCTTTGTCTTTGAGACTATTAATGGGTCGAAGTGATTCAATAATGGTAACTACCGATTTGTCTGGTCCGGAAGCCATATCTACACCGACTTGATAGTTACGGCCTTTCAGAATTGCCCATCCTGCCAGGAATCGTGCTACTGGAACATAGGGAGCCACAGCATTTTCACAAAACACTTTCCGTGCATCACCTTCGCGTGTAGTTTCAGCTTCCAATAGGGCTAATGCGTCGTCGTCTTTTTGATTAATACCAAGATCAGATAGGTGTTCCCATAGTTGGTCTTCGGTGATTTTCATCACCTTTGCTGCTTGTGAGATTCGGTCTTGGAGGGAAGAAACATGGGCACTAGACATCTTGCACCACCTTTCGCGCTGACGCCTTGTTTTCGGCGTCTTGTTGACCGAGTTACTTGGGCCGAAGCCGGTTCGCTGGGTCCTTCACTAGCTGTTATACGCCGCTAGTTCCGCGTCACTTCTTACATACGTTTGACTCGTGTGCGCGTTCCAAAAAACAGAAAAAGTACATGAACGGACACGCTACACAAAAACCAATAATTGCTAATGAGAATCCACCAAGAACAACCCAAGCCATTCGCACAAAACCATCAATAACAGCTCCTAGACTGCAAACTTACTGGCCTTCATCCACGGAGCATTCTTAGCCCATGACTTAGTGGTGAACAGAGAGGCATAAACAACCCTCTGGCTCTCTCGTACCACCTGACCATTAAATTGACCATTCTCAAGGGTCATGAGATTATATCTATTAAGATCACCTTCGTTCTTGGTTTTAAACGGATCTTCCAATAGATCGCGCACTATGGTCTTAACCCTCGCCTCGGCGTCGCAATCTGCGCGTTGCAATTCCTTTTCCAGATCATCAAGGGTATTAATCTGTTGCAGATCAATCGCAGTCCTAGTGCTTGGAGGCGGTAAACGATTACCTGTTTTACGGCTAACTTCAATAGCCAGCGAACCATAGCACTCTCTAATCAGAGCATCCCAAACCTCTGACCAGAACTTAGGAGAAGGTGCTCGCTCAACACCTACCACCGAACCATTAACCAAGATAATCGCGCCAGTCTGTCCAGGTACAATCTCAAACTCGGCAACAAATTGATCTAGCTCTTCTTTAAAAGCATCCATGAAGTATTCAAGATGCCCACCTCGCGTGGCAATACCAAGTGTCTTATTAAAGTCATCAATGTCTTCCCATAGTCTACTAAATTCATTGCTGCTTCTCTTAGCTAAAGCACATTCGCGTAGAGAGTATGGGAGGATTAACATCTTATGTTGCTCAAGTGGAATCAAGCCACCTTGCCTCTGTTGAATACACATCGCGTTCTCAAATATCTTCTCCTTCTTTGCTGCGACTAAACCAGAAGTAGCCATAGCGTGGTCCTGCGATGCATGTTTGGTAACATAACCAACATGGCATGGGACAAGCAAAACCTTATCAGTCGGATTCTTAAACTGCATTGCACCATATCCTGTCGTGCCGCTAGTGACTCGCACATTCGAAGACTGTGCATCATAATTATGCATCGGCGACACTAGATCCTGATCAAATAGATCGGGGTCCGTGCAGGTCAACGGAATAACCTGCATCAAACCAACCGATTGTAATCTACCGGGCACTAACCCACGTAGAATCTCACTAATAGTCAATTCAGTCATCGCTATTCTCCCCAAGTTGTGGCAATAGAGACTTAGCCATCCCTAGGATTGCCTTATCGACATCAGAAACAAGCAATGATTTGATGATTACAACATTTATCGCTTCCGGCTTATTCAATGGCATAGCCGGAACTTGCGATGATATCTGCCGAATACCGCCCTTCTCAGCAGCCATTACAGGGGCGATCTGGAAGATCGGCGTAACGATTCCGATTTTCCTAACAGCCTCTACCGTCTGAGCGAAACGCCCAGCGGGAGCATTTTCATATCCATCAGTAATGACGAACACTGAATCTAATTTGCCACTCTTGAGAACCTTAACCAAAGCATATGACAGACTAGTATCACCAATCGGCTGAACCAGTTTATTAGTTTCTTGCCCACAATATTCAATGGTGGCATTTTCTGATGCCGCCTCAAGCATATCACGAGTAGCAAGAGCAACTGCAATTGGGCGGTTCTTCTGCGTACCATGTCCACGCATTGATAAAGAGTTGTCAATCACAATACCAATCTTATCGTATTTGGTGAGTAGCATATCTGCTGTTTTCTTTGCCTTCTTTTTTAGTTCATTGGAAATTTCATTCGTCATGCCCATTTCATAGGCATAAATGTAGAGCCTAACAGGATCAGCTGCTGATGGATCGAATTTAATTTCGACACCGGCTTCTTTAGCCTGTCTTTGAACTGCCATTTTCTTGCCTTCGGACATAGTGCTCTTGGCGAGTTTAAGCACTTCTGCTCGGCTGACCGTTGGATGGAGCCTGTTGCGCAAATATTCGAGTTGTTCTTCTGGTAGATCCTTCCCTTTAGACAGATCAGTTCTGGCGGCATGATAAGACTTAAGGATCGGGATGGTTAGTCCAGTCTCTACTCCGAAAATGAATTTAACACACTCTAGTGCCTTGGTCGGCTCTGCTGCGTACTTGGTGATATTCCTCTCCAATCCTTTGGTTTCCTGCTCAGATCTATCTTTCCCTTCTTTGGATAGGATTGCCTTCATTGCCAGTGCTGTAGCGCGGCCCCATGCATGGCTAAGTGCCTGTCTGATTTTAAATCTGTACTTGACTGCCCATAATTCAAGTCTTCGTGAACCTAGGATGGTTCGGAGGATGAGTTTTCTTGTCCTAGAGTTATTGACACGGTTCTGCCGTAGCTCGCGATAAAGCTTAAATAATCGCTGTGGGGGCATGAATTGGGCCAAGTAGGTTACTAGCTTGGCTTCCTGTGCTTCTGTTAACACAGCCAATTTGCCGCCACGGGGATTATCAAGCAAAAACCCTAGGCCAAGTTGTCTCGCATAGTCGTTCGTTCCCGGTAATAGGAGGCTTAGTCCATATAGACCTCTATCCAGGTTAAATAATTCCTTGTGAATTTTCTCAACAGCTGCTTCCTGTTCCTGCTTGGAGTTATAGAACGTTGCTCGGTTAGTTGCCGAGAATGACACATCGATCATATCTGATAGAGCCTGTGGGATTCGCGCTTTAAGTTCCGGCGTGAAATGCTCTATGTGGGCTAGTTGATTTGTTTGGGTAGTAGTTGACATTATATCTTCTCCATTGCGTTCGTATTTCGTATCTTGCGTCATGGTTGTCGTAATTAGACTTCGTAATTAAAGAGAAATCGCAGTCAATAGTGACGTGCAGTCTCTAAATCTTACGACCAAGTAGGTATAAAATCGAGAGGAATCGCGTGGTCATTTTTTCGCTCAGGTTTACACCTGACTTCTCCGTATGAAGTTGCTGGAATGACGCGCAGTCTCTCGATTGTCTCCTCATAATACAGGGGGATTTACGAAGTCATTTTGCCATTATCGGTAGCTGGAATGACGCGCAGTCCCCTGTCTTGTGGTAGCAGGCGAGAGAATCGAACTCTCGTTGAAAGGTTATGGGCCTCTCCAGAGCAGCCAGCCCTAGCCGCCTGCGTCAGTATCGTTATCAAACATCTCCAATCTATATTTTACCACATAAATCAAGCTTGTCAAGTAAGTATCACTTCTTCTTGGGCTTCCTAGGCTTACTTAACTTCTTGGGCTTACTATTTAGAAGCCCTTCAACAACAACACGCAAATTCTTTTTATCTCTTTCCTCAAGAGCCTTCACCACATTCATATCTCTCTTATTAATCACGGCATTAAGCTCACTGGTAATAAGCCCAGTTAATACCTCAGGCGGTAGCGCATCAACTTCCCATGAATTATTGCCATGCATAGCAATATAGGCTGGTGCTCTAGAATCAGTCAATTTAGTCGGGTTTGGTGGCGGATTATAATGCTCAATTTGTTCCATCGTTAAAGCAATTTTACGGACATCAATATCCATACCAAACATAAACAGACGATCGCGAATATCACGAACCATATCCTCGCCAGATGGATCATGGTCGCCAAGATAAAATATGATTAGATTACTATTGTCCTCTAATATAGCTGATTTTTCTCTAAAACGATTTGCGCTCTCATACATGGCAGATTGGGAACTATAGCCACGATTGACCATTAGGGTAACATGAAAATGCCTAGCCAACGGTATTAACACCCCAGCTAGAGCATCCTTCTCTACCCATAACTCAACATAATGCTTCTGACCAACCCAACGTGGTAAACGATAAGATTGTAGTGCGGCTTCGGTTAATTCACGCAAATTTGTAAATTCGGTTGGAATACGCGGAACACGCACACGATCTTCAATAGCATCCCAATCAACTAGCCCAGCTAAACGCGCATCAGAAATCAAGCCAGATAATTGTCGATATGATCGCTCTTCATTTACTAACCAATTCCGTACAACCATCTGGTAATACAATTGCCGCAATGTCAATCGCAGATGCTGTGCTTGATAATTTGAAATAATTGAGTTACATTGTTCAATGCGCTGTGATGATGCTGGCGTGAAACGAACTTCTTTAAATTCTTCTCTCATGGATTATTCGTATCGTACTAACATTAATAATTAATCCCTGTTCTTAGACTTCTTCTGGACATCTTCGGTATCATACATATCCAAAGCTAATTGATGAAAATATTTAGTAGCCATATCAAGAACACGCCCAAATTCAGTATGACTATTGAATTTATAAATCTTGGTCAATATGGTACCTGGAATTGTCTTGTCATTTGTTAAACTCCATGCTAATTTTTCTGCTGCTGAATGTGTATCAACAACACCTCCCAAGAAATAAGCATCTACAAAAATACCGGCTTCATCATGATCAATAATTGCCGCATATAAAACAATATGTTTAGTCATGTGCCTAGACTAGTGCTCCCAAAGCCAGTTTTGCCACGCACCGTTACTGGAAGTCTATCGACTAGGAACATCTTCTTAAGTGGATATACAGGTATCAGAATAAGCTGCGATAAGCAATCCCCTTTCCCAGTCACAGGATCGTATTCATATACTTTTACAGGCGAGGTATTTGGATTATAGACAAGGGTTCCCAATAGGCCCACATAACCAGTATCAATAGTTCCGATAATTACCTCAAGGTGCTTTTTCCATCCGGTTGATGATCTACTTTTAATCATTCCCCAAGCATCATCTGGTAATTTAATCGATATGCCTGTTGGTATCTCGGCCCATCCCATAGGAGGCACCAACAAAAATGGATTTGGATCATCACTCGTACCATTGGGATATACGAATTCCTTAACATCAGGATATAGCATTGGATTTCTGAGACGATCCTTAACTTCACCACTCTGCGTGAATTTAGCTTGATCGATATTGATTTTTACTGGCAGGTCGAGTCCAACATCACCTGATTTGGCAAATTTTGGTATGAAGGATTGATCCGGATCGCGCTTAATATATAATGAACCATGTGGTTCATAATTATAATCTGATTGATTTGATAGATCAATTGTTTCCATTCTCGACTTAAATACATTTATAATTTAGAGAATTCTCGTTCTAGATAGAATAAAGGGTACAGGAACCATTAATATGGATATTACTCATCTCACTAATTTCAACGAGTTCGTCATATATTTCAGGGGTGACCCTGAAAAACCACAACCAAGTCATCTTGACTTATTAAACAGGGTAAGTATATACCTTGAAGGCTTTACTCTGAGTGGTATAACAGAGATAATCTACAGGCTCTATGGGAAGTGGCCACATTGTGACAACAAAGACATCCTAATAAATGGAGCCAGACGTGCCATACAAGCCAACTTCTATAGTAAATTATATGATCGCGAGCAATCAATTAAAGTATTAGAAAAAGACAAGGAGATCTTAGCAAAACTCGATTTGCGCGATACACCAAGATCGGCGAATGTTGAAAAGAAAGTGATAGCCAGCATCAAAAAGACAGAGAGAAAACAAGAAAAGGAGAGAATACAGCAAATGCCAAAAACACAGAGGCCCAAATCGGAATTCAGCCAGCAAGTAGCAACCAAGTCACTTGAGGAAGTCATTAAATGGGCACAAGAATTGAATATCTCTAAAGAGAAAATCGATAAGCATAAGTCCAAACCACTTGGACTTGCCAAGATGAATATTGCCAATCTTATTAAGGGGCAACTGAATCGGAATGAAAAAACTAAGTCGTAACCAAATTAAGAACAAGATTATCGCATTCGTCACAAATAAGAACGGATGCAAGGCAATCGAAGTATGCACAGATGAAGAAATAGCAGTATCATCGTACCCAATCTTCCCAGAATTGATTGAAGAACTAAGGAATGAAGGTAAATTGTGCGAAGTAGCGTATGTTCTACCAACTATCCCCTACAGAATTAAATCTTTCCTATTGCCAATAGGTACTCTAGTTTCAACGAAAAACCCCGGAAATCTCCAATCTCCCACCAAAACCAGAAAGGGTGGTGTTCACGTGAGTAGGAAAAGCACTCAAAAACGTTGCAGGATCGCCAATTGATATGATTTGATGAACTAGACGTTAGCTCCTAATTCTTCAGCACCAACTATAGACGGGTCTGCAACCTTAGCAGCCTGGCCAACAACCTGCGCAACCTCCTGCGGGGTAGTGGCATCCGCCTCACGAACATCCATAATCACAGCAGCCAAACTAATCACATGATCGGCTAAATCAGCATTCTCATCCTGCATGCGCTTGGTGTCGGTAACAGATTTAATCTTCTCACCAGCACCACGCACTAACTCGCCAGCACCACGCACTAACTCACCAGCCTTACGTCCGGGCAACTCAGCCATATAACGCACAGCGTCTTCTACACGACCCTTGGCTTTGGTCAAGGCATCGCGCATTCGCGCTAAATCATAGTCATCGTCACGTAAATTAAATTGTCGTATTAAACCGTCAATAGTATCACGATCAAGGCCCAATTCTGACATTACATCCGACATCTTAGCTTCAACTATAACACACTCGGAAAGAACACTAACACGCTCTTTAGATTCTAACATGCGCTTGAATGTGGCTTGCGTCAATCGCTTAATTTCATTAGCCTTGCCATTAGTAATCTTATCGACGAGCGCCCAGAAATTCTCGTCATCATAAATCGGTTGTTCTGCTCTCTTAGCATAACGATGTATAGCTGCGAGTGCTGGATGTCTATCCAATGCTGAAGTAACCAAGGCATGCTCTTTGCGATCATCGCCAAGAATATTACGCAACTTCGATAAGATAACATCGCCTATATCAGAAAAGAATCCTTCGGTAATTGCTTCTTTGACCGCTGATTCTAGAACTGTGATTTTAACCCGCCGACCAAGAGTGCGTCCCACTCTGGATTCACCCGGCATAGCTGCCTGTACCCAACGCTCAAAAGTGGCTTTTGCTCCCATCTTCTTGGCATGGGTTGGATCAACGTACCCACGAACTCTATTAATAAACTTAGTGGCATCTTTACCCTGCCGTGCAGCCATCATTTGCAGATATGCTAATTGCTCTTCTTGCCCAGGATTAAAATCCTCATTAATAGTTAGATCGCTAACTGCACCAATATGCAGATAATTAAGCTTCACGGTATGCCTCCAATTATTCCTCTTTCTATATTTGCTCGATCCTAACAGACATTACCCTTACAACATATTACAGAATTGCATGGCCACACCACATATGTCAGCATCACTTTTAGAAGCAACACGGACCTGACCATCTAAATCAATATATACCAACGTGTCTTTTGGATTATTTAAATCAATTTCATAACCACATGCCTTACTTTCTTGTTCCTCTACTACTTTCTTCGTGGCACCATAGTCAGATGTCTTAACGATACAATTATCAATTTTACCCAACGTAATTTCCATCGCACGCAATCGCAACTTTCTAATATTACTAATAACCCCATCATCTTCTAGCTTAGACAAAATATTCCCTAAATCAATATTCGGATCGTCTATTCTATAGAATTGGTCGAAATTAATCTCGGTCTGTTGTGTGTTTGATACTAATTTCAGTGCCAAACTATCAAAATACGATATAATTTCCTTAATTTCACCTTTTGCTCCCTGCACTAATAACCTCGACCCGTCAAATTTGAACATCGTCGCACGAATACATGAAATTTCATTTTCATCTAGCAATAACGTTTCTGGATTAAAATTCTTAACTTTAACCACGCGAAGAAACGTAAGAGAATACCAGTCTTTGTTTTTCCTAATTTGTCCTGGTGCTGCTTTAGTATCCTTAGTAATTTGTGCATCTAATGCTTGCTTCATTGAATCGCTAAAGACAGATAAATTTCTAACAAATATGGTAATCTTATTGGACATAGTACCTCCGTTAATCATTTTAAAATACTAGACTGTATCGGCAATAACTGAAGAAGCTCCCCTCAATATAGCATGGAAATCATCAGAATATCCAGTATCACTTTGATGTTCAGGAAGCTTAAATAGACGCTGACGTTTGTCGATGAAAAACGTAGTTATACTTGACCCAGGTAATGCAGCAAGTGCTGTATCAAGAGCAAGTCGCTTTGTACTACCAACATCAGGAATTATAACGAAATTATTAATGATGGGCAGTAAATTTTGCTGTCGTATAGTTATGGCTGACATAATTGAATTGCCTCCTAAATATATTTGCCCATACTGAAAAATTTAACTATGCGTTGCCATGGTATCGGGTCCAAAAACGTATGTGTAATATCAGATCTATGGCATCCTTCAAATTCATTGGAAACAGTGTGATCATGTACAATTACAATTAAATCAGTACGGTCTTCATCATATACTGGTATCAAACACATTCCCTCACAATGTGAGCATACGAAGCCAGCCTCAGCATCAAAGCATTCTAAGCATAATTGAAGGATGATTGGTTTACACCAACAATCCCCATTATAAGTATGTTGCTTCATACAATATATTTTAGGGCAATTATACTACTTTACCTTAGGTGGCGGTAAAAGAATTCCGTCTATTTCGTCTTCATTTTCCTTCCGCACATCTGTAATAAATGTTACTTCTGCTTTGGGTGCAGGTGGGATCTTGAACTCTGGTATCTTGATTTCAGGTATCTTGATTTCAGGAACATTTACCACATTCTTCATTTCAATAGGAGACACAACAGTTCTCTCTCTAATAATTTCATTAATCTTTACATCATTTTTCATGGTTATCTCTGCTTTTGGGATGTCATTCTTAATTTCTACTTTAATAGGTGGAAGATCAAAACGTGCAAGAAGTGATATTACAACAATTGTGACTAAAATTATAACTGTTATCATAATTGGTACACCAAAAATCAAATTCAAAGCATCACGATTCTCCAACTCGATCTTCATTTTAATGCTCCTAGGTTTCATTTTTCAGATTATAAATGACGATCTCATGCACCTAATCATAGCGTCAACAGCCAATTCTAGAAGTATGGCTATTTAGGTTCAGACTTCGGTGTAGATTCAGACTCCGGTGCCACAAACGGATCTTCAATCATATACTTTTCATCTTTTAATTTTCCAATTAACGGCAAGTATACGTCAACATATTCAGCTAAACATCCTATAGGCTCATAATATTCAATAAGATCGAGAAGGAGATCAATATATACTTGCGTAAGACCAACCTGAATATCACTAGTGCCAAATTGATGCTCGATTTTTCCAAACTTTTCACTAACTTCGGTTGCCACATGTAAGTTGAACCATTTCTTAAGAGCATGAATCTGTTTCGCAACTCGAAGCGCCTCTTTTCCTTCACCTCTTGGACGCCATGGTAGGAGAGGCTGACCTGCCACTCGAACATGCGTAAGAGGAAAAGCATAAGGGTTAAACAATATTCGATACAAGAAAACCGACTCGCCTGGGGTTAAAATCAATTGCATAAATTATCTCCTATCATGATCTATTCTATATATTCTCACTAATACCCTCTAGCAAGACCAACACAATCAAATGCAGCGGCTGCAGCATTATACTTGAAGCTAAGATAATCATCCATACCAGCCGTAGTGGTCGTGGGTAAGGAAACATCAGTTCCACTTCTATAAATCGCATTAAAACTCCACGTTTGACTATTCGTACATTTAACTCTTACCACAAGAACCTGCCCATCGACTGGTGTTCCTGTAGGTGCATTTAAGGTAAGTGTACCAGCAGCCTGTGTATTAGTCTGAATGACCAAATCCGCAGTGTTGCCAGTTGGAGTAATACTAGTAGCATCAGCTGCCGTTTGAACACGCGGAGTAAGTCGTCCAATAGATGTAATATTATTAGCAGAATCAATAGAAAGTTCAACTGTTCCAGAACTATTCTGAATCTCGAACATATTTGAAGTCTGACCAGCGGCTGCCTTCAATGCTAGAGCGATATTATTGGTCGCCCCAACTGGGGCATTAATTAAAGCACCATACGCATTATTAACTGCTCCTCCATTAGCAACAGAATTCACCGATTGAATTAAAAAAGCAATACTATTGGTGATCGTAGCATTTGACCCAGCCCTAGGCGCATTATCAATTGCTAAAGTAGCCGCAGTCGTCAACGTAGACGCACCCACAAAACTATGTGTAGCAGATTGAACAATAAATTCACGATTAGTTGTAAGAGCACCAGTGGCATGCTGCTTAGTATGCGTCATATTAAGATTAACATCTGGCGACTCAGTGCTCGCTGTAAATGCAGCAGCAGATTCACTTGGAAGTGTAATCACAAAAGTCGCAGTGCTTCCGTCAGCACCAGATCTAGCAACTGGAACAAAAGAAAAACTTGTCTGACTGACGGTAATGCTATTGTTACCATTAGCGCGAAGAATAACATTACCGATCCCTGGGCACGATAAAGTAAATGTCCCAGTGCCCTTTGAAGAAATCGTTAATGATTCATTCGCTCCTGTAGACAATGTATTAAGATTCAGACCACCGGCAGCAGCAGCAGACAAAACTTCAAGTCCGACAGCAGAAGTAGCGACACCTCCAGTAGAAACACGGAAATGAGGATTCTGATTGTTCTGTAAATCAATCAGCGAGCCGGTAAAGCTGTTTTCCGCCACGCCAATGGTCGTGCCATTCACGCTGCCGAAGAAGGGAGTCAAACCAGAGGCATCGAATCGAGCACTGCCTATCGCCAGTGACGCGCTTCCGCTGCTTGCTTGAGGCGCAGTAGGAACCCGGAACGCCATGTTGTACGACGCGCCTGTGGGGTGATCGACGCTTAAGCCACGCGCTTGAGAAACGATGCCGCCACCAGAGGCGACGTTGTGGCTGCTGATGTAGAGCGCCGTGCTCACCCCGATAGTAGCGTTAGGTCCGGCAATCACTCCACCACTGATGTTGATGAAGTGAATCAGATTCGAGGACGAAGCCCCAACATAGTCCAGAGTCGGAGCTAGAAACCGGATGAACCGCTGAGGGTTTGGGCCAGCACCAGTTGCCCAAGTATGAGTAGCCGTCAGATCAAACGTTACATCCGCACGGGAAGTACCAGCCGTAAGCGGCCCATGTGCAGGAGCCGTAAAAGTAAAATCAGGATTAACGGTGCCTGACTGTGCAACTGGCGTCATACTAACCGCGCCACCAGAATTAATAGTAAATCTGGCATTGCTACCACTATCCTGCGCCTGGAACGTCGCATATTCCCCAGCCACGGGAGCACGGACAATAAACTTCCCTCGCGCACCCGACCCACCAGCACCTTGATCTCCAGGAACATAAACAAATGATCCGCCAACAGGATTATTAACAGTATGTGCACCACCATCTTGAGCACGGAAAAATATATCAAACGCATCTACATCAGGATCAGCTGTATATGCGCTCGGAGTTGCTGTAAATAGGCGTAAAAAAGAAGTCGAATCACTTGAAAGCACACCGTCAGCAAAAGAAAATGGGCTATTAAGAAGAATATTATCTACCTGTAATGTATCATCTATTTTAAGAATATTAGCGGCAAGTCTCTCAAGAGACACATCAGTAGCGCCACCGCCATTTCCCCACGACATTTTCCCAGCGCCATCAATATTATAACGATCACCGGTATCGCCAGACACCTGAATCTGATAAAGAAAATCCGTAGAAAGTACCAAAATATTTGGAGCATTATCAGCAGTCTTAACAAACCCCTCAGTAGGCCCAGTGGGACCGATGGGACCAGTGGGACCAATTGATCCGGTAGGACCAATGGGGCCAGTGTCTCCGGTAGGGCCTTGTGGAAGGGTACTAATTATCTGTTTAATTGCTTTTTCATAACGTCTAATACCATCTAATTCAATGCTATTAGCCATATTAATATATTTGTATAGAATAGCGCTATACGCTTTTACAGAGCGCCGGAAATAGGTGGCTTATGGAATACACGACATCACTAACTTCCTAGAATTCATCGAATATCAAGCCATGACTGGTTCTATCCTAACGACTACTAACTCATAATGCGTGGTATCTTAGCGCCTCGGAAAGTTTTTCATCAAATCCATCTTCATCCTCAACTGGCATTGCATGAAACGCAATAATCGGCGGCTGTGAGAGCACCTTGCCTGTGAAAATAAAATCTCTCGTAGGTATTGTAAATCGTTTATCTGCTAAGATGTTGTATTTCTCGATCAACCACTGTTTAAACAATGCAACCTCCGGATCGTCTATGGAATTGACATCATCGCCCCATTTCTCAACCGCTAACTGATAGACCTTAAATGCTTCTGGCGATACATAAGCGGCAAAGTCTTGGTCATTAAATAGATTTATTAGGGCGTCCTCATCCATAAGGAGGTCCTTCGGGTCGATGTCTACTTCAACAATGACGAAATCAGATGGCTCGCCGCCATAGCCTCCATATAGATGGTACATCATCACGTCCGCACGATCAATATTGTCGAATACGTAAATCCCTTTGCCATGAGTTGGATCTGCATTTCTAACTTGTAGACCAGATTGCTTGATTGATTCTAGATTGCTCTTGCGGGTTAAATGGAACATTCTCATATCTTAACCCAACCTATTTCTATTTTTACCAGAACCACGTCTTCTTAACGACTTCTGGAAAGACTCTCCCGTTCGCGCTCCTTAGCCTCAGCCCACGCCCACGGCCACACTTCCTGATTGGGACGTGGACAGCCTTTTTCAAAAGTCACATGCCAACGCCGTTCCTCACTAACCCTTCGGCAGGACCGGTGGGACCCGTGGGGCCAATAGGACCAGTTAACCCAGTAGGGCCAATAGGACCAGTAAGGGTACTAATTATCTGTTTAATTGCTTTTTCATAACGTTTAATACCATCTAACTCAATGCTATTAGCCATATTAATATATTTGTATAGAGAGATATATTAATATAGCCGGAAAATCAACAAAATAACAAAATAAGACAACTCGGTGTCTGATTAACTAGATGATGCTACGGGCATCACCTAGAACAATCCTCAGCTCGTTCTCAACCTTGACGAGCTGTCCGCGATGAACAAGTTCTTCCCTGATCAGCCATGCCCAGTAACCACGGTGGGTATGGCTGTTACTCGGCTCGTACAACCCAGTCCCAACTTCAACTTCAAGGGACTTGAGACGAGGACCAACCTGGATGAAATAATCCAGATACAGATTCATGGACGCTACGATGATGGTTGCGCCTTCTTGCTTGAGCCAGTTAGCATAGTACGGGGAATGCGTCGGCTGTTGTTGTTCGACGCTGAGGACATACCGATGGCGGCTCCTACCCATCGGTACTTGCTTGACCAAGCCCAGGTCAAGAGCTTCCAAGAGCAGACCCCTGGCGAACTGCCGCTTATGGGGGCTGTGGAAGTCGAAACCGGCCAGATAGCCGATTTTCTTGGGACCAGCACCCACCCCCGTAGGCGCACATTCGGGGATGTTGTGCATTGTGGCGACGATGTGGCTGATTGCCCTCTGTTTGAGGGCTTTTCCGCGATGGTACACGGCTACTCTCCTTTCGGTATCGCCCCTCTGACGAGTGGGCGGCGTGGACCAGACACCGAGTTGTCTACGAGGGTCGTATCATTTAAGATCTTCGCGTAAAGTATCAACCTACTTCAGGCGCAGACCTCCACCCCGAACTCCTGTTTAAAAGACGTAACAAACCAAACTTGAAGTTTCCCGTCTCGAATAGAAACCTTGAACCCTCCGACACCACACTCCCCATTTCCTTCGAACTTAATCAGAAGATCGCGAAGTATGTCGGCAAGCGATGCCTTCATTCTTTCGACGGAGGGGTACTCACTTCCGGGCATACCTTCGCAAGCCCATTGATGCCCAGAAGCCCTCATCAATAACAAACACTTTTCGTAGTCGAACTCCCGGACTACTTGTTCAATCAGTTCTTCCATGGCGATTCTCCTTGTAAGAAAACTCCCGTTCGCGCTCCCTAGCCTCAGACGATGCTCGTTTAACCGCAACAACCAAATCAGTGTCCTCAGCCCACGCCCACGGCCACACTTCCTGATTAGGACGTGGACAGCCTTTTTCAAAAGTCACATGCCAACGCCGTTCCTCACTAACCTCAGATTGACACCATACTCGACAAAAATAACCAGCCTTCATCATCTCGACCAACAATGGGCCAACAGACTCTAAATCACTCAATGATCTACTCCTGCGCGTAAATCCTCTTCTTAATAGCTAGCTCATCGGCAGGACGCGGTGAAGACCCATAAGACAAAGCACCATCGCTACTATCAAAATCAAATCTGAACGGCAGAGGAGTAAAATCACAAATACCCTTAAAACCAAATGAAGCCCCAGCTGTATTATTCTTCATCGTCTCAGACAAATAAGACATCATAAAAGCCGAACGCTTTAGACCAACATGGAAATACAACACCAACTTAGCCTCTGTAGCCTCCACCAACAACTTATCCAACCTACTCTGCAACTCATCCTTCTTAGCCCAATCCTTTTCAGTAATCTCCCTCATAATACTCATATGATTCAGATACATAATATTGGGTTACTCCTCGTCATTAGTGAGGAGTAACCCAATATATTAATATACTGGTTCACTCAGAACCCTATTCACTTTTAATGGTAGTTCACCCATACTGTCATTCAATATTCAACCTAATGCTATTAGATTACTTCCACTATCAGGCTTACCACGTGAACCATATATCTTAATAGCACCCTCAACTCCACCTGGGGTAATCAATAACTTACCATTGAAAGGCACATTAAGAACAGTTCGCTCTTGATCGGTATTGGCAGCGATCACTGCTTCATCCATAACCCCAGACACCTGAAGTTCCCTAGTTTCCTCATTACCTGATAACTGCTTCACAGACACATTATTCAACACAAAAACAACATCATCAGTTTCAAGCTGTTGTAGAGTAACTACTTTGCCACCATCCAACATCCTATACAAATCCTGCTCATCAAGAGCAATCGCGATACTTCTTGCAATTGCTTGAAAAACTACATCATCATTTTGAGTAATTTCATCCCCAGACCCTGTCTGGGGCTTACCACCAGGCTGACCAGGTTGACCAGGTTGAATACCTGCCTCATTCAACACAAAACCATTATTATCCCTAATATCCTCAGACAACAACATCGCCAATTCCTTAATATTGATCATATATTCTCCTTTGAGACTCGATCCAACTATATTTTCTCAAAGATACTAATCCATATTATTCGAATATGCCAACGATTCGGATAGCCTCAAACATATTGTATGGCACTAATCGACCGACTAAACGAAATATTCGCCGAAGATGATTTCACAAAGTTTTAGACCCAATTAACTTGATCAGACATTCTATTCCTTCTCTGATTGCGATCCCTTCTTAAGAGTATCCTTCTTAAGAATACTATTAAGAATCGTACCAGCCAATGCACCCGTAACATCACCACTAGAACCAGACACCATGACCTGAGGCGTAATCTGAATATTACCTTCCTTAACTGTCTTTAAAATCTCAAGAATAGTAACTGACTCAGAACCAATCGCCTTACACAAATCCTCATACGCCTTACGACGAGCAGCAAACGTAATCTCAACATACTTAGCCTCACCAGCCGCCTCAACCTCACGCGCCTTTGACTTCTCCTTCTGAACATCAACCTGAAACTGAGCAGCAACCAAAGTCTTCTGTTGCTCAGCAATCTCCTCTGACTTGGTAAACTTAGCTCGCTCCTGTTGTGCTCTCTCCTGCTCCAGATACATCTTCTGCTGATTCAACGCAATCTCCATATCAGTCCTGGTCTTCATCAATGATCTAGTAATCTCATTATTGTCTAGATCGATCTGACCAACAAATACACCATTAGTATTGATACGAAATTGCTTCACATCTGCAATAAACAAATCAGTAGCATTTTTCTCTACAACAGAACGAGAATCAACAAATTGTAAAGCAGTCAACTTCTCAGCAACATTCCTAAAAATAGTCCTAATCGAAGGCAAAATCAACCTAGCCTCAAGAATACAAATCTTGCCCTTATCCTCACCATCTTGAACAATACCATCCGGATTGCCTAACATAGCTGAAATATATGGAGCCTCCTCTGCAGAAATAGAAACCGCAACACGCACATCAACCGGAAAAGTAAAACCATCCTTCGACCTAACCGAAATAGGATCACTAAGATCTTTAACCTCAGATAAAGCATAATCATATACACGCTTAGACGTAGCAACCTTAGTAACGATATATGCATTCGGATGCAAATAATATGCCCCAGGAGGCAAAGCATCCTTCCACACACCACGAAATCACTTAGGAACCAACGGCAAACCATTAACAAGTACATTAATATCCTTTTCTGTTGGCATCTGACCAGCATTAGCCTTAATAACTGCAACCTCACCCATATCGACCTCAAGAGCAGGATGATTACTAACATTAAATAATCTAGGATTAATACGATATTGACCAGGACCAAGAACAGTTAGCTGCGGACCCTTAAAACCACTAGCCAAGAACTTTTCACCATCAATCATATCATCAATTGACGAAAACTCTTTGGCGAATATCTCACCATCCAGAAGTGGCTTACCATCAAGAGCAACGACAACACCAACTTGACCACGTTGTACCTCATAAATATCCACAGGCTCAATCGTATACACCCAAGGCCAAAACCAAAAATGCCAACCAGGACCAAGTAACGCAGCCTGTGGTCCCTGTTCACCATTACGTGCAACAATTTGACCCTGCGGTAAATTAGGCCCAAATTTCTTAATAACAACACCAGATGTACCATCAGGCACAAGAGCCACCGTCGAAGTAAACACGAAAACAAAACCAACTAAACCTAAACTAGCTGCAATAGCAAGTTTAACCAATCTATTCATTGGCGCTCCAGCATATATCACAATTCCAGCCACCACCAGTAATATCCCAATAATAAACAACACCATGTGACCTCCTTTGTCGGGGTTGCATTGTCTTATCAACTATCAAATACAACAAAATGGTATCTAAAACCTTAATGCTTTAATCCCTTTTGTCTATCCAGGCACTCAATCCAAGCTGCACAAACAGCCGCACACTGGATCAGCTCGGCTCGCAGCTTGGCAGTATTGTCTTTTTCTTCGATCAGTTCGGCCACTTCCTCAACCAGAACATGCATCCAAGTAAGCTCTTTGTGATCAGCAGCCGTAGCGGTCATATATCGCGCCCGTTCAGGACCCGGAATTCCATAATATTCGGCCAGCCTCTCAACAGAACAGCCACCTTCACGGTCCATTAGGACAGGATCAAAACTTAGATAATCCTGCTCGCCCCACTTTTTATTCTGGCGCTTACGCTCGGCAGCGATCTCAGCAAATAGCAACGCCATGGTTTCCTTCTCGCTTGCCACTACATGCTCCTTTCGTTTTAAGGACTAAGCTACAGTTCAATGATCTCCAACCTTGGGGCAGAAGATCGTGCTAGACGTGCTGACCGCACCATCCTGAGCCGCTTGTCGGCTGCGATAGAGCTTTTCGTCTGAAAACCAGATATCGTTGCCATCCTTGATCCGCCACGTATACCTGAAGTTCGGGCTATCCACGCTCCCGAACACCCAACCAATGAACAATCCAAACATCATACCAGCTGCCAACACACGCACCACGACTTCCGTACTGACAATAAACGCGATAATGCTAGCTAACAAAACAACAAGAAACAGAAACGTACCTACATATCATCAGGCATATTTAATTACCTCCTATTTATTATAAGTATAAATATCAAATAATATCTTAATCAATAAAATTAAAAATGGAATTCCAAAAACAAATATATATATTAAGGATAATTTACATTCAGAATCTTCTATTATAGAAAGAAGTTTACTATTATTCTCCTGCTTACGTTTTTCGTTCATATCATCAGGCATATTTAATTACCTCCTCTCTATTACTCATTATATCAGAAGGTAGAAAGTCAAGAAGATATACACCATCTAAGCAAAAGCGTCCCTAAGCGACCCACACTTATCCTTAACTTTATCAATAAAATCAGGAATCAAACTCAACTCAACCTCGCCATCAACCCTACGCCAAGCAACATTCCCAACACGAAGTTGGCCACCCTTGCCATATAGCAGTTTTTAAATACAGAAGTATAGATACAAAAACGGCCAGGTGATTAGCCTGGCCGTTTAAGGGACGACGGACTGTACTACGGTTTACAAATTCGAAACCGTGATTACCCCGTAATAAAGACCTCCATCCTCAATCAACTTCTTGCCGTAGCGGGTCATTACACCCTTGCTTGGCGTGAAGCTATTGGGATCGAGGACCGTTGGGGTGCTCAGGAGTGGGATGTACGGTGCGTAGAAGTAACCCGCATCCAGAACCGAGTTCCCCTTGAAGCCAAGGAGGATTTTGCAGTTCGGGAACAACGGGTCCTTGTACAGCTTGATCTTGCCCTGAATCGTACCGGCGCTCATGATGCCGATATCGATTCCGTCCTGAGCCAGTGCATCAGAGCCTCGGAAGTCATTCAGCTGCTCAAACTTCGAGGCAATATCAGCACTGGTTACCATCCAGTTGGCTGGTCCACGGAGGGTGGTGCGGTGAATCACGTTGGCGACTTCGAGCACCTTGTAGAGGAGCGCGATGTTGCGGTCTGTGAAGTTCACTGATGCACCGGCAGCGGTACCGAAGTTGTGCGTAGCTCGGATCGAGGCCGCGATGATTAGATCGTTGATGATTTCGCGGTCGATTTCGGCTACGATCTCATCGGCCATCAGGTCGGTGAGGGTGCCTTCGGCATCGATGTTGTGAACGCTCTTGAGGTCCTGGGCCGCTTCGAGGGACCAGGTGGTCTTGAGCTTACGAGTTACGGCTGAGACTGAATCACTGTCGATCGACAGAGTTAGTTCTGGCTGAAAAGGATTATTTTCCAGATCGAACTCGTAATCAGCGCGAGCAATTGCTGTTCCAGCGAAGGAACCAGCCGAGAGCGTGATGGTTACTTCACCAGTGGTGTGGTCGAAGACCGTGGCACCGGTCGTGCTGGTGTCAACCGTCACGTCTGGGCAGTCCGTCGATTCACCAACCAGGACTAGATCTGGATTCCCGTTGGCATCGAAGGTGACTTGGAGACATGGGGTTGGATCTTCGCAGTTGTCGTCGTCTTCGAGGAAGACGTTGACAACAACTGTTCCGGCGAGGACTGGCTTGTGGGCCAGAGTGCCGCTGATTACTGCACCACCGCCGCTAATGGTGAGTTCTTCACCCTTGACGGTCTGGCTGCTGTAGTATGGATCAAGTGCCCAACCGTTCTGACGGCTGAACTGCTGCGCCGTGTTCTGGCGCATGATCTGCGTTCCGGCAATCGTTTGGCCCTTGCTAATGGCGTAGCGATACCGGATGTAGAAGATCAAGCTAGCTGGGCTGCTCATTGGCTGCACGCCGACCAAGTTGTCAGCGATTAGCCGTGGGTAGCTCTTGCGGATGAGTGGGAGCGCAAATCGGGTGAAGTCAGCGATGTTGCCTGTGGTGGTTGCTTCCTCAAAGATGGCGCTGCGGTTCTTTGGGTCCCAAGCTGCGTACTGGTTTTCCAGCATAGCAGCCATGAGGCCAAACTTCTGAGCCGGTATCTCCAAGCACTTGCGGAGGACTGGGTTCCAGCGATTCACGAGCTTGTTTTTCTTACCTTCCAGCATGAGGCGCTGGTCACGAACTACTCGGCGTTCTTCGGTCAGAGCACCAGCGTAGTGACTGGCGTGTGCCGGGACGCCTGATCGGGTTGCATTCCGCATTGTTACTTCTCCAGGTTTAGGGGCCTTATTCGGTGATTACCAACGCCGGACTTCCATCAAGTCCTTCGGCGATTGCCATTACATCTTGGTCGCCAGCTTGCTGAGAGACAGTTGACTTGACACTCGGCTTAGCAATGGTTTCAACCGCTGCTGGCCTAGTGGTTTTAGGATTTTCGCTCTTAGCACGAAGATCCTCAAGTCGCTCTGTCTTTTTGGCTTCGGTTGACTCAGTTACAGTCTTATCTTCTGTTACTGCGCCACCCTTGGCTTCGAGGAGCTTGTTACGTTCGAGCAGTTTGCGAGCGATGATGTTAGCATGTCGCTTGGACTGTTCGGATGCTTCAAGCTTCTCTTGCAGCTGACCAACCATGACGCGCAGCTTCTTGGTTTCTTCCACCGCAACCTGGTTCCCCTCTGGCAAGTCAATTTTGACACCTTCAATGAGGGATTTTACCCCTCTCAGTGTCCTGGCTGCCTCGGATTCACCCACAGCGGCTTGCTTCTGCGCTTCCCGATTGATCGTGTTTACTCGTGCTTCAAGGAAGATCTCAATTCGCTTAGCAATATCGGCCTTATAACTCTCAACTGCTTCTAGGCAAGCTTGTTTAGCCTTGACTAGTTTGCGCTCATAATTCTCGTTGAGCGCTTTTTCTTCAGCAGCTCTCCACGCATTCAGCTCGCTTACAACTGACTTAGATAGCTGATCGGAAGCTCCCAGCTGCTTCAAAAGGCCGATGATCTTGTCCATGCTCCGATCTCCTTCGAAAATTATTTTTGCCTAAGGGTATCGTCAACTAACCAGGTACTTCCTCAATTCTCTTACTAACAGGCGCTCACGCATCACGCGGAACTGCCTGGAATTCAACTTATGGCGGTTTAAACTCTCTTCCATCACCTTCAATTGTGTCCCAGACACTGAAGGCTCGGCAACCGTATCGAAAGTTACTAATGCATAACCCTCTTGAACTTCGTATGCATCTTCACCTTCATGTCTAGTTAGATCCATCTCACCAACACCACGAGACGATACGCCAACTTGAACCTTACGTTCCAATAGACAAGCTAACATTGAACCACATGGCATCCGATCATCATTCATGACTTCTGCTTCACCAACCACATTATTTCCATCCATCGACAAGTTAGTAATGAGATGCGATACACGGTCAAGATGGATCTTAGCATCTGGTGGGTGATCAAACTCACCCATTACTCGGCGTTCTTTAATTGCAGACTGTATGGATTTAACCGCTGATTCAAGAACAGACTTAGGGTAGATCCGGCCATTAGCATTCTTCTCATTGGCTCTTTGGAATACACCAACAACACGCATTACTGGTACTTCGAAATTCTTACCATCTCTTTCTTCGGATATCGTACCACGCTTAATGTCTAGAACCTTAAGTGGTCGTGAATCTTGAATTAATTGATAACCATCGGGAATAAGGCCCGTGTAGAAGACCTTATCCCGATCAATTCTAGGTTTCATAGTCGCTAACATTACTTATCTCCACTCTTAGCTGTCTTTGCACCTTTAGTTCCATCATAGTCCTTATCGGACCATTTTGGCTTCGGATTCATCTGCTTGCCACCGCCATCCTTACGAGCGGTTTCAACACTATCGTGGCCCTTATCGGTTGGCTTACCAATATTATTGTCTTCTTTTACGGCATCTTTCGATGATTCGTCTGATTCATCTGATTCATCATCTGACGAATCATCTTTCTTCTTACCAAATTTAAATTTCTTTAAGTGAGCTGGTAGTTTACCTTCTTCTACCTCTTCTTCCTCTTCCTCTTCTTCCTCTCCCTCACCTTCTTCTGGCTCCGTAATACCAGGAGGTGGTCCGCCCCCTTCACCACCCTCTTCACCACCCTCTTCGCCTTCACTACCAGGCAATTCCATTTCGTCTTCATCTGGTGGCATCATGTCATCTTCTGGAACCTCGCCACCTGGCAAGCCCTCATCGCCTGGCAGACCCTCACCTGGCAGACCCTCACCAGGCTCTTCACCCATATCAAGCCCACCCATCTCAGGTTCAAGACTAGCCGCAATCTTGCTTACAACATCATCAACGGTATCGGGTGTGGTCCAAGTAACCGACTGAGACTTAGAACGACCATCATCAGTCTCTTCAGAACCGGTGACAGTAACAGTCGTAGATGGAGAGCCAATAGCACCACCCTCCATCGGCTCCTCCATCGGCTCTTCCATCGGCTCTTCCATCGGCTCCTCAACCGGCCCCTCCATAGCGCCACCTACTGGCTCCTCAGGCATATCGTCATCTAGCGATTTATCACCTAACTCATCGCCAAAAGCCTCAATCATATTCTTAGGGGTAGTCGCCTCCGACTTAGTTATTGCTGCACGACCAGCACCTGGGAAAGCCATCCGGCGACGTTTAATACCACTCTTATATTGATCCTCATCAACTCCCTTAGCGGCAGATCCACCAGACTTACCATCACTCTTGCCCATCCCGGCACCAGTTACTCCTTTACCATCCTGACCATCCATACCATCTTTTTTGCCGCCTGCACCTCGTCCATCATTTTGAGATGTACCTCTACCAGTAACTCCCTTACCATCCTGACCATCCATACCATCAGCACTACCACCAACACGGGCACCATTTGACTGAGTAGCAGTAGTCTTAGCAACACTGCCCTTGTCTCCATCAATCCGATCCATCTTATGACCGGCACCCTTGATGTTCTCCTTAATTTCAAGGGCTTCAATCATTAACTCGGTTACATCTGCACCACAATGTGGACAGGCTGCACCATCTGCTGTCATGCATTCAGCAAGATCAGAATTACGCTTGCATTCAGGGCAAGTAATATCTTCGGCAGCTGTCTTAGTACCCTTCTTGAGAAGAGCGCCCTTATGTCCTGCATCTTTGGCGACATTCTGATCCTCTTCGCCGCCACAGCCCATTGCATTGCCTTTGGCAGTCTCCTTACTACCAACTTGCCCACCTTCTTTACTCTGCTTCATCTTACCCGGCATTTCGGCATGGTCTTCTTTCAGACTATTATAAGTGTGACCGATCTTGGTATTTTTTGGTGCCTTGTAAGCATATGGATCAGTCTTGACTTCTGACAGATCTGGCTCAACGTTCTCAAACAGAATCTGCTTGAAACTCTCTACCAAGCCATTCGACTTTAACTTATTGGCATGTAGAATGTAAACCTTAAGGGTACGAGCCGCCTTTTCATTGCCGTCCTCTGCAAAGAACTTCTTATGATTCTTCTGCCATTCCTTCAATTCAATCGTAAGTTGTTCTTCACTGAGAGAAGCAACAGCAGTCGATAACTTGGCTTCATATTTCTCAAGTTCATCCTCGGCCACATGGCCACATTCTGAACAAACTTCATCCTGAATCATGCCGCCACATTTCGAGCATTTATCTTCGGCCACCCGTCCATGAGGCGCAACAGCTATATTAGCTGTTGTCGTGCCCATTTCTGAGATGGGTGTGCCCTTTGTCTTTTTAGACTCAAAGGCCTTGAGAATATCCTCTGCTTCCTCTCCAGCTCCTTCTTCGCCCTCACCTTCATCACCTTCACCACCACCTTCACCAGCCTCACCACCCTCACCACCCTCACCACCCTCAGGGGCTGCCGACTCCTCGCCACCCAGTGGGAGTGATAAGCCACCTTCACCAGCTCCCGCACCAGCAGCTCCGCCAAGATCCTGATCACCAAATGTTTCTGGTTCAGCATCTTTTGGTTCAGGAATTGAATCATAATCAGCTAAACTATTCACATCATTAAGCAGATTCTCAGATGTTGATGCTACCAATTCTTCGATTTCCATTAAGGTCGCATCATCAATATGATCTGCGGAACGTTCAAGTCTGACGATATATTCATCAATTGACTCTGTCAATTCCTGATCGACATCACTATTGGCTAGGATATTACGCATATCCTTGAGGGCATTGAGGTACATCTTGGCCTTCGCCGCTTTAGTAGTCATGTCCTCATTGAATATAACATCAAGGAATATTGGGTAATCTTTCTCGAAGTCCTTTGATTCAGCGAGCTTATGAACGTTCTCAACAAATGGCGCAAATTCGGTCATTCTAGCCACTTCTCGCCATTCTTTAATAATATTGTCTTTGTTGATTGTGCAGTTAGTCCTATAGAAGAGCTTTCCAACATCTTCTGCTAACTTATCATTAAAGCTACCAACTGCCGCCAGAGTGTTGGCGGTCAGTGTCTGTGTCTCGGCAAGATTTAGTAAAGAAAATTCTTGCTCTTCCTTCAAGAACTCGATTGCATTCTGAACCGCTTCTTTAATCTTGCCATCACAGACTAATGACGCAATGTGCTTAATCCGATTCTGGAATCCTTCGGAGGTATATGCCTTGCTCGCAACATCTTTCATGCATCGAGCAACTACACGTCTACGAGTTAATTCACTTACTGGGAATTGAACTGGCTTCTCATTGAATACTGCCTCTACGATACGTCCACGAGTAACCTTGACTGTATCGACTAATGCCTCGCAGATCTTCTTGATAATCTCTGGCTTACATTTCTCACTTACAATAGTCTTCGATACCGGAATGTATCGTGAGATTCCGTCTAAGGTCGTAATGAAGCCAGACTCAGGTATTACCTTGGACCGAAAGCGTTGATGGGCGATACGATTAAAACAGCTATCGGCTTTCTTTGTATCTTCATCCTCAATCGCTTCGATCAACTCAACAACATTCTTGTGGAACATTTCGGGTTTTTCTGATTCTGTAATCTTAATTGGTCTTGGATTCGCAATTTTGACACGACCTTGAGCTAAACGTTCAATGCTGGCACAATAATAGGTGTGATTGCCTTTGTCTTCAATTATGATGCTAGTGCTATCAAGTGATACCAACTGCCAGTTCCGACCAATCTTCTCGCCCATGGCCTGAACGCGTTCACTAAAGATTGTAATTTGACTTGGTGCCCCTGAATTAAGCATTCTTAAGAACTTGCGGGCATCCATCTCGATAATATTGTCAATACGATTGATTGGCTGTGCCATGAGTAATTCCCCTTAACTCGATTTCCAATTGCCCTATCTTTACATCAGGGCAAGGATTTATCGATCATCTAAATTTAGATTTGATTGTAGACATTATTCTTTTGTAGGAACATCGTCCATTTGCTTAACAACACTATCAACTTCAACTGATTTGTGACCAGCTTCCTCCATCAATAAATTACGCGTCTCTTTTTTAACTGCGGTTGCATCGTCCTCTGCAACACTACTTTCGACAATATACTTGCCATCCTTATTCTTCAAACCATCAAGTTCCTTAGCATTAACATAGAACTGTGGTGCAAATATTATAACATCATGTCTATTATCAATCTGTAATTCTCTGTGTGGCCGCAAGTTATTATACTCAAGAATTAGATCACGAGTTTCATCATCTTGTACATCTTCAGCCTTCATTTCATCCGGCGCAATAACACCCTTCTGCTTCTTCATAAGCGCAATTTCATCTGGCGACATATCCGTAAAGCGCTCAACAATCCATTCATCAGGGAAGAAGCCAAGCTCCTTCAGGTTCTTCATAATATCAGATCTAGTATTCCATGTTTCAATACGATATAACTCATCGATCGCACTTGCGGCGGTCATTGACAAATCAAAACTGCTAAGATCGTCAACAGAATGCCCACGAAGTGCCAAATGAACAAGCACAATCTTCTTAATACCCATTACCACTTCACGCTGTACCCATTGAATCGCCTTGGCAAACTCAGGTGAAACAGAAGCCAATGAGCGTCCATCGGCCTCAGCTGGTTCACCAATACCAACCCGATTAAACGGAATCTTTAATCCAGCCACCATCTTCTTCTTGAAATATTCAATATCAGCAATCTGATCAAGGTTCTCAGCACCCGGTAAAGTATCAATAGTTGGGCCGGTGCCATCAGCTCTCTTAGGCAACCAGAAATCATCATCTTGAATTAGTGGACTATAACGCTCATTAACTTGACCAGTAGCAGGATCAACGAACTTATGCTTCTTCATCTGACGAGCAAGCAACTCAATATATTGTGGCACTTCCTTAGGTGGAATATTACCAACTGGAATACTAAAAATCCGCTTTTCGGGGGCGCGGGTCAGCCTGTAGACAAGCGCGGCATCTTCCATCAGTCTAAGACGTTTGAAATCCTTACGACCACCATCTAACATCGAATTGTGGATAACAACACCATCGGCCACGAAGTTGTGATGCTCTGAAACCTGGATATCACCAACTTCAACCTCGCCACCGTCTTCTATCGATAGGATAGATTCAACCAGATAGTCATCAGATGAATTGTCGTACTTCGTCCTACGCTTACCCATATGCATTAAATCACCTGATGGCATCTTAGCATCATACCAATACACAATCCATGAATCACGACGTTCATATTCTTCACCATCAAACACAACAATCGGATCAGAGCGATTACGCTTGCTAATATTCCCACACTTAATATTCATTTGATCTAATAAGACCTTCAGATCTTTCACTAACTCTTCTGAGGTTAATTCAATTTGATATCGCTCACAATCCCATTCATCAATATTTGTTGAACCATCTGCATCGACCAACCCTTCAATAAATGCCTTCTTAATTTCTTCCTTAGCAACAAACACCCATTTAGGAATACGTTTCTCATAACAGCGACCAACAAGACCCATATTAACTATTGTCTGAGCTAATTCTATGGAGTTAAATGTGAAATAACCATGTTTCTTTTCTTGCCCATTTTTATCCTTGATAATATGCCGATATGGTTCTGATTCATAATTAAATAATTTAATAATACTAATATATTTATTATTTAATTCTTGATATTCACCTTCTGCAAAACATAATGTCCTACCTCCATTTGGGACCCAACCATCACCAATCAAAAAACCAATCAATCTAGCAAAATTTTCAGTAACATATTGCGGGAAGCACATTCTCTTACCATCATATTGTTGTGCAATTTTGTATGATTCAATTGGAATATCAACCCCAGGATTGTGTAGCTTCGGAAGTACAAGTTTATCATTTCTGACCAGATCTTGTGCTAAAACATACTGTTTAGTTTTAATATCTCTCTTATGTTGCCTACGAATATGTGGCTTATTGCGGTCGGTACCTCTACATAATTGTTCTTCACAAATATAATTATTCTTAATAATAGCCAACATTGGGTGTTCTGGTGTAACTTGAATTGAACGATGTTTAGTCTTAATAATTAACGTCTTCTTCTTGCCATTTAAGACCTTATCAAGAACGGTAGTAATAACTGGTTTTTGTGTCTTAAGATCAAACGAATATACTTGATCACCTTTCTGAATATCTTTCAATAATTTATAACCAGTTGGTGTGCACACTGTGCTGCACAGTGCGCTACATCGCCCGTAAGGGTGATACACAGTTTCATAACTTGTAAGTCTTAGGTGCATTACTTGCCATGGGTGTAAGAATTGTGGTTCTGCTAGACCGGCGTCTTGGTAATAGAAACCGACTAGATCACCATATTTGGTTTGAACTCGTGTGAAATTATAGACGTTCATGAATTTGAATGATGCAACTCCATCGCGGTTCTTAGTTGGTATAATTTCTGATACAAAGTCGCCATATTTGCATAGGTAACGTACCAATGGTCTAATTTCTCTGTCAATCATTAATGTGTTATATAATAGATCTTCTACAATTTTCTTGAGACCCTTACGCTTGGCTTTTACTATTATTGAGTGCTTTCGTTCTGGATCAATTAATGTTGATTCGTCCGCGTACATGTCAAGTGCTAGACTGACTTCACCTACTTCGTCCATCATGTCATAATCTTTATAGCGCTCCAGACGATTTATCTGTAGACTGGTCTGTTCAAATAGAGCCGATTGTTTACTAAAGTCAAGAAATTGTCCTCCATATACTATCTTGTCGATTGTCTCTTGGTCTTGATATAAATTATCGGTTCTGTAGATCTGAGCTTGCCGCATAAAAGCGCGGACTCGATCCCATAATTGCCATTTAAGAGGCATTAGTGACTCCAATCATCTTGATATATTTTCTAAGAGGCGGCATATTAACTTTAGAGTTCGCTTCAGTCATCCAATTCGTTCCTTGGTCAGGCCCTAGCTATAATTCTCAAATACCAATGTTTACTGTTTATGTATTATGGGTCTCCTCGTTTTCATTAATGGGTTACTGTATTTGGTTCCAAGCATTATTCCACCTAATTGGTGAGTAAATCTTTGCAATTCCTCTTCTGGTGATAGGGTCTGATTATCTATTTTGCGCCCCATGGCTATTGGCAATAATGCTTGTACACCACCTTTTTCTAAGAAATCAGAAACTTTAATAGTGTCGTGTGCAGTCAAAGCTGGACTCTGGTTAGAAACATTATGCATCGGGGTTAAGGTACTAGTGTCGGCTATTATAGCATCACGAATACCAATTAATGCTAATCCAAGTGCTATCGCAAGATCACTATGATTACCTGGTCCCTTCGTGTGACCCGTTTTTCTATTGCCTAGATGCACATAAATGTGTAGTTGTTCTAGGAGTTTTCTACTGTATAATATTATACCATCTTCTCCAAGGTGATCCATAAGAGCTTTCTCAAGATCTGGTTTATGTGCTGGCGATGTCGGGAATCCAAGCTTCTTGCTAACCTGGCCTGATGGTGTCTTCATGCGATAGATGTTGGTATAAGCAACATCATAGTATAACGAATTACATATTGGTATTCCTATACCTGTACGTTCTGGTACTACAAATGCATTGTTATACCACCTGGCTAGATAATCAACCATCATTACTATTGTGCCTGGGAGAACTTTTATATTAAGTTCTGCAACTTGTTCCTTAGTAACACAATCAATTACTACAATTGCTGAGAAGTCCTCATCTTCACCTGATGAAAAGTCAACACCAACTGAGTATGAATGGCCAGATGCGCCTGGCTTGATGACGCGACCATTTTCGATTAGATCTGGTTCTGGTCTTACTGGCTTACGCCATATTTTTAGCTCATTACTAAAGTCGAGTTGAATAGTATCACTACTAACCGGGTGAACATAGTCAACTTTACCAACAATCCAATATTTATCATCAATTGTTGTCTCTATATGCTTTAAGACGTTAGCTGGTAAGACTGTATTGCCTGATCCGATGAATTCAGCCAACACTTCTTGTTTGAACTTGTGAGCTTCACCTTTCCGTTGTAATTGTCTATATTGTTCTTCGAGCCATGGACTCCAATATGGCCCCCATTTTTCTATTTCTTCTTTGGTTTCACACTTTTTTAAGCCAGCAGCTGGGCTGATCTTTCTCATCTTACCATTAAACTCATCTTTATAGGCGATTTCCCAATCCATCTCCCACCAGTTAATATGGATTGGATAAAAGTCATTTTGACCCTTTTCCGCGTCATCCCATGTGGCATGATACCAATTGCCGACTCCTAGGCATGTGCTGATTACTATTACCGATCCACCGTGTTGTAACGTCGGTTGGGCACCACTCCACATTTCATCCATGTGTGGCATAAACGCTGCTTCGTCAATAATATTAAGTGATGCTGATTCAGATCGCATTGTGTCTTTGCTTGACGTTAGACTCTTAATGACTGAGCCATTTGGAAATCCAACCGAGTGTTCATTCCAGATTCCACCCGATGCTTCTGGGTTCGGATTGCCATAGATGTTCTTAAATTCGTCTGGAAGATGTTCATAAGGTATTTTCACATTCTTCTTTAAAAATTCTTTAGCATCTTCGTCTCGTTTACTGACAATTAATATTTTCTTATTTGAGAAAAACATGCCATACCATAGAGCAAATGCTCCAGCTAAAGTTGATATTCCAGATTGACGACACTTTCTATAAATTGTGTAGCGATATTTTAAATAGGCTTGAATTGATTTACGCTGATATTTAAACAATTTAAATTTAATAATACCAGCTTTTGGATGTTTAATTATACAAAAGTTTTCAATAAAAAACGACGGCTGAGCTTGACAGCGTTTGATCAATAATGCCATCTGCTCAAGCTGAGTCATCTATATCGTCCTTCATGGGTTGTGATAATAACTCTTCTAAATTAAGAGTGCCCTTTGCTGCCCCTCCACCAAGATTAATAATTAAATCATTTGATTTTGCGGCTGACAATAATTTAGCTATTGAATCCATTGAACGTGGCGCATTTGCATTAACCTCTGCTTTAGTCTGTAACAATCTAGCCCATGCATCTAAATAGACTCCAATGCCTTTTGTATTCCCTGACTGAATCATAGTATTAATCTGCGCCTGAACGATCTGTATTGCACTATCAACTTGCTCTCTATCAGTATGTTGATTGTTAATTATTTCATTGACTGATGTTCCGAACAATTCAATTAATCGTTTGAAATTATCATTAATGTTCTTGTTATCCTGCGCTTTTATTAAGTCAGATGGTGGGAGATTTGGTTCTAATGGCTCAGCTTGAATCAATGCTGGTTCTTTAATTTGAGGTTCAGGCGGGGTAGCTGGCGATGGAGGCATGGGTTCATCTGGCTGTTCTGGTTCAGTAACAGAACTAAGAATTTCTATTAATTCTTGATTTTGGTTCATGATAATAATTTCCTAATCTCAACTAGTTTATTTATATTGTAACTGGGCGTTTTGCTATTTTGTCGACAAACTAAATAGCCGTCATTTAGCGTCCACCGTTGTGGCGAAGCCATACGACCATTTTTATTTACTAGTATTCCATTATCCAATTTCCAACCATCTTTACTAACTGCAATCATATGTTCAAGAAGTTCTTTCAATTCACCCATGTGTTTAAAATTATGCAATGATGTTCTGGTAGGTGTGTCTTCTGTGAGTAATTCTTTCAATTTGTTAATGGTTGTAATTAAATGCTCATTAAATTTCTCATTATGAATTCTGTTTCCACCTCGACGTGGATCATTATTGGCCGTTTTCTTGGGTACGACTCTACCTGTCATATGGACTGCTTTTGTTCTAATTGTTTTTGGTCTTGATTTACGATACATCTTTTCTAAAGTTGACTTGGGTGTTGCTTCGGTTATTTCTTTGTTACCGTTAATTGACATGTATGCCTCCTCTAGATCTTTGTCTATCATAAATATATCTTCTAGGGCTTGACCTGTGGCTGCTAAATAAGAATCTAGGATTCGTTGGATCGCTGTAACGGCACGCTCAGTTATCTCCATCCTGTTGATCCTGATCAGTTGAGCGCCGTCGTATTGTGTCGAATTCTTCATTTATAGGTGAATCAGTAAATTCATAACTTCTTAATCTACAAATTTTCAAAAATGATGTTATTGTCAAGCGCGGTAAACTTGTCATTTCAACCAATTTACCAATTAAGCCTTCATGTGGTTTCTCGTCTTCTCTGTATAATTTATCTAAAGTATCAATTATTTTAAGATAATCTTTGTTATACTGACAGAGTAATCTAGCCTCTGTTTGGAATCGTTCTAACATGTTCGTTTTTTGTACACGACGATTTTCTAGATGTTCTTGGAATAACGATCCATTCTTCTTATCACGATTTTCTTTCTTAATGTGCGCTAGAATTACGGTTCGAGCGATCTGCGACCATAAGTTAAATAATCTGGATTTGCCTCTATAATAAATCTTGCTAGGTTCTAATCGTGCTTTACAATGCGGACACTTACCAATTTTGGTTATAATCTCACTAACCAACATGAATTCATTACTAAGTAACGAATCAGTTGGTCTTAATTTGTTGAAGCAAGCAGAACAATGTGGGTGTGCCTCATATTTATACAACGCACCTTCTATTTGAAGCCATGCGACTTGGAATAGATCGCCTATTGATGATTCTTCTTTACCTGGATAAATTTGGCCTAGATTGTGTGCTTTGATTAATTGTCTGATTAATTCTGATGCATGTTCCATTATCTGGTCGCGAAGTGACACATCTGTACATGCACCTTCTACATATCGATACATTAATCGTTCTACTACTTCATTGTCGAAATACCAATTTGATTTATATTCTTCTTTTCGTTCGAATTCATCGATTTTTGGTGATGCGGAATCTTGATTTGACGAAAGCTTTGCCATCGATCTCTGTTCCACCAATGATGACTCGTGCATCATAACCCATGCTCACTATGGCCTTCAGATTCTCCCTGGAATGCTTATACAAATATTTATTATTCAGGAAGAAGAAACTGAAGATCCGCGTCCACCCCCTTTTGTTCACCCGTACTGCTCGACCTACCTTCTGTTCAAAATCAGACCATTGCCCACCACCTCCGATTATTATTAGATTCTCGACACCACCTTCCAGATCCAACCCACGTTTCAAGATCTTGCTGCCTATCAAACAAGTTAATTGTCTACTCTCAAATAATTGTATGTATCTACGACGCTCCGTCTTAGGAGTACCACCAAAGATAAATTTTGAGTGAGGAATTATTCCTTGTAGTGCATTACCCAATGGTTCAATTGGAGATGTATCGACAAGTATTAAAGTACCATCTTTTGGAAAAGCCGATACAATATTTGCTACTGACTGATGAAACGAATGACTCTCAATCATCTCCTCGCGCATTGCTATATCATAAGCTCGCGCATCATCCTTATCGCCATCTTCACCAATTCCAATCATAAACATCTTAATGGGTATTATCCTACCCCGACTCTGGACTTCCTCACGCGTTGCCTCGGCGATTACATTGCCCAAATTCTCTTTCAAGAAAAGTGCCTGAACTGGCTTCGATTTATCAAACGGAGTTCCACTAAATCCAAATCGCCTACGCCCATTAAAATAGCGCTTAAAAAGTTTAGAATAATTAGTTGTTGAGGCCAGATCACATTCATCCACGATCAATAGATCGCATTTGGCGACTTCGTCTTGAATTTGTTTTGCATGTTGATGCCTAGTATAGTAGGCATGTCGTACCCGCTCCCACTCAAGTTCAATACAATAATCAATTAATAATTGTAGATATTTCCCTTGTAAGCACATTACCCCAGACGGATTATCACAAAGAGAGTCAGCTAATATTTGTGGGAATATATTAAATATGTGCTCATCACGCTTCCTGGCCCAATCAGTCACACGCTTAATAGCTTGCTTAATGGTTACTTTAATCTTCTTCTTTTCTGGTTTTGGTGGAGAACTTAATGATTGTATGCTGCCAACTATAACCAGATTCCCATCTGGCATATGACCATGGCAAAACATACCAACATCATTATTATGAACTACATTGCGTGCCTCTAATCGCTTGACTATTTGCTCCAAAACAACTATTTGTTCTGTAATGATTACAGTTGGGCAGCGAAACATTTTAACCAATCCACACATCAACTCTGATTTTCCCGCACCTGTCACTGCTGATACAATACCAATCTCTTCATGACAACACACTTTTAAACATCTAACCTGATATAATTCTAATTTAATATTCGGCACCAGATCTTCAGTAATTTGGTCTTCCTGTGGGGCTGAGTATTGGGGTGCTGGTCTCTCATCAACAATCTCTAATGGAATATTATTAATATCACAACAAATCTTTAATTCATCTAAAAATGGTAATGCAAGCCGTTGTTCTTTAGTGTTATAGCGTCTATACCATCCATCCCATGGCCCCGACATACGATAGGCACGTGGATCACGAATGCTAAAATGAACAATAAGACTTTCTTCTATACCCTGTGTAACTTGATCCAAGTATATGAAATGGTTATCGACGATACGTGCCAGCATTATAATTAAATACTTGTTTTAGGTCGGCTTTGACTGCAATTTAGCTGGTTTCTCAGGCAATTTCTTGCCAGTTTCAATTAATGAAGTTGGTCGCATCGGCGGTGGGCAGGTGCCCTCTTTAATCATTTGCGGCTGTAATTTGACTGGTTTTTCAGGCGACTTTTTATCCTTGTCCGATTGAGTTGTTGGTAGTACATCGAGCCTTCGCTTTAATGCTAATTGTAATTCAATAATAATTAGAGCCATTTTGCCTCTAATAATCACATTGTCAATAGTTGTCAATAGAAACCTTACCAATTCGTCAGACATATTAACATATCGTTGATCCTTATCGATAGGGTTAGGGAGGCCAGCTAAAGCTTTAGACAATTCAATAACATATATTGCGTCACTACCTTTCACCTCTGCTTCAGATATTAATGCACCTAAATGTTCACGCTTTTTATGGTCAAGTTCGTAGTAAGCCATGCAGATATTTACTTTTTCAATAGCGCTGCGATTTGTTCAAAAGTATTCGCAGCATCAGCCTTCTCATTTTCAGATTTAGCACCTGACAAATACTCATCGAATTCTTTTCTGGTTGTGAAATGCTTACTCAATTTCTCAATTAATTTCTCAAGCATCTCTTCTTCGTCTTTTCTAGCACCGGCCCTGCCGATTTGTGATACTTCCTGTTCTGGTCCTTTACTGACTGCTTTACTTGCTGGTAATTGACTGGTTGGTGTTGCTGCTGTCGGCCCTGATGCTTGAGTCGGCATAGCCGCTTGGCTTGGCAATGGTGCCTGTTCTGTAATAGGTATTCTTATTAAAATGTCAAAATCTTCGTCACGTATCTTGAGATGGTTGCCTTCAATTACTAGTTTATTTCTAATGCCAGGTACTATACCTTCCAAGTATGGTAGTAATTTGCGCAAACCATGTTGATTTAAAAATGCCTTTGACATTATGACACCTGAAGGCTAAAGAATTTGCTAACACGCGATTCGCCATTTGGCAGGCACACAGCGACCTGGTACTGATATGTGCCTTTAAGGACACGGTTACTATCAAAAGTGTATTGAAGTACAAATGGATTAGACCGGTACGTACCTTGCCGCAAACCAATTCTCATCGGCTCCCTATCGACTAATAATTCACAATTCTCTGTGCGCAGCGTAATGAATGCCCTCAGATGTGGTATTATTGGTGCTACCTTGTTATATTCGAAATCATATAGCGGCAATGGTGTAAGTCCAACTTCTAAGGTCCGTACTTCAGGCTGATTGAATTTGACATCGATTGGTTCAAACCCAAATCGTATATTCGTTAATCCACTATCGCAGTAGAATCCATCTGGCAACAACCAAAACTCATTACAACAACGCTGCCATCTAGTCTCGTCATCTAATACGGCATCTAGATCTGATGCACTATCTGGTTCTTCTGGTATATAGGACCACACGTCAAAGAAAATATCTGGTGTTGGTATGCCTTGCGTCGGCACATCCCATATTAAGTGGAAGACACCTGGTTTAATATTGTTATTAGCATCGTACTCACGAGTTAATGGTGATGGATAGCCTGTTTCGTCTGGATCTAAAATTGGAAATTCGGCGATTAGGTTTTCTTGTTGTACTGATGATTTGTAAATCTGAACAAGACGTATAGCAAAGGGGTCTGCTGGTACTCCATTCTTATAGAATGTAATATTCAGATCAAGTTGACTACCAAGTCTGCCACTTACTCGCGGAAATGGTTCACTACCTGCTGTTGCCATATATATGCCCCTGATCTAGAATATTTTTGACCTATTTTGGTGTTATTCCACTTGTGTTTGAATCGTCTTTGATTCTCTTATTCTCTTTATTAATACGAGTTAAAAACCAATTTCTCTCTTCTGCTGTCATTGCATTAATTTCGAATATAGAGAAATCGCCGTAACGTTTAAGAAGGAATTCCTGCTCCATTAGGTGATTCCATTCTGCTTCACATTCCCCCACGGTGCGTTGGACGAAAAAAGCTGTCAGTAAACGGCAACGGCATACGCATTTCATTTTGACAATGTGGACAAGTTACAACAATATCCATATCAATACCTGGTGCCTCATCGTTCAGGCATTTCCTAATAGCCGCAGTATCGATACCATGTAGCTTCGATATAAATTGACTTAAGATATTTCTATCCTTGAGACCGTTGGCACTTACAGCGACCAAATTCAAGTTAGCTTCAATAGCATCATCAAGAGCAACTGATTCGACTGGACTTGACATACCTGATTTAGCGTTTCTAACTGGTGCACCGATTGCTTTATCTCTAATGGACCTCCGCTGATTGATCACTTGCATATCGCGTCCACGTAAGAAACGAATCTCAACCCATACTTCTCGTTTGGTGATTTCAGATGAATATGGCAAAGCAATTTTAATTGGTTCAGTTGGATGTTTAGGAGCACGAATAGTGCTAGCAAGCATATTCAGGTCATATTCATGCGTACTCTGTTGCTTGCAAGCATCGTTTGTACATGTAATCATAAATTCATAATCATTACCATAGGTCACACCACGAATATAAAACAATAGAAACATTCTGTCGCCATTTAAGAGGTCGAGTGGATCAAATGTCGATGGGAATTTAACACAATTCTTATAGACATAATCAATTGATTGGTTAGTCTGCGCTAATCGTGCTGTTGCTAGTATCTTTTCGGTATAAATTGTCATCGGTCTAACTTGCACTTTACCATCGGGGATTAATCCATTATAATAAATTCCCAAACTAGGTAATTGTACCTCTTCCCATGGGATCAACTCATCTGTGGTCTTATTGGCCAGAAATGAGATAATATCTGCTGGACTACTAGTTGGATTCAACTCACTACTAAAATCAGGTCTAGTCCCATGAATCATTTGTGATGTTTCTTTTGGTGGCGATTCATCTTTATGTGGCACTGGTTTAGCTGATTGAGTTGGTTGTTCACCACTCAATAAATTTACTTCTTTTTCTGGCATAGTATTCTCCTATGATGTCAATATTATGTACTGTTCTATGTTACTTCTGCATAATCATAAGCTAATGTTACGGTGATTATTTTAGCATCACTACTAGCATAAGACAATTGGCCTTGGGCAATCGAAACTGGCCATGAACCTTTTGCTGTAATTGTTTTGAGTGTTGCGCCTAGACCATCTTGTAAGAGAAAGATGCTGTCAAGTTTATATCTTGAATGAATCTTAATTCCGCCCTGATTTGTATAAATCTTATCGCGCCATGCTATTAATTCTTTCAATGTGTCAGTAGTGTCGTAGAACGTTACACTAATATTCTCCCATTTTACTGATTTTGCATATTTGTAATATAATAAACCACCAAGCACCTCTTGTGTATCAATTTTACTTTCTGGCAAAACCATCTCCCTAGCTAATAGTCTAACAATTCTATCTGATATTGGTCCTAATTGTTGAATCTCCCAACGATACTGCCGCAGAACATCAACTGTTCCTTCAGGTCCATCGCCAGCACCATCAATATTGAATCCAGGCATTAGGTAAATCTCGCTGCTCTATCGTACCGCATTGTAACTTCAATTGTCTGTATTTCTGAATCAGCGTAATCAACAGCATTCCAGTTCACTTCTGCAGGCCAACAGTTAAATATCTCCCAATTTTCATTAGTTCGCCCATCACCATCCAGCATAATCAAACGACCATTTTTCTTATATGATCCTGGTGGTGGGACACCAACATCCCTGAAGAAATCGATAACTTTATTAACCCATTGCCAAATAGCGTCAGATGAATCAACCTCATCAGCCACGTCATACCATACTAACTTGATTGGTTCCCAAGAATGTCTACCCGCTAAATAAATACGTTCTTGTTTATGATAAACCTCTGACTGTTCTATAACTAAATGTGGTCTAGTTGCTTCTTTTAAATAGGTTAAAATTTTTTTGTCATCAACGCCATCAAGAGTCTCAAATAACCAACGATGCTTTCTCCGTGTCTCAATAGCATGATTTGGACCTTGTCCAATACCACCAATGATGAAACCAGGCATATATAACCTCCAAGTTATATTTATATGAAATGATTAATGCTAGATCTATAATTAAGCAGCGCGATTGGCTCGATCAATCCGCATGTTAACTTCAATTGTCTGAATCTCAGTATCAGCGTAATCTAACGTATTCCAGTTAATATCCTGTGGCCAACAACCAAACAATTCCCAACGCTCAGATGGCGTACCATCCCCCATGAGCATCTCTAGGCTGCCATTCTTCTTATACTGATTTGGTTTATTAACTGGGATATTACCACGGTGAACGCCAAGTACACCATTCAACCAATCCCACATCTCCCTAGAAACATCAGGAGCCTGTTCACCATCATACCATACCAACTTAATTGGTTCCCATGAATGCTTACCAGCAAAGTAACTTTTTTCCTGGTTGTGGTGCATTTCAGGCTCTTCGAAAGTCGGATGTGGCCTACTGGCCTCTTTGAGAATAACAAGCACTTCTGCCGCAAATTCACCAGCAGCGGCTTTACCTAAAGTACGAAATAACCAACGGTGTTTACGCCGAGTCTCTACGGTATGGTTTGGACCTGCCCCAACGCCACCAATTATAAAGCCTGGCATAATCAGACCTCCTGTTAATCCGAATTATCTTTGAATCTAAATATAACTTATGGCCTCCTAAGACTCTCCTGCACCCATGTTTTCATTACTAATTTCCTTGTGGACCAACGAAGTTCACGATTCTATCCCATGGCACAAAATAAGAGACATTATTAGATAAGATATTTTCACTTATAATTGGCACGCGAACTAAGATACCAATTAATTCACCTGTTTTCGCTAAAAACACTGGGCCACCAGAATTTCCGGGGAAAGCTGGTGCACTACAGTGCCATAAGAATGGAGCATCCTCATTATGATTATTAAATTTAGCCGTTAATCTACCATCACTACAATTAGGGGCCGATGCGCCATATGGATAACCAACCACATATAACTTATCGCCAGCATTCATCATATCATTGGTAGCTATTGTACTAATAGCATGTGGTAGTTCAATAGGAACAAATAACAATAACAGGTCAGATTCTTTATCCACTTTTGCAATCGTCGCACGCGTCCATACATTTACCTGCAACTCATGATGACGTATCTCTACTTCTACCACAGCCTCATCATTTTCCCATGGCGGGGTCGCCAATAGGTGTGCCGCTGACAATATAAAGTGCTTCGATACTACTACTCCTGATCCAAATCCGAATGGTGTTCTTATGGTAATTGTCGAGTCGATAACATGGCTGGGCAAAGTCTCTATCACACGTGGTTGAACTATCATCTTTACCTTAATCTTATAATCGGTTTTGAGGCTTAATGCATAAGCGGCCATTATGCCAATTAATGCTATTAAGAAGTACATTAGATATTTGTTATCTAATAACTTAAATCTTCTCCATAATCCAACCAATCCTTCAATATATTTCATGTTATCTCCTAAGAGCAGCCACCACCATCCGTAATGGTGACAATCACCATTAATGGGACGGGGGTGGCTGCCCTATTCGCCATCTGGTCTTGCCTCAGGCTCTTCCTCAGGCTCTTCATTACGAATTGCATTAATCTCTGTTTCTAAGACATCTAGTATTGCTTCAAGGTCATCAAGATCTTCTGCAATAAAGTCTTTTAATGATATTTCTAGATCATGAATACCAGATTGCTTCATCGTGATTCGTTCGTCACATATAAGCGAAGCGAGATCAGCAATTGTTAATGTTACTTTAACTAATTTCTTCATAACGGCACCTGCTAACAGCGCCTATTCATAAATTATTTTTACATATCAGATAAATAATTCCTATGAGCAACAACTCAATCATCATTAAAATATCTTCAACAATAAACAATCACAAGTGCAGTATTTCATATTCAATCACAGCTAGGAAATTAAACGTGAATTACTGTGAAGCTCCAAATCATCCAAATAAATTAGACCAACGTCCTTGGTTATTTCTAGCAGGTGGAATCACAAACTGTAGAGATTGGCAATCAGAACTGATAGAATTATTAATTCAAAATAAAGGAACCATCTTCAATCCGAGACGAAAAGAATTTTCAGTGCATAATCCTAAAGCAGCCGAAGAACAAATTAAATGGGAATATGAATATTTATGGCAAGCAGATATAATATCATTTTGGTTTAGTAAGGAGACATTAAATCCAATCGTATTGTACGAACTCGGTGCGCATCTGGTCAGAATTAAATCAAAACAAGCAGGCCCGCCAATGATTATAATCGGCATAGAAGACGGCTATCAACGCACACAAGACGTAATCATACAGACTAGTCTTATTATGGGTAAAGACATATCACATTACATCAATCGAACTATTCCACAACATGCGAAAATTTTATGTGAACTTCTACGACACTCACGAGTTTAAGACACTCGATCTATAAGCTTTAATTAATTCACAAAGGTCATTAATATTATCAATAAATTTAGCACGACGAACTGAATCTTGCATATTTCTCGGTGACGGATGATACATTGGATAAACCTCAACATCGAATTTATCTGATTTCATTAAATCACCAAGATGCTCTGATAAAGTCATGCCATGAAAGAAAGCCTCAAAAGCCACCGAACCAAGTGTAATTACCAATAATGGTCTAAGTAATGTGATTTCCATTCTCAATATAGACTCACAACGCACCATGTGTTCTTTAGTAGGTCGATTATTACCAATAGTATAACACTTGACAAGATTAGTTATATAAAAATCATTCCTCGATAAGCCATGCCGCACAATAGCTTCATCAAAAAACTTACCAGCATCGCCGACAAATGGCCTGCCCTGTAAACATTCATTAAACCCAGGATTCTGACCAACTACAACCAACCTGCTTGGATTCATTGTACTAAACACATGTGGATCAAACACTGTGTTGTGTTCATCACACAATTGTCTACCTAAAGAACACATGCTACAAGATCGCACCACATTACTAACTTGATATAACATCCGCATTACGCGCTCTTGCCATTGTTCTTTCCCTTTAACATCACTAACGGTTATTGGAATAGATGGAATAGACTCGAATTGTGATTTATCTAATTTACTTGGGTCCCAATGAAAATTACTCAAACGCTCAATATCAGGATCAACACGAATCCAACGATTATGGTTCCATTTATAAATCACATCATCAGATTGATCCTCATTAAACCTAATAATTACTGACTTAACATCATGTGGAATAACATTTAACATCTCTTGAAGATTCTCAACTGGACCATTAGTCATGCCAAAACTTGAATTGCCATCCGGAATACCAATACCATATTCTAATTTACGTGAAATTTTACGTCTCGGACGCAGTGCCTCAGGCATATATTCAACAGGCTCTGGCATTCTGATAAAATACAAACATAACATATGGGTCCATGGACAATATCAATACTAAGCTCAATACCCACAGAGTATCACTCTGCCTTTAATAAAGCATATACCTGGGGGCCACTTAGTCCACCACGTAATGAATCAGATTGTATAAAATTAGTGATTAATGGCAGGAAAGCGATTACGACAATAAATAGCCAAGTACGATTTAATACAATTGGCGAAGTCCCACAAGGATTTAATACAATTGATGGTGTGCCAGACAGCAAATCCGAAATCTTCTATAATGAAGCTAATGAAGACATCGCTAAATTATTAGAATGGCTCCATACAAGCAACACATTCGACTCTAATGACGCTGAATATCACTATATTCAAGGCATTATTTTTGGATTCCCATTACAAGATATCAGATCATTTATTAATAGCCGTCATGATAACAATAAAGCAGAAGCATTAATAGAACTTGATTCATTAATTGGCTGATTATTAATTTATAATGAAAAGGGGAGGTTTCATCCTCCCCTTTCCATTACTGAGTCGCTAGAACTACGCCACCAGCTTGTAGCACAGCCTCAGAGGAGAAGCTCGCCTCGGTCCGGAGGACTACCAGGTTCAGCTGAATGAATTCTGCCGCACGCGTTGGCTTCAAGAAGTACGCAACGTGCAACTCATTACGATCAATTCTCTCTGGTGTGTTATTTCTTTCATCGCAGACGACTGAAAACCCAGTCAGTCCTCTCCTAGCCTGGATATCGGCAAGGAATGAATTGCTAACGTTCACAACCCGTGCCCGTGTAATCCTATCATTCGGCTCAAACACAAACTGTCGCAGGAAATTGATTGCATTCTTCTTGATGAAGATTAGGAGCATACGAACGTTCACGCGATCAAGTGCAGTGGCTCGGCGCTGCAGGGTTCGCTGACCCCAAATCGTAATTCCGTCCTGTGGGAAATTGACAATCGGATTAACGGCATTTCCTGATCCGTACATTAGATCACGCTCGCCCATACTCAAATCGACCTCTGTATCGAGCGGGGTAAGCAATCGGCCTCTATTAACGCCAGCAGGAGCAAACCAAGTCTCGGTCACACGTTCAGTCCTAGCATACACACCGGAAACATGGCCACTTGGAGGCGTGAAGATTGTGCCGCCATTAAACTGATCAAATAGCTTCAACCACGGATGATAGAGCGCACCATAACTAGAGTTGATTGCTTGTGCCAGGTCACTAAAGAGGATTCCGTTATGCCAGTCAACCACCTGCTGAGCACGCAGACCAAATGGAGGGTCAATAATGAAGAGACAATCGCCACGCGTCTCACACATTCTCAAACCTTGACCAATTACTGCACCAGAGCTGAATCCTGGGATGACCAATAGTGAAATGTCATACACCTCTGGGTTCTGGAATGCGAATATACCAGTCTCCAGATTCGGATTACCAATAACGGCCCTATCAAGCTCGGATGAGAACGCTGGATCAGATGGGATACCATTTGCCGAACCGGAGAAGGTAAAGCGGCTGAATGAACCTGGCACTCTAACTTCAAAGTTGTCAAGATCATTCACTGGATCATTATTCAGGAAAGCTGGACGTGGAATCCATTGAACAAAGCTATTGCCATTTGGCCCACCAAATTGTGATCCCTCATTAATTACATTACCGATGTATCGTTCATCGCGAGGATCGAATGTAACATCTTCAATCGCATCAACAGTTTGATTGTTCTTATCTTCAATGATAATCTTGAAGCGGCCAGCGACATCGCCAGCACCTTCACCGGTACCAAAAATCTGTAATGTAACCTTGAAATCATCAACCCATGTACCAGCACTCTTGGCTACCAACCAACCAACGATGTTAGCAAAGTACGCTGAATCAGCTGCACATTCATCACTGAATGCATCAACCTCGCAAGAGAGTGGTGTATTAGGAGTGACTGTGCCAGCATCAGGCAGCAGAACCCGTGAATCACTAAATACCTGGTATGCCCTTGTGTAAGGGAACTGGATCCCAAGTTCTTCTGCAAAGCGTAGTGTCTTAAAATGAGATCCATCTGCTTGCATCTTCAATTGATCGAACTGATGATCAACCACTGTCTCAATGAAGACTTGAGTTTCGCCACCAGGAATAAGCATCGTAAATGAACGCCAATAACGTTCACCAGTCTTAACACCACCAAGATGGATCGCATTGGCAACGGCGGCTTCTGATTGGTTTAAGCCAACCGTGACACTAAACTCGATTTCGGTTGTGCTACTCTGCCCGACAACTTCAATGTTGACACGATTATTTTCGGTAGTAATATCATATGGCCCGGTATTGGTCGAGTTGAGATGGCTACGTGGAATATCATAAGCGTATAAAGTTTGTCCAATCTCTAAGCTAAAAGCCTCTCTCGATACAAGCTGAATGTTCCTACCAGCTACGTCGGTTGTGAAGCACGCTGTGTCATCACTTTGTGCAATAGCCCTGTATGGTTCTGAACTCGAAATTAGTGCATTAATATCATCGGCAAAATCATTAACATCGGTGTAGGTCGAACCATCAGGAATCGTATATTCAACTACTGACCCGGAATCTTGCCTATCAACATTGAAGGAGAAGATTCGGTTATCTGGTCGAACGATGAATGTAAACGTATCATTGACGGCTAGTGGAACCGATCCAGTCACGACAATCGCAAATACCATCCCATCACCAATATCAATTAACTCCGATGTACCAGGAGTACCACTTTCAACAATCGTATCGGTCAATACTGTAACACCATCAGAATTACGAATAACTTCAAAAGTTGCACCATCCATTACTGAACCACCAGTTACTGGTACGTCACTGGTAATCAGAACCGTGAATGAATCATCAATAGCGCCTGAATAGCTGGTTAGGCTAACAAAGCTTAAGGTGGCAGATACTGGTCCTGGAGTCGGATCTACATCAATGTCATTGTAATCGATATCTGATACCAGAGCCGCATGGAAGGCTAATGGAAGATCGGCATTTACTACTCTTGTGCAAATTTTGCCGAAGTCGATTCCGGAGAATATTGGTATTCGACCCCATCCTTTACCACGTGCGCCTGAATTATCAATACAAATATCTGCTAGACCATCTGGCTGTCCTTCTTCACATTCCACGCCAACCCGTAATATCCATGCTCTTCCACCATCTTCGAAATAAGCTAGCACTGCATAGCCAAGGAAACTCTCTTGAAATGGTTCACCGAAAATATCAACAAATTGCTGTGAGTTACTTATAAAAGTTGGATTTTGAAGTGGACCCTTTTTGGCTGTTCCGATAAACGCAGGCGTTAATGCACCTGTGTTTGTCGGAATCGCACTCAGATCTACCTCTCTAGGAAATACTCCTGGCGAAAGAAAGACTGCCATGGGTTTTTCTCCTCTTAATGATACCCGCCGCGATCATATTATATTTGCTTTACTGTAAACTATAACTTACTTTGGTTGTTTCTCTTCGTCATATATAACCTGAATTTTCCTCTGTTTTTGTAGTCGCTCAACCTGACTGGTAAAAAGACGCCGCTTATCAAATTTGTAACGCTGCCCAGGACCCAACCTAATATCTTGGGCACCAAAATAGAAATCAACTCCCTTTGGTTGACGTTGATGAATCGGTATTAATTGTTTTGAAATATTCTCTATAATAAGTTCTGGTCCTTTGTCCTTCTTTTGTTTTTCCACCTGCATTTCATGCATAGTGGGTGGGCGCTTGACTTGCTGATTCTGTTTATTCTGTTTATTCATGGACGACTCCTAATCTGCACAAGTGGAAGGTCACTCTTGCCGGAAACTGTTTCCAGTAGATCTCCCACGCCTATACCTGGCGTGCTGAGCACACCCCTCCCCTCACGCAAACTAGTTACTGTGCCAAGAATGCTTGGAACAATCTTCTCTGGTAGCGGCATCCATCCCTCCATAGTTATCGAATAATCATAACGCTTATTCTGACGTTGTTCTGCAGGTATATCATCGTCTATTGCCATAGTAGTACCATTATACTTTAAAAACACACTACCACGCAGATGTTCATCTTCAACCAAAAATTCAGCCACAGGATTAAATCTGCGCCTTACTTGATAATTAACATATTCAAGATCACGCTTATGCTCTGCCCAAACTGATAATGTATAATTTATAAGAGAAGGCACAGGTCGATAAGTTAGAGCTATCCGACTGCATTCTTGATCAATGAACCGCTTAGCAATATAGTGATGATGCGCTGGGCTAAACTTCATGAAATGAAATTCATCACTTTCTCTCCGGATCGCCATTATTGGGAGCGTAACACGACCATACCGTAAATCTTGTGCCCAAATCAGGTATGGTTTATCACCACCGCTAATTCGCACTCCCATTATCCTAACGCCATCTTTTGTTGGTACTGGAATTCCTGAGAAATAATTCTTAAGACCACGATCCATCGTACGATGGCCCTGTGGTAGTATCTCATGGACTTCTTCGGCAATATTGACATTTTGACGTTCAAAAAAGATATCGTCTCTTGGCCTAGGGTCCTCAACACGTTGATGAATGGCTGGTTTCTGTTCTAAACCATGACGATTCTTCGGATCAAATTGTTGGTTTGTCCATTTAACTGGAACTGCGTCATTATTAAACTCAAAATCATAAATTGGCACGAACTAATCCTCCTTATTTAACCCTTTTCCTACTTAATAAACTAACCACGTATGGTTTAGATGACAACTGTTTATATGCTGACTCAACAGCACGAGTATTTCGTTCTATCGCCCTAATCTTCTCTCCTTTTGGATCGTCTACTGCAGGTTCTACAACAATAGAAGCGGCATCTGGCGCATATTTAATGTCTGGATCAAACTGCCTTTCTGACTTAACACGAATTTGTTCTTTAGCATTTTGAGCTATCGTTGTTATGGCCTCATTCTTAACTTGACGAATTACATCCCTAGCAAGTCTCATTATATCAATAGTATTCTTAACTTGGATCTTAGCCATATATCACCATAATTATATTTGGATTAACACATCACATACACATATCTATCAAATTTTATTGCTTCTGCTGAAATATACTCTCAACTCTTTTCTGTTCTAAATGATACATCAATCGTTTGGTCGCCCGTAATATTTTCAATCAACGCACTCCAATATAACCAACGATATTTGAAATTACCAGAATCAGATGCCTTAATGACTCTATATCTATCAACTCTGTTGTGAACACCCTCACGAATATCCGGAATCTGAGCTGCAGACATCGTATTGTGTGGAACAATCAATACGTCACCCTCAGAAATCATTCTCTTACCGAATGTCTGAAAAATATTAGCCCTAGAAAAATGCACAGTAGTCTGGTTCTGAATATCAACACCATACCTAGTCAATTGAATATCGGCTGGGGCTGGTTCAAAGAAACCTTTTATCTTCTTACCATTCCGATAAGTCGGGTCTGCATCTTCATCCCACACCTCATCTTTATTACCTTCATTTTGGGTCCTTTGATACACCGTAATCCAAGCTCCTGACAGATTAACCAGTTCCTCAGCAAGACGTTCAGCATATGCTATGTCTGGGCTATCATGATTGTAGGACGATAACAACGAGTTGGTCTTCTCTTGATCAAGACGTGGGTCAGGCAACTTGTCAATAGAGACAAATTGCTGTTGCGGATCAAAATCGTGAATAGCCACGGCTTACCCCAATGGATTACTATTCGGCCTCATGCTCGGATCACGTGTTGTTCTAAGCACGTCCTGTTCAAGCACGCATCCACTAAAATTAAACCCTGAACATACATCGCCATCAACAATTAGTTTATCAGACGGTTTCTTAACCTTAGCGTTCTCCTTTAGAATTCTATAATAATCAGTTAGACATATTTTAGGACATTTATTAGCATTTGGTGGCGGGCCACTTGGTAGTTCAATAAAACGGCCAGTGCCATTCTGCCCAGCCGGAGTCATTACTTTAACGATTTTCGAACCAGGTATAAGGCGAAGCACATCTTCAACTGGAATAACTGAAGCATTACAATTAATATTGCGCAGCAAACTAGTTCCAGTCACAGAAGATACAGGCTCGCATCCAGGCACAGTAATTACATTTCCATTAAGAATTTCTAACTTATTCTTAATCATGATTTCTGATTTAGCCATAACTCACCTAAATATATTTTATTGATTACAAGTTACGAGTTGTATAATTCACCACAGGATCGGTCCCAAAGGCTCAGACAATAATATAGCATCTTGAACCGCTTTATCTTTCTCAGCCTGTCCTTCTGTCCTTAATGCATCACCATTAAGACTTAATGATCCACCACCTGGGGCGGGAATATTACCAAATTTACTCCTAGAATTACCAAGCATAATCTTGGCTTCAGCCACTAGGGCGCGTTTCAAAATCTCTCTGGCATGCGGCGAACGGAACCGCTGAACAGTTGGATAGTATTCAACTACCACTGGGAAACTACCTCGTGGCGTTGGAAATAACCTAATTTTATTATTTCCTTTAACTTCCCATTGCCCCTCTGTGGCTAGAATACGTTGACTGAATTTACGATACGCTTGGAGCAAGTGATAATCGAGAAGGATGTTCTGAATGCCAGTAACGTTTCCGACATTGAATAGAAAGCTCTCGGCTCCAAATATGTCTCCGATTCTTGTAGTAGCTGGATCCCATTTAACATCTTGCACCCAATAGGCATCAGGTGGCAGATCATACTCTGTTACCAGTGGTTGTGTATAAAAATATGAATATTTCTCTTCAAGAGGAAAGTATTGAGCTATAAAGTCACCAGTAACTCTAATTGCTTGTTCTAATTGTGGTTCTGTCAATTCAACCATTACGACCGGGTGGCCAAGTTGTGATAAGACCTCGAACTTGATTGGATCAGATGGTAATTTAAGAACCACTGGTAGCTGTTCAGGTCCAATTATAGCCATAGAAATTCTCCATTAATATTTTTGAGATAGATATATTAAATGGACCAGCAGCGCCTCTATGATCAATCATTTAAGTATAATGCAAGATATGCTGACTCACTATATCCGCGCATTGCATTGGCTGTTTACGATATGGTATTAACAGGGCGCTGGATCGAAGGCAATCCTGAACAAGCAGTTGATATTATTTTACATGATTGGCTAAATCATCAAAAAGATCGTGATGACTACATTAAGAGACTAAAATCAGCATTACAAGAAGATAAACGAATTATGGAATGTACTGTTCTGCGGCTTAATTATGCTGCTTTATTAGTCGAAGATCTCGATACAATTATTATTCATACCAATCGACAAATGGAATTGCCATTTACTAGGCTATCGGAGCATGTTCAGACTGAATTTGGTCTTGCCTATACTGGTAAAAATGCGAGTGAGATGAAACTTGATGAGATTGAAGAACAGGCCAACAATTTTTATAAGAGTAAACAAGTGATCAAACAACGTAAGATTGGAGTTTCAGCAGATAAACGCTCCTATATTAAAAATAAGATAATCGAATTAGATTTCACCTTTATTGAGGACTTGAATTTAGTATATTCAAGACTAAATCAATACTTATATGACGACTATGAAACATCAATTATCGCTCGCCTGGCTTATTTGGTCATTATGAGTGGTGATGATCTTAGATCGGGAAATGAACTCCGCCTTCCCCATAAATAAAATCTGCTAATTCAATCCGCGTTATACTATGTCCCGTGGCTGTTTCAATCGTACTCTTCAAACTAGAAACTAATGTGTCTAATTCTGGATCTGGTATTCGATTCGAGTTATTGGCTGCACCAATGCCAGTCTTGTATTCACCTGCATTTATTACCCTACGTTCACCAACTGGTGCTTTGGTAAATGTGTTTCGTCCACATGCATGACCATGTATCGTAAATCTGGCTGATTTATTACCAAATTGTGGTGTGAATTTAATTGGTTGCGCTATATCTGTTATGTCGCTCGTTCCACACATTGCTGCTAATGCATCTTCAATTGCATTCGCTTCTTTTTCGAGATCACGATAGGTTTCGAATCGCTTGCCTCTTATTGGGGTTGATTTTAGGAATGCTGTGAATGGCACATACCTGGTGAATGGTATGTGGAAAGCTTTGCCTGGTGCTTCTGAAAATGTGGTCGGCATTTTAGGCCACCAAAGACAGGGCGGTGAACATTGTATCGTTCACCGCCCTGATCCAATTGCTATGCTGCCAGTTTAGACGACGAAAGCATCTGACGGACAAGCGTTCTGCATCTCTCCGTACAGATCGTCGGCCTTGTTGGCCAGCGTCTTCTGGATCTGAACTTCTCGCGGATTTCCAACCATCCGCACCGGGAAGTCCAGGCCAGCAACTGCGGCGTATACATCCGGCAGCGAACAGGTCGCTCTCGGCGATACAACCACAGGATGACCAAAGCGGAAAGCATCGGTCCGGAATGTATCATCACGGCTCTCGATCACCTGCACCTCTTCACCCGGTACGCTCGCATAGAACGAGTCGAATGGGGTGGTGAGATGCTTAATCGAGGTGTGCCGTCTGTTGTCCTTGACGGCTCGCGCTCGGCGAAGCACCGAGATAGTCGTGTTGGCTGGCTGAGCACTTGCCATGAGAGTCTCTCCTATCTGTTCTTTTCTTCTCTTTACTTCCTCAATATTATCTTTGCTTGATAACCCATTTATACAGATAGACTTTACACCTATATAATCAGATTAGGTATCCATATTAGGATTTAACAATTAGCTAAATATTCCAAATTTCGATTTATTGTCAACTGGCTGAGCATCCTCATCTTTCGGTAAATCTTTAATATCAACCTCGCCTGGAGCAGTCGAACCAAGTCCAGTTGGTATTGTATCAACAGCAGCTTCCTTCTCAAATTTCTTTTCTTTGAAAATCCAATCTTCTCTAATTGGAATATACTGATCAGCCACTTTGATCAATTCGCTGGCCGTTGAACGTTCGAAACTGTATACTTCAACCCTACAGCCGTGTAATTTAAGTGCTTCAACCAAAGGAGCAAAGTCACCATCGCCAGACACAATTGCAATTGCGTCAAGCTTATTAACCATTGATAAAGCATTAATGGTTAAACCAATATTCCAATCACCCTTTGCGCTTCCTTTACCATCACCATCCTGCCTTATTCGCAATTCTTTAACGCGCAATTCATAACCAAGTCTAGTCAATGCTTCGTGGAAACCAACTTGATTGACATCAGGTTTCTGGACAATATAAGCAATAGCACGAACCAACTGTCTATCACCAACTATTTCTCTAAGCAATTTACCATAATCCAATTTACTTTGATGGAGCAGCTTTGCTGAATAGAACATATTCTGAACATCGACAAACACTCCAATACGCTGTGCCAGAGACTTAGTAATAGAACTATTATTGGCATTCATTGCATTTCTCCTATTCAGGATGGTCAGGATGATGGGCCTTTTCCCATGGCATTGCTTTGAATACACCAATTGCCCAAGGTGTCAACATGCTTTTAACTGTATGACGACCAGCTTCCTCCAACCAACTCTTCGCTACTGAACAATCGAAAAGAATAGCTTTCTCCTTTTCCGGAGTATCAGCATTTCCACACGATGCAAAGTACCTATGACAAAACAAATTCACGGGCATTTTATTTTCTGGCATTTTGTTGCCTTTCCAACCAGGAGCTAAATATTCACGAGTTGAATCGAAGAATATTTTGTCAGGCTCGAACCATAAAAAGACACTAATATCATCATGATTACTGATCTTGTCTTCATCAATGTTATCAACACTACGGACAAATGAACTATTCCCTACTATAATCATAACATCAACTAAATATCTATGCCTTAATTCACGATATGCCCACAAAATCGCTTCCGATTCTTCTAATGTCTGTTGTTCGATATTGGCAGGAATACCACGAGCATCTGATAGCGCTTTTAGCCGCTTGCCAACATTTTCTACAGATAAGAGTTTCCGGACTATCTTATCCATCAGATTCCCCCAGGCAGGTTATATCGCAGATTAACATTTTAATAATTATTTATTTGCCACTGGTGGTACCTTAAAATTACCAGGTTCAAAGAAGAACTTAAGGCTAACCTCGCCTAATGTGATCACCTCATTAAAACCAACGCCATTGGACAAAGGATCGGCAATCTTGTTTGTCTGAATGATGTCATCAGCAGGCTCAAATATGTCAATATATCTAACTCCGGGTATTGTCTGAAGTACATTATATAAATTAGACAAATAAAAAGCAACACCCATGTCAAAATTGTTAATATTAAAGAAATCCGTTATCGCTTGTTGCGTTGCTGCTTTCACTGTGCCAGCGTCCGCGTTTCTACTCATAACCACCGTAGCAGTTATATTAACTGCCTTAATTGCTCCATTAAATACACGCACTTCATCAGTTAGGACATTGATCTCTTCGAAGAATGTAATTAGACCCTGTTTCAACCCCGTACTCGGAAGAACCGGAACATTACCGGGACCCTCGGCCAACACATACAATTCAACAATATTTCTATTAATAAAATTGGTCTTAAGCTCTTCTACAGCCGCCTCATCACTGGTCGCCGAACGAACTGCCTGAACAACCGCTTCAAGATCCTGATCAACACCAGTACGCAGAGTACCAATTGCCTTTGAAACTGCACCATATACAGGGTGTCTAAATTGCTTAGCAAGCAAACCATAATCTTCACCAGTCACAGCATTTTCTTGAGTAGAAAATTCACGTGGCGCTCTACTCTTAGCTTGCTCAATAGTCTCTTCATCAGTTCCACCCGATGACGGGAATGGATTTCTAAATAGAACCTCAACGGCGGCTGTAACTGGTGCTTGCGGCGAAATTGGTCTGGTCTCATTAATTGTATTAGCTGCAATACGTCCACGGACACCACCGCCTGTCCTGAAGACAATAGTAATAAGTTGACCAGCGAGCGGAGATTTACCTCCACGATCGTTACCAAATTGTATCCTGGTCCTATCACCTAAATGTCTAACCTCATAAACTTCCTCAGTCGCATCTGATTTCTCAATAATATCAACACGCTGCCAGATTCTAACTTCGGAACCTGTATTAACATCAACCCTTATCGGCTCATCAAGCACATCTGGCAATGTAATATCAACAAACTGATTAGGGCCACCCGTTGCTGTAACCGTCAAAGGTGTACTAATTATGCCCTCTACTCCATGCGCAATAATACCACGTTTCCCTGGTGGTATCACAATAAATGATGTAAAATCACCTGGGGTTCTAAAGATCTCATAACTAACTGGTGCACTATCGGGGCCTGTTAATGTGAATCTAGTCCCAGCCGGAATTCGAATTTCAGCCGGAAGTGGCGCTGCAATACTCACTTCGATATCAACAACGGCTGGTGTTGCTCGAAGCATCTTCTGATTTATAAATTCTAAATGTTGATTTACAGCTTCCTTAGTCTGCGCCGTTGATAAGAATGCCTCATCGATCAAAATATCAGATCGTTCTGACAATACCCCACCAATATATGCTACTAATTCCAACATCATGATTACGCCATTACTTGCAAAGAAATCATTAAAGTCATTTGGAAAATATGTCCTAATATATTCGATACCAGCCCGTCTTAATGTGGGAAAATCAAGTGCCGAGAAATCCAATCTACGAAGTTCTGCTGGTTCTAGAACTACACTGAACTCTTCAGGCGAATTTGGTAATTCAAATGTGACTCTAGCCATTAGCTTATTCCTGGTGCTGTCTTTCTTGTAGGTATTTTTAATTCAACCAAAAGATCAGCCTGATCAGGATTTCCGGTTAATTGGCCGAATCTGTCAATCTTAAAAAAACCATATACTTTAATGTTGATTAAATTACTATCTGGATTAGTTTCAATTGCAACATCAGTTACACTAACTCTACCTTCAAATCTGGTGATAGTCTCCTTAATTCTTTCTCTAAGAATATCAATACCAGTATCATCAATTTGTTCAAAGACATATGCTCTGATTGGTGAACCAAAATCCGGACGCATTACACGTTCACCAGGTGCTGTCAATAATAATTGCAATAAATCATTTCGTATCAAACGATCATCCACCTGACGTGACAAGACACGTTCATTGCCGCCAATAAATGGCGCATTATATCCAAAGTATTTTGGACTTATATTCGCCATTATCGTATCACCTCCTTCAATTCAATAATTTCATTATATGCCTGTATACTATCCTCATTTGCTTGATTAAAAGCCGTTATTAACTCATCTCTCTCTACAAGAAGATCAGCTTCACGCTGTTCAAGCTTATCTAGAATATCATTAGAATCAGATACACCGATATTAAATGCTGTTCGCGTGGCTGATTGGGCTTTTCGCGCTTCATTAATTAAGCGTTGATTGCCATCGATCTTAATGCGCAGTTCCTTGATAGTAGATTGTAAACCTTTAAATTCAATTATTAGTGCATCGAATCGTGTTTTTGCACTAGCTAACAATTGATCGATTTCCGACTCCGATAAACCGGCTGACTCTAAATCTAATATATTAGTATTATGTTGCAGATCAATACCATCAGGCGATAAATTGGTAGTTGGTTCTACTGATTCATCTTCTATTTCAGCAAATTCAATAATTTGTCCAACCTCAAATGCCTTCGAACCAAGGCCCACTGATCTGGTTGCTCCAGTCGATATGGTCGCTACCAATTCTCCAAGTACCTTTAACCTATCTTCTTCGGTAAAGATCCTGTGCGGCAGCGGCTTGACTTCTTCACCGCGAAATAATTGTAATGTACTCGTTTGTGGTCGTGGTGGATCTTCACTAGAAATTAGAAAGGTTACATTACCAGACTTTTCATCTGTTGGTAATTTTGGAAGATACAACGCGGTTGGAAAACTAATGATCATGCTTCTTTATTTTCTCCGGAATCTATTCACACATTTTAACAACCTTCTCATTAACTTCTGGTATTTGGGTTATCAGTGATTCGCCACGATCATCTGGTTCACGTTTCTCTTGATCAATTGGCTCTGGATTCAATACGTCATTAGACGCACCTGGGGTAATGTGTTGGGGAGCATTATTTGGAACATCCATAGTTAACGCATTTTCACTTAATCTAGCGTGTCCAGAACCTGCTGCTTCGAAATCAATTGTAGATCCAGCCTTAAAACTAATCCTGCCACCAGCTTTAAACGCAATGTCTTGTCCGGCGATAATTTCAATATTTTGTGCACAAAACAATTGCATTGGTCCTTGTTCGTTATTTCTGATTACGATACTGTTATTTCCATCATGTATAAGTATAAATTGGTCTTTACCGGCTTTAGAACGCCAAATTCCTAATTTATGATTTTTTGAATACCAGACACCCCTATGTTCTATATCTACCAACTCTGCCCAAGCACCATCAGAACCAAATCTGCCATCTCTGGCCTCAATACCTTGATTCAGACCTACATCAGCATTACTAAATGCTCCTGATGCAGGACGTCTACCGTTATCTCCTCCAGCTGCCGTCTTAAGCCGCATATAACCATTAAACTTATCCAACTTAAGATGGTATGTGTCATCTTCTGGATTCTCTGTCATGGCAACTTTTAGTGCAAACTCATTTTCCTTTAATTTCTGCCATTCTCTCGAAATCTCTGTTTTCGTGTCAGTGCATATCATCATATAATCATAATTGTCATTCATTTCAACAATCTTAGACTTTGGTGTATACCAACGCGTAGTATTGAGTTCATCTTTATCAATAGCTTCTATAGCGAACCCGCGTGGAGTGGTTGGCTCATTTGTCCAACTTCGTCTAGTCTTGAATAACCACCCATTCCCACGTGGTACTTCTTTAGTTTCAGCATTCTTTGGGTCACTACCACGATCATCAAAAACAGCTTTAATGCCCCATCGGGTTACTATTCGTATTTGTCTTGCATCACGTTCTGTCCATTTAGCTTCCTTCTCATCGTCTATGTCTGGTCCGACTTCCTTAACAAGCAGCCTCTTATAAAATTCATCTTCTTCTGGGTGGAAACCCATGTCCATGAATTGGATAAGATGACCACCCTTTGATCTCAATTTAATCCAGCGCTCATCTGTCTTGGTCCATTTTGATAAGACTCTAGGCTCGTCATATTCATCTGGTCGTGATTTAGTTTCGCCAGCATCATCACATCCTGATCTGCCACCGCCCTTTTGCGCCCAGCCTACATCGCGCATCTCAAATTTATGGCCTACTCTAGTTCTTATTTCATAACGACGTTGATCTCGTTCTTCTGATTTGGGTTGGTCTTCGTTAAGAAGCCTGAGAAGATATTTATATCGTTTTATTTCAAATGGTCTATCTTCATCAAAATCACCTACAAATTCACCAAGGGTATCCTCACCTAGAAATTGCAAAAACTTATCATTAGCTTCGTTTTTACTTGGTCTTTTCCAATAAAAACCAACGTCTGATTGAATGGTAAAATTACCATATTTAGTCATCTCGACGCAATATTTTCTATCTGGGTCATTTACTAATGGCTTGTCACCTTGGTCAAAATCTTTCTTAGAAATTGGATCTTGTCCTACTGGTGCTGGTTTTTTAATATGTTCTACGGGAAAGAATCCAACTGACGAATTTACTTGTGAGCTTCCATATCGGTCACGCCATCCATGCGACATTGGACGAAAATCTTTTGGTAAATATTCTTCGTTGAAATCATCCGGTCGTTCATCAGCTGTTTCATCTAATTTTAGTGCCAATGGTGATTTAGTATAAATTGACTCAAGTGGATAACGCTTACGTCGGGTCCCCATCGCAAAACCAACCCATATTGGTCCATATGGATGATTTTTCTCCCATGTTACCCAAATGATATCACCTATACACGGGTGAACCCAGGAGCCGGTGTTCTTCCCTCCTAGCCACGGTGCTCGATCTGCCCATGGACAGTCCTCGGCTTTCAGGTCAAAATCATGTAATTCCGGGCATTTGAAACGTATTCTGTGCCATTGTAGTGGATCATTGGTCTCCACTACTAGTGCTCTGTACCATCCTGGGAAGCGGTTAAATAGATCAACTACTCTGAATTTATTAAACTTATCCCATACACGTGATAAATTATCCATTAATAATCCCCTAATATTTATTTATAATAAATTCACAAAATCCTCGCGACTACATCACGTCGTGGTATTTTTATAACTGTGCCTACTTGAGGCCAACCGAGTGGATTTAGTGGTCGATTAAACATTATTACAATCCATTCTAATAATGGCGTGCCATATTGTTCCTGGGCGATAACATCTGGTCTACCAGCCAAGCGTTGGTCAATTGGAAACATTACTATTGAATCTTCATCTATTGTATCTGGGTTAAGCGCTTCTGGGCGCTTCCACAGACCAAACGTTTCATGATTATCATGAATGATCGGTTCTGTTTGAGTAAATCGTGAGGTACTATCTAATCGGATTGGCATTAGTACCACCCCACCACTGCACCACCTAATTCAGCCGCATCAATTTTGGGAGTCTTATCAAGCGCGGAAGAACGTGAGGTTTCTAAATTTAGATTGGTCGCCAGTTCTAACTGTACACTTACTTTCGAATATAACGGGTGTATGCCATCATTATTTACTAATTCAGGGCCATATGTAACGTTTAAATCACGGATTCTGAATTTGGTCTCGATTGGAATTACCCGTGAAAATTTAACTACTGCTAACGGGTAAATTGCTCCCGCTGAACTTGCAAATTCGAAAAAATATTTCTTAATCTTTCTTATTTCATCTGAGACTACTCTACAACTAAAATTCTGGTCAGATGCAATATATTCCCACTCCATTACCAATTTCCTACCTGACGAACCTTTGTGAATACGTAATGGTTCAATTGCCCACATATCCTTCTCCAGCCATAGTGAAGAATTAGATTCACTTATAATCTTCGGCGCAAACTGGAACAGAGTTTCATTTTTGCCCCCACCAACAGTTGCTACCTCGAAAAACGCAGTTCTAGCTAACTTAGCGTCAAAGCTATCTAATGATGAATCAGGCATGTTTCACTCAATTAATCCACTGGTTTGCTGTAGGTGCTAATCCGGAATTCGAAGCCTCAACCAATTTTGGTAAATTATCTTCAAGGATCTTGACGATCTCTCCAAGCTTACTTTCACCAATCTTTCGTATTACCCCCTCCATTAATTGATTTGTTCTTGCAACTGCTGGTGATACTGTGTCTTCTTTCTCAATTGGTCTTGCTGTCTGATCAGTATGCTTTACTGGTGCAATTGTTTGCGGTGTCGCTGGCGGCGGTTTAATCACTGCTTCTGGCGTAACTTCCAATGTTGGTTTTTGATATCGCACAATTTTAGTGGCATCCTGCATGTCCGTATTCATAGTATTTGGTAAATTAGTCAGGAGCTTCTCTAGAGCTGGCGGTTGTTCTCCTCTCCTACGATCCGAAATTTCTGCCAATCGTTTCGCGGTCAAATCAGGTAAGCCAGGCTTGACTTTCACCTCCCCCGTCTTCTCCAGTTGTTGGCGTAACTTTTCTGATTGAGCAACAGCTTCTTTCTGAGCCTTACCTAACAATTCTTGATTCCTATAAGCTTCAACAATATCCTTTATACCACGTTCTTTGGCTAGATTACTTAATTGTTCTGCCAATACTTCTTCATGTTTCTCACGTACTGCACGCTCAACTGATTCACTTTTAAGCTTGGTCTGTTCTTTTATTGCAGCATTGACTTCATTTGTAGTCTTTAACCTTACTGCATCAACAGCCTGTTGGTCCATCATAAATGTTTTCATATCCTGCCCGTTTCGCGTAGCTTCCTGCCCAATTGCAATTAACATAGCTTTATTCAAATCGCCAGCTTTTACCGCTTCAGCATATTGTTTCTTATATGCCTCAATGGCCGTGTTATTAGCATTTAGTTCACGACCTTGTTTCTCTTGTGTTTCGGTTATTCTTTGTGACAACACATTCATTGCATCGGTAGTTTCCTTACCCTTATTGGCAGCGGCAAGTTCGGCCAGTTTATTCTTCAAACTTTTAACCTCAGTTTCATATCGATCATGAACAAGCATTTTATTCTCTTCAAGCGTCTTTCTTGTCTTTAATAAAAGCGCATGTGACTTGCCGATTCCTTGATAAGCTTCTAAAGTATCTTGTTTTATTTTATGCATATAGACTGCTACTGCCGCACCCGCAACAACAACCCCGCCAAGAGCAAGGGCTGCAGCACCAGCGCCCATTGCTACGCCCATCATCGGTGTAGCCGCACTACTTAGAAAGCCACCTAATCTAGTAGCTGTGCTTACTAACCCAGACATTGATGGCATTAACCGAGCAGCCCAAGTGGCGGCTCCTCTAAAACCAAACATGATTTTGTCGCCCACGCCAGACAATAAGTTTCCGCTTGGTAAAAGTGATTTTAAACTAATTCCTAGCTTATCAAAGATTGCTGTCG